AAAAGAATTTAGCAATAATGTCTAGAGCTGGTTTCAGTGAGGTAGTTTTACCTTCTGCTAAAATTAATGAAATTTCTTATAGAGAAAATATTGATAATCAAAGATTTAGTAAAGGTCCAGGATTAGTTACTTTTGAACCTGTTACTTTAAGAAGAGGCGTAACTTATCAAGAATCCAAAATTGGAAATAGTTCTAGTTTTAAAAATCACGAAGCTAATAGAGATTTATATAGTTGGTATAAACAAGTAAACAATGACTCCTTACTATTTGGAGTAGCTCAAGAATTAGCTAGAGGTTCAATTAAACCTCCAAAACAAAATGAAAATTTTAGAAAAGAAGTTATTATCGTCGCACATAATAGAAGAGGAGAACCTGTAAAACAATGGGTTTTATTTAACGCTTTTCCTATTGCTTATAAAGGTGGGGACGATTTTGACGCATCAGCAGATCAACAAAAATTAATAGAAGAAATAACATTAACTTATGAATTTTTTGTAGAATTAGGTGGAGATATAGTAAAAGGTTTTGCAAAAGAATTTGCAAGAGATGCTTTAGAAGCCACAGTAGACGTTATATCAGAAGCTGTGCATCAATTTACTTCTGGAGCAAATGTTCCACCATTCTTAAGATAAGGAGTTTTTATCGCTCGCCCATCATCAAAAGATCCTATGGATAAATTTCGCTGGAGTATAGAAATAGAAGGTTTTTCTAGATCTGGATTTTCTGCAGTTGAAGTTCCTAAAATGTCTATTAATACGCAATCTTATGCTGAAGGAGGAGCACACATGACTCCGAGACAGATTATTGATTCCGTACAATTTAGACCTATAACTCTTACAAGAGGTGTTACAGGCGACGGAGATTTTTACGATTGGGTTAAAGCACCTTTTAAATTATATAGAGGTGATGTGGAAGTTGGAGCGCAATTTACAGGTAATGTTGGTTTAGGAGATTTTTCTACCAGTAAACCAATTAGATCAGGAGAATATAGAAGAAACGTAGTAATAAGTCATCTTGATAGATCAGGACGAGCTATTAAGCAATATATACTATATGACGCCTTTCCTATAGAATTTGAACCAGCTTCAGATTTTTCTGCAGATGGAGATGATACTTATAGTATGGAGAAAATAGTATTAGCTTATGAAAGTTTTGAAGTAGTTAATAACGGACAAAGTACTAATCCTTTTAGTATTTCTGATGTATTAAAACGAGTTAGCAGACGAGTAGTTTAAAAATAAACGAGGAGTAAATATGATAATACAATTACCTAACGGGTTAATTGATGGACAAGATCTATTTAATTACGCTGAAATAGATGAATTAAGAGGTAAACAACAAAATTACCTAGCTAATAGAGAATTAGTGGATGGTAATATAGGTCATGTACCTAAAATACTAGCTGATGTAGTAAAGTCTTTACAAACAAAAGAAGGACTTGCTTGGCAAGGTAATATGGCCGATGCTATAGAAAAATTACCTATTGGTGATATAGAAACTTTATTAATAAAAATACGACAAAATACTTACGGACCTAGATTTTACTTAGAATCTAAATGCCCTCATTGTGAGTATCATAATAAAAATTTAAGAATAGATTTAGATACGCTAGAATTAGATGTTATTTCTATAGAAGATATGTTAAAACCTAAAAAAGTTTTAGCCACAAAATCTAATAAAGAAGTAGAATTTAAACCTGGTTATTTAAAAGATCTATTTAATATAATTAAGTTTGCTAAAAGTAAACAAGATAAATTAATCACTTCTTTTTTAGCCACAACTATTAAAAGAATTGGAGATGATACTAAAAATATTGAAATTTTAGTAGAAGATCTACCTTCTTCTGATATAATGCAATTAAATGAAGAAGCTATGAAAATGAAGTTACAAGGGACGATAGATACTAATATTAGTATTGATTGTGCAGGTTGTGCTAAAGAATATGAGGCGAAGTTAAACACTTTTGACGCAAGTTTTTTCGACCCTTCCAAGGGATCTACGAGTTAGATTACACAAGCCACGAAACGGACCTCTTGGATGATTATGCATTTTTCGGCAAAATATTTCACTGGCAACCTAGTGAAGTAGATAATATGAAATGGTCTTTTAGAAAAAAATTAAAACAAGCTTATAAGGACAGTCAGTCAAATATAACTGACAAAAAATAATGGCAACAAAAACGATAGATATTGTAGTTAAAGTAAGAGACGTAGCTAGTAGACCTTTAAATGAAGTAGAAAAAGGTTTAAAAAGAACTGGAACTGCCGCTAAAAGTGCAGCTATAGATTTTACGCAACTTAATAAAACATTATTTTCCGCAACAGCTTTTATAGGATTTTTCTCTAAAGCCTTTGGTGGAGTCCATAGATTAATTTCTGAAGGCGCACAAATTGATAGATTAGGAACTCAATTTGAAAGAGCTTTTGGAGATTCAGGAAATATTACTAACACTCTAGCTAAGTTTACTGATAATTTTATAGATAAATTTGAAGTTATGCGACAAGGTATAGCTTTAAAATCTATGGGTATCGTCAGTAACACAGAACAATTAGCTTCTATAATGGCTAAAGCTGGTACTGCTGCAAAAATGGCTGGACTAGAATCAGCAGAAGGAGTTAAAAAGTTTGGAGAATTTTTAAAAGACGGATCAGTAAATCACTTACAATTTTTAAATATAATAGCTAAATCAAATCCGGCTTTACAAGCTCAGTTAGCAATACTTCAGAAATCTGGAGGAGCTTTAGGTGGAGTACTGTCTACACAAGCAAAATTAGCTATAGGAACTAAATTACTAACAACTTTAACAAAAGGACAAATGTTTGGTAATATGGATTTAATGGACATTACAGGACACTTAAATCAATCTTTTAAATCCCTAACAACTTCTATAGGTAGATATCTAGGAGAAGCTTTAAAACCTTTATTAATAAAAACTTTTCAAGTATTTAATTCATTTTCAGAATTTTTAGATAAAATAAAAAAATCTGATAAAAATTTATTATTTTTAACTAAAACAGTTTTAGTAGCTACTACAGCAGTAGCAGGATTAGTAGCTATTTTAGGTTCTTTAAGTTTATTAGTAAAATTACTAGGAGTTGCAGGATTTGGATTACCAGGAATGGTATACGGAATTCTGACTCTAGGGTCCGCTTTTTTAGGGATTACGGGTAAAGCTGATTCTTTTTTAGATAGACTAAAAATTATGGGAGCATTTTTTAAAGGGATATGGCAATTATACAGTTCCTTTGATCCAGAAACAGGTTTCGGAAAAATAGACGAAAGTTTAAAAAAGTTTTTAGAAGAAAAAGGTTTAATGACTTTTGTAGAAACTATAGCAAAAGTTTTTTTAATGGTAAAAACTGTTATAAAAGATACTATAGATGTTTTATCATGGGCAGCAAAAGGAGTAGATAACTTTTTTGGTGGAATGGCTCAAAAAGTTATAGAAGTTTTAGATATTCTAAAAGGACCTTGGAGTAATTTTTGGGTTAAAGATAACGCAACAATGATGGAAAAAGCTGCACGATGGATTACAGTAGTAGCAGGTATTGCAGGAAGTATCGCAGCATTAATAGGCGGATTTAAAGTATTTAGTAAAGTAGCTTCAATGATTCCTGGTATGGGAAGATTTTTTGGCGGACGTGGCCCAAAAGGAACCAAAAATGATCCTCTATATGTTGTAGGATCTGGATTTGGTGGCCCTATTTTAGACAGCGAAAATTGGGTAGGAATGGGTAAAGGAAAAAAAGGTGGTGGAGGAATAGCAGGTAAGATTGGAGGCTTTTTTAGAGGTTGGAAAGGACCTGCAGCTTTAATGGCTGCAATGGAATTGCCAGAATTAATAAGCAATCTTTCTTCAGCAAATTCAACACAAGAAATGGTAGGAGCTGGAGCACAATCAACAGGTAGAATTGGTGGAGCGTTATTAGGAACAAAAGCAGGTGCAGCTCTAGGTGGAATGTTAGGATCAATAATTCCAGGATTAGGAACTATGATCGGAGCTGGTGTTGGAGGGTTTGTTGGAGGCGCTGCTGGATACGCTTTTGGTGGAAACGCTATGGAATCTTTAGCAAACTGGTTATACGAAAAAGTAACAGGAAAAGATGCTGATTCTAAAAAATCCGAAGCAACAGTACCAGCAATGCCAGAAACAGAAGAATCTAAAATAGATTATATAGCAAAAGAAATGCAAGCAAGAACATTAGAAGAACAAGAAAAGATCAAATCAGCCACGGAATCAGCCTTAAGATCTAGTTCAGAAGGCGGAAAAACAATATCAGAAGATGAGTGGCGTCACATAATGATATTAGTAGGAAAAATAGCTTCTACTAATGAAGAAATGGCTAAAAAAGAAGAAGTAACAACAATATCTTCAAAATACGGTGATAGATCACCAGCTTTCTCTGGATAAAATATGGCAATAAAACCTTTTAGAAACTCTAATAATTATTTAGATAGTTTAGCATCTCCAGGACAGAAATTAAATATATTTGGAAATAAAGGAGAAACAACATCCTTTTTAAAAGCCGCTTTAGTCAAAGTAAATGAAGCAGGTTATATTATTATGGGTGATCATGAAGCAATGTTTTTGATAAACCCTACAAGTTACGATGAAGCAAAATCAGCTAATTGGGCGCAAAATTCTATACCAGGACAAAGTGATCCTATTTTACAATATGTAAATGGTGGTCCAAGAACAATTTCTTTTGATGCTTTAGTAACTGCAGACACTTTACATTTTTCTGCAGAAGCTAAACCTGATAATAATAAGAGTGTTCGAGCTATTGGAGATATAGCTGCTAAGTTTTTTAAAACAGCTATACCAAATATACCAAAATCAACCAATACACAATCAAGCGCAAACAACTTAGATATTACTCCATATTTAAACTACTATAGATCAATGCTATACCCAGAATATGATGATATACTTAATCCTAGAAAATTAGTTAAAAGCCCTCCATTATTAGCATTATTTATTGGTAATACTTTTTCTAATATAGATTATGGTAACAGAATTTCTACAAATACTCCTGTTTTTGTACTAACAAATTTAAGAATTAAAATAACAAAACAATTACCAAACTTAACTCCAATGGAAGCTGTAGTAAGTTTTGAATTAATACAGTATACACTAAAACCTTTTGGTACAGATAATTTTTATCAATAAGGATATTAATGGCTAATTTTAAAAAACTAACAAGATATACTGGTGGAATAGTATCAAAAGATAGAAGTCGTAAAGATTTTTTAATTTTGAGAAACACTCTAGAATTAGAACAATCAGATGGAGATATTTTTGTTATTATAGATAAAGAAGTCGAAAAAAGACCAGATTTAATAGCTGAAAGAGCTTATGGAATTCCTGATCTATGGTGGGTAATTTATGAATTCAATGAAATAAAAGATCCAATGTTTGAACTAAAAGCTGGACAAATAATAAGAATTCCAGAACTACAAAGAGTTTTAGATTCTATAGAGGCTTTGAATAATTAATGTTAAATAATACTTTTAATTATAACAAATTCAGAACACCTTTTTTTGATATAGAGATAGCAGATTCTAGTGGAAAAAGACGGGTAAAGTTACCACAACAACTTTTAAGGTTAATAGAAAGAGTTGAAGTGATGGAAACTTTTGAACCAAACCAATTTCCTACTATAACTATAACTTTTATAGAAGGTTCTAGAGAGCCAGCTATTGTAGATAGATCTGCAGGAACTTCTGGATTATACAAAGTTCCTTCACACGCAGGTAGCGATAAAGTTGATATGGATATTGCAGGAGCTTTTCATAATAGAGCAGGATTACTAACAGATCTAAGATTTAGTGGTAATAGCGGTATAACTTTTTTAACTGAAAAAGAAAGAAAAATAGGAAAAATAGATACCTCCTCACAACTTAACGTAGAAAGCGATATTACAACTAGAGCGCACAAATCCGAAACTTCTTCTCCAGAATTCTTATTTACACAAAGAAATAGAGTTAGTGTGACTTGGGGATATAAAGAAGATCCAGAATCTATCAGAACAACCACAGCTTATATAATTAATATAAACACAAATTTTCCAGAATCAGGACAACCAACAACAACTATAGTATGTCAGAGTTCCAAAGCATTTGTAGAACAATTGACAGCTAAAAATTCTATACCTTTTGGTAAAAGAGTTCAAACAGGACAAGGTAATTTTATCACTCAATTCGAGGATATAAAAACCTATGACTTATTAAATGATTTAGCAAAAAGAGCAGGGATGCCTAGTATTATAAGCGAAAATTTACCTGCAGAAAAATTAGATAAAGATAAACAAAAAGTTTTAATTGCTGGAACTAATTTTAAACAGTTTTTAGATCAACTAGCAAAAGAACATGATGCGGTATGGGATTTGATTCCTGGTAAATCTGGTGTAGATACTTTAGTTTTTATTACTAGAAAAGATTTATATTCAAAATTAGCTTTAAAAGATCCTAATCTATTTAGTTACAAACAACCTGGAAGTATTTTAAAGAGTGTTAACATCACCGTAGATTTTGGTGGGTTAACAGGTGCTACAGTCGTAAATTCTAATTCTGACGGTAGTAATAAAGGTTCGGCGCAAACAGATCCAAAATCTAATGTTAATATGTTTGAAGGGAAAGGTTTAAGATCACCCGAATTAGTTGAAAATTCTCCTACAGGAAAAAACCCAATCCCAGTTTGCAGCGCTTTAGAAGATAGTTTATTTAAAAATCCGAATACAAAAAATAGTACAAATATTCAAGATGATTTGACAGGTTTAGCTTACACAGGCTCAGTTGAATTAGTTCCAATAGAAGATTCTAAAGGTTTAACTGATGATAAAACAGCAGTAGAGTCAGCTCAAAAAGCTAGATTAGTTAATTTAGACTTTACTACATTAGGTTACACTAAAGTGACTCCAGGTGTAATAGAATTTAGAAATTTAGGAGTAAGGTATAGTGGAGCATATAAAGTTATAACAGTTACACATATTATCGATTCTAGTGGTTATAATTGTAAAGGAACTGCTATATCAGAGTTTTTAAATGGTGGAGGGGTTGTACCTTCTGAAGTTTCTAAAACTAAAGATATACCAGAAAAACAAGTTAATGTAAAATTGTATAGAGAACAAACTACTAATTCTACAACTTCATCTTCTAATAGTACTAATTCTGCTAAATTAGAGCAATTACAAATTAAAAAAGGTACTAACTAATGTTTCAAGTTAGAGATGTAAATACTACTAAAATTAAGTATGCAGGTAGATCTAGAGCTACTGTTATAGATAATAGAGACCCTCAAAAAAGAGGTAGGATTAGAGTTGGCCATTCTTTATTAGGAGAAACAGTTTGGATACCTTATTTAAGAGCTAACGCAACATTTGACGTACCTTCTATAGGCGACGTAGTATACATAGAAGCTGACGCAGGATTCTATACTCACCCTATAGCTTGGGGTAATTTAACTAAAGGTTCTGATGAACCTAATATTCCTACAGCTTTTCAAAGAGACGTACCAACTAATAGAGGTATGTTTACTCCAGGAGGACATCTAGTTGAATTAGATGATGGTATAGCTCCTATAGTAAGTCAAGAACCTAACGATAAAAACTATACTACAGAAAATAGAGGTATTAGAATAACTAGTACTGCTAATAACAAGATACATATTATAGAAGATGCTGATGCTGGTAATCAATATATACTATTACAAGACGCTGGCGGCAATATAATTAAATTAGATTATAAAAATAATGAGTTAACTATTAACTCTATAGGTAAAACTAATATTAATACTACTACAGATAAAACAGAAACTGTAGGAGGTAATAATAGTTTAGAAGTTACTGGTAATAATAAAATAAAAATTACAGGAACTCAAACTTTAGAAGTTACTGGCGCTGCTGAAGAAAAATACGTCGACGCTTATAAAAAAGAAATAGGAGCTGACGCTGAAGAAACTATTACAGGTAATTTAACTATTACTGTAACAGGTAACGTAAGTATAGAAGCTAGTGGAAATGCTAGTATAAAGGCTGGAGGAACCGCAGAAATAGGCGGAGCTTTAGTTACTTTAGGCGGCGGAGGACCAGGAATAGCTAGAATAGGAGATTTAGTAATAGGTACTGGAAACTTAGGTATACCAGTAGTAAGTACTATTGTAGCAGGTTCTACAGTAGTTACTAGCGCTTAATTAGGATTTAGAGGAGTATTTAGAGTGCCGATATTTAGCCAATCAGATAGAATAACTATTTCTAAAAGGCAAATAACTATACCTAATGAAAATGCTGTATTTGATTTCAATATTACTAAATTGGGCAATGAAGAAGATAAATTTGAAGAAATTGACGAAGTAAATGAATTATTCTATAACGAACATAACAATAATATTAATTATTACTTTGATGAGTCAGAACACGGAGCAGGTTTACAGTATACTAAGATAACTCAGCAAGATATAGACGACGCTGTAAATCAAGACCCAGCTAATATATTCTTTCCTACTAGTCCTCCATATACCTTTTTAAACCCTAAAGTAGCTGACAAAGTTAACGGTTTACCTACTACAAATGTAGCAGGAGAAGCTCCAATACTTACAGATACTACAGTACAAACTGAAGGTTTATTAGAATATATAGATTGGATGAGAAACGGTATAACTTCTAGTATAGGTGACGATACATTGATTATAGCCTATTCTGGAGGCACTACAATGGAAGTTACTCTAGGATTACCTGATCCTAATACTTATATAGCAATACAGGATGTAGGCTTATTTTACGTTACAGCTAAAGGCCCTATAGGCGGAGGCCCTAATTTAGGTACAGAATTAACTGTAATACCTATAATAGCAGGGACTGGAGTTTTAGGGGATACAATACAATCAAATATTCCAGGTTATTCTGACGGAGCTAGACAAAGTCCTGGTTCTCCAGGTTTACTTAGTGGATATTCTAGCTCTATTAATGGGAAAATATTAGCATGGGAAACTAAGCTAAATAACCAACTTACAGCTCTTAATTTAAACGCAGATAATAGAGCGCCCCAAACTACAGAAATAGCTAATTCTATAGCAGATATTAACAATGCTCTATCAATTATAAGTAATTGGTTAGCAGCTCCTTTTTCAGGGGTAGGCGGCAAATTTACAGACTCCCAAATACTATTAATTGAATCAGAAGCTAATGACAGACTTAACTATTTAACTACTAGAGCTACTGAAATAACTATAGCTTTAGGTAATGTAACTCAAGATATGAGTGGTAATGTTTCTGGAAACGGAATATTTAAATCTAGATATGACACTCTAAACCTTAGAATAAATAAGGTATCTGGTAGTTTATCTAATAAAATTAGATTAGGTATAGCAAAATCTGGCCCTCAAGGGCAAAAAGACGGAAATTTAGCAGCTTTAAGTCAATACGACCAATTCTTTCTAACTACAAAACTTACAGTAAACGCTAACGGAACTAATACTATTACCGTTGATTCGGTATCAGGATTTAGTATTAGCAATACTGTATTTGTTATGGCAGATACTCAATCAGAGTTAACTGGAACAATAACTAATATATCAGGATTAGACGTAACTTTAGATTTTATAGTACCTAGTAATTATACTATAATTAATAAAGCTAGGTTATATAAATTATTATAATGGCTAAAATTAAATCTACAGAACAAAGCTTAGAGGTAAGATTAGGTTCAGACCTAAAATTTCCTATTAATGGTAGTTTTGAACCTATTTCAGGTGTAGATTTATTGTTACAAGATATACAACAATTATTATTAACTATACCAGGTGAAAGAGTAAATAGACCAGATTTTGGTTGTTTATTAAGAAATCAAATTTGGGAAAATATGAGCGTAGCGGCCCAAAATGGAGCTGCAGCAATTAGAAGCGCTTTAGACACTTTTGAACCTAGAATAGAAGTTTTAGACGTTAATAGCGATATAAATAATAATACTGGATTAATTACTTTTAATATACAATTTATAGTTAAAAATACAGATACTAGTATTTCGTTAATTTTTCCATTTCGAGCCGGAACCGCTCTAAGCTTTGCATAAGGATAATCGATGGCTAATAATATAGTAGTAAATTCTAAGAATAAAGACGTTGATTACGTAGTAGCAGATTTTTCTTCTTCTATTGACGCTATTATAAGTTATGCTACCGTTAATTACGGAGCAGGAACATCAGCAAATAGATTATGGACTAATTTTTCTACAGATTCTTTTAGTCGTACATGGGCTGAGGTAGTCGCCTACGTCGCAGATATTTTCTTTTTCTATTTAGATAATAAAGCTACTCAAAATTACCTACAAACAGCTACTGTTAGAAGTGCTGTTAATAATATTGCTAAACAATTTGGATTTACTCCAGCTTCAGCTACTAGTTCTAGTGGCGTAGCTATTTTTACAGTTAACGGAGCAGGAGTTATACCGAGAGGTTTTAGAGTATCTGCTACTAACGGACAAGAGTTTTTTGTTACCAACGCTATTACCGCAGTTGCTGCAGGAGACGTTAGTGGTAACGTACTTCAAGGTAGTATTGTTGTAGAACAATTTTCTGCTGAAGGTTTACAAAATGAGGAATTCAATTTAAGAGGTCCTAATATAATTAGAGATCTTTCTAATTCTAACCCTCTAGATATTTCTCCTCAAGTAGTAGTAAACGGTAATAATTATACATTAGTATCTAGTTTTATTAGACACAATGGAGAAGATTCCGATGCAATAACTGATTCTTTAGGGAATGTTATAGGCGGTGGAGGTCGAGTTTTTGTATTAGAAGAACGACCTAACGGAACTTCTTTTATTAGATTTGGAGACGGAGTATTTGGTAAAAAATTAGCTCCAGGAGAAACTGTTTCTATTACTTATAGAACAGGTGGCGGCACAGCAGGAAATATTGGAGCTGAAACTTTAACCACTTTAGTAGATTCTAGTTCTATAGTAACTAGTGTATCTAATGACTCTGATTTTAGTGGTGGAGCTGATGAACAAACAATTGAACAATTAAGAGAATTAATTCCAGCTAGTTTAAGAACTTTAGATAGAGCTGTAGCAGAAAAAGATTATTCTGACATACTACTTACTAATTTTCCTGAAGTATTTGCAGCTTCTACTGAAGTTAATAATGTTGACGTAGGTATTGACTTAAATATTTACGTAGTACCCCAAGGTTCAGGTATCGCACAAATAAGCGATAATATTATATTAAAAAATAAATTATCTGATTACATCGACCGTAGAAAAATGGTCACAGTTCAGTTTCAAATATTAGATGCTTTCGGAATAGATACTTTAATAGATCTAGAAATATTTTTAACTGATACAGCAAGTAAAACTGCAGTGCGATCTGCTATAAATACTGCTCTACAAGATTTCTTTGACCTTTCTACAGGCGGTCCAAATAAAACAGGAATAGGCTTTGCTGAAAATATATTACTAAAAGATATAGGTAACGTAATTGAAACTATTCAAGGTATAACTAGATTTGAAATTAAAAAATTAAGTTATAGACCTAGATTAGCTCCAAATATTATAGGTTTACTTACTGAGTATAATTTTACTCCAGTAACTATTTATAAAAATGTATCAGAATCTGAGTGGTTAGTAGCTGCTAGTGGACAACAAGCAGAAACTACAGGAACTGTAATATTTGATAATATAGCTTTGACAGGTTTTAATTATAATTCTAGTACTGGAGAGATTACTTATAATTTTCCAGTAGATTTATTAGAAGTAGCTCCTGGAGATTTATTTAGAGACGGTTCTAATACTGATTTTACTATTTTAGCTGTAGATACTGCAAACAGTATTTTAATTTTATCTGAAAGTTTAACTATTAATAATACTGTTACTACTTCAGATCACGGTTCAGTTAGAAACGCTGGTACTATTTTTGAAAGTTTTAGAGTATTTAAAAAAGTTAAAGCTAAAACTTCTAATTTATCTGTAGATTATATAAGTGATACCAATATAGATTTTTCTATACATACTGGAACAGCTAATGCTATTAGTTCTAGAGTATTATTAGATAATGATAATGTATTCATACCACTACAATATTCTACTGGACAATTCTACTTAGTTGACTCTCAAAGTAATATTTGGGAAATAGTAGAAAATGATAGCAATACTATTAAAACTTCTATCACTGCTGTAAACGACGCTTCAGTTACTAACGTAGCTAGTGGAGAATATAGAATAGTTAAAAAATTAGTAGGCCAACAAATAGTATTTAACGATAATATCTTTAATATCCAATATAACAGCCATAACACCTTCTACTCAATAGGTTCTCAATTTAGTCAAATAGGTACTATTGGAGACGGATTTGATATAAGTGATGTACAAAGTAATATAGGTAGATTAGGTACAGCTTTAGATTTAATTAGTTACGATTCAGGTAATGGAGAACTCAAACTAAATAACGCTCCAGATCTTCAAGGTGTAAATTCTAATTACGTTTTAATTGACTCTAGTGGTCAGTTATTTAACGTAACAGGAGTTGATAATAGAGCTAAACCTTCTATTATTTACGATTCTTCTAATCAAAATACAAACTTTGTTTTAGAAGGAGCAGGATTAGGCTCTCAAGTAGCTCAAGGCTTTCAGGTAACTGATAATAGTACTTATGCTGTTGTGAGTTGTAATCTTAAAAGAGAAGGTAATGTAGTAGGTAACTTAACTATGAAAATAGTTGATGATGACGGTTCAGGTTTACCAGATTTAGGTAGCCCTATAGCTACTTCTGAACCTTTAAATATAGCTACTATTAGTGATACAACTTTTCAAAAAACTTTATTCAGCTTTGTAACTCCTCCTAGTTTAACAACTAGTACTCAATACCATTTAGTATTAAGTCCTGACGCTTCTTACGTAAGTTCTATGCAAGATGGTATTATAGCTTTTAATAATACTGGTTTAGAAGGTTTTAGTTATAATTCTTTATCAGGAGTAATATCTTATTCAGGAGCAGTTAATTTATCTAACGTAGAACCTGGACATTATTTCCAAGACGGAGCTAATAATTTATTTAAAATATTAGCAGTAGATGACAGTATTGATGAAGTAACTATTGCTACAGGACAAACTATCAATAACATAGTTACTACTTCAGATCATGGATCTATTGTAGTACAAGATAGAATATTAGTAGGTATTGATACTACTTCTCCTACTTACGCTGACGGAGAATTCTCAAGATTTGACGGTTCTTTGTGGTCAGATTCTACTCAAGGACCTTCCCCTTCCGGCACAAATACAGATATGATATTCTCAGTTGAAGGTACTAAAACTATAAATATAGAAAGTAATTTAACTCCAGTTTTAGGACCAGGAGCCACAGTTACAACTAGATATTATGATGATGAATTTGAACTATCATTTGTACTAGGACATAGCGCAGGTACTATTACTTCAGCTACTGACGTTAAAGCTACAGGTAAAGGTACAGTATCGGGAGATCCTAATAGAAGAGTAGATTTTTTCGTTTTTAGAACGTCTTCTTTTGCTGACGATATAGTAAATTTAAGATTGAATGAAATTCCTAGAATTAAACTTTCAGATATTAAATTAGATATGTTTAATGGGATAGATTAATGGCTTTAGCTAGAAATTTTAAAGCTTCAACCTCTAACCCTAATCAAATAGCTTTGAATTGGTTGCAACCTTTAGGTTTTAATCTAACTAATGATGAACTAATAGTTACTAAAACTACAAACCATTTTCCAGTAGAATTACATAATGATACTTGTGATGATGTTTGTTCTGATAGTAGACCTATAGAGATTTTTAGAGGTAATACAATTGTAGGTACTACGATTGCTAATATTTCAGTTTCTGGTAATACTCTTACTGACACAGGTGCTAGTTTTCCTACTACTCCTCCCCTTAATGGTAGGTTACTAAGAGACTCAGTTAGTAGTGTTTTTAAAATTATAAGTAATACAGCTACTACAATAACTGTTGATGGTACTCCGGCTAATGGTAAATACGTTATACTAGCAGACTTTCCAACAACTACTAGAAGCCAACAAAACTTTGAATTAGATATTAGAACTGTAGTAGGACCAGGATTTATTAGTAACTTAGTAGAAATTAGAGATGGAGCACTACAATTAGTAACTTTTGAACCAGAAGAATTAGTTAATTTAATATTTAGAGACGGCTCAGGTAATAAATTTATAGTTAAGAGTAATACAGAAGACACAATTTTATTTTTTGAAACAAGTACTCCTTCAATAGGAGTGGGTATGAGTTTATTTGATAGTCACTTTGAAACTGCCCCACAACCTTATATAGATAACTTTAGAACTGAAGACGAAGCTGACAATAGAAAAGGTACTAAACTATTAGATAATCAATTTTACTATTATACAGTATTTACTAAATTAATCGGCGGCAATGTAGGACGAGCAGAGTACGGAATAAAAGATAGCGGCTTATCAACTCAAGATGTAGCAATCAGTATGACTGATAGAGGTTTTGGAGACATATTATATAATTATTGGCCTAGTTTATATAGAGAACTAGATGAAACTGGTGACTTAGAAGACTTAATGGCTGTATTTGCTTTTCAATTTAGTGAACTACATGCTTTAATAGATACTTATAATTTACAAGATACCGATAGAATTTACGTTAACGCTTTAGTACCTTTGTCTGAACAATTTGGATTACCTAGTATAGGTTTTTCAATCGGTATAGATACTTTACGAAGAATAGCTAACGATTTAATTAGCGCTTATAAATTAAAAGGTAGTAAAGAAGGTATAGCTTTATTTATTAAAATACTTACTACTTGGGATATTACTAACGGTACAGCAGATTTTAGTGGGGCTATATTAGATTTTTTACCTAATATAGAAGCTTTAAGATTTTTTGATCCTAATTTAGGTAATACAAATACTAGAATTACTCAAACAGACCCTTTTGTAGCTGGAGGTAGATTTGCAAAAACTCTACCTGGAATAGTTATACCAGGATTTTTTACATTTAGAGAGTTTGTAGTAGAGTTACCTAAAGTAGCTATGTATTTAGGAGATAGTGAAAGTTTTACTATTTCTAATGGAACTACTACTATGATAGATACTGCTAATAATTTTGGAGCAACCGATACTTTAGTAGGTAATTTTTTAATACCTAATGAAGAAGAAGTAAACGATATATTCCAAATTATAGCTAATACTAGTACTTCTATTACAGTTAGAGGCGTTATTAATAATAGAGTTCCTGGCGGAGATTACGCCGTTTTAAGTGCATTAAATACAAATAGATTTATAATTTTAAATAAAATGATGGATTTATACATTCCATTTGGAACCAAAGCTGGTTTTACTTTTACTTTACCGTGTTGTTAAATATTTTAGGAGATAATAATGTCATTACGCTTTAACACATTCAGAAGCGCTAGATACTTACGTACCCGTTTTGTGGAAGGCCGTTTCCTCTTAGCATCAGAAAACACTGACCTTGAATTAGAAATTATCGATCAACTTAGACAACACATAAAAAATACTGTAGGCGACATAGCAATTAAAAATGCTTGGAAAGTTCAAAGATATTCTGATACAGAACTTTTAGTTAGTCCTGGAGAGGCATGGGTATCGGGGATACCATTTATTATGAGATCTGGAAAAGATCAACTAGTATCTGGAGATTCTCTAAGTCTCGGTATAACTCCTGTAGGAGTAACTATATCTGATGAACCTACTGGTTTAGGTAAACTAATAGCTTTTAATAGTGGAGGTACTACTCCTACTGACGAATATAGAATAGTTATTACTGCTAGAGAAGAAGCTATTACTAACGTAGAAGACCCTTTTCTAAAAAATGCTAACTTAGCAGAAACTACAGCTCAGAAAATAAGACTTACTTATAAAATAGATATAGTATCTGAATCTGACCAAAATATTAGTCCTATACCTTATACTAACGACACTAGTGATCAAAATTTAACTAATAAAATAATAGTCAATCCTACTATAGGAGGTAATGGTGAATTAATTTCTATTACTCCATTATCAGGTTCAGAACAAATTGACGGTAGAGATTTAGAAATAATTTTACGCAATGATCCAACTTTAGGCGGCGGTAATCCAATTCCAAATGGAACTACAGACCAACAAGCTTTTTTCAATGGTAAATTATTAGACAGTTTAGGCAATCAATACCATATTAACGCTATATTCAATGATACAGTTAGTACGCAAGTTGTTATAAGATTAGATAAAGAAGTAAATCAACCTAACCCTACTATAAATAACGGTTCGCCAATAACTCTACTTAAGAGAGATATTTACGTTACAGACGATATTAATGGTTCACCTCAAGGCAAACTATTTTACCCTATAGCAAAAGTAGACTGGCACCAAAGTTTAGGAATAGTTCATGACTCAAGAGTTTCAGATTTAAGAAAATCTGTAGATCGTTTATTAGATTACCAAGACAAAACAAATATAAAATATGATTTAAGATTAACAGGCGGCGGAGATATAAGTTTTGAAGCTCCTACTGCTAATATGCTACAATGGAGCGCAGATCTAGAATTAGTTAACCCTCACGGGCTAACTCAAAATATTCCGGCTAATACACTAGCTATAATGGAAGGTGGTTCAGTAGCTTACGATATGAATGTAGATGCTGGAGGAGTAATTGCTAGAGGTAATTTAGCTGTTACTGCTGTTAATACAGGTACTAATATAGTATTAGCTGCTGCTCCAGATTTAAGTTTAGTAAGACTAGGTAATATCTTTAAAGTAGGTAGTGAACTAAAGTATATTACTGCTATTGACGACGTATCTAAAACTATTACTATAGATAGCGCTACTTCTACTACAGGAGCTGCTACAATTTATAGAGATAGTTTTGCTCCTACTTACGCTCCTTTAAGTTCTGATACTTTTATATTAGCTGTTAGAAAGGGCGACCAAGTTTACTTTGACGGAGCTTTAGAACTAGAGTCAGGAGAGATTAACGACCTAGGAGACGGTATAAGCGTAGCTTTACTAGCTTTTATAGGAGCTACTGGAGAAACAGATTCTAACCCTTTTTATACTTCTACTAACGTAGTAGTACAAGGTAGTTCATTAGTAGCAGCTATTAGCGCTCTAGATGATATAGTATTTCCTCTTACTCAACCTATTTACGATGAAAGAATTTTATTTCCTACAGGTTTAGCTGCTTTAAGTAACATTACAATACCTTTAAATAGTAGAAATGGTAACCAACAAGAAACTTACGGAGTTGGTTCAGGCGAACTAATGGTATTTCATAACCAATTATTAAAATTTGAAGGAATTGATTGGAACCCAGTTGATAATCAAACTATAAAATTTACTTACGATTTAACTGATGACTCTGAAATACACTTTAGAAAAGGACCTTTTGGCGGCGGCTCAGGAGGCGGCTCAACTAGTTTACAAGGAGCTTATAATAACGGTAGAACAATTACTACTACTTTAGGCAATCCAATAGAAATTAACGGAACTCCTGGAGATAAACTGTTAGTTATTAATGGAGACTTAGAAGTTACGGGAGTTATTGACCCTACAGCTATTCAATTTATTCCTCAAGCAATGAACCCTTTAAGTGGTACTCAAAGAGGTATTTGGGTTAATAATACTGACCAATTAATTTTTGAACCAGTTTCTAACCCTGCAGTAAATATTACTCAGAAATTAGAAGATTTAGAATCAGGTACAGCTACTAAAGCTATAGTAGAATATTATTTAAATTCTTCAGGTAGCACAATTCCAGCAGGTACTCCAGTATATAGCCCTGTAGCAGGAGAAATAGCTCCAGCTAACGGAAATAATAACGACAAATCAAGATTACTTGGAGTTACAATAGAAGAAATATTAGATTCTCAAAATGGTAAAGTAGCTGTAGCAGGAATAATAGAAAATATTACAGGATTTACTCACAATAAATATTTATATTTAGATCAAAATGATGGATTAATGGTTGATGAAGAACCAGAATTACCAACATATTCATCAGGATTCAATGTAGTTATAGTAGGATTAGTTCAAGGAACGAACTTAATTTTACGACTACAACACGTAGGTCGATTATCCGACTAATTAATAAATCGAGGAATAGTATATGGAAGAAAATTATAAAGTATTAGCTGAAGTTTTCGGTTCTAAGAAAGCGAAAGAAATATTGAAGTTGACTAAAAGTTATGATAATTATGTACAAAAATTTAAAGACAAAATGAACAAACTTTTAGAAGATAAAAACTTAGAAGTAAAACTTGGGTTAGCTTTTGTGAAAAAAACAGGAGAATAATAAATGGCTCAAAGAACAAGGTTAGCTGCGGTACTCAACGGGTTAGTCCGTAATGTAGACCTAACAGCAGACGAATTAGTAGTCAATTCGGTACGATATGGCGGTTTAGCTGGTACAGAACTAACTAAAACTATTTTAGATAGTTTAATAGCCAACTCTCACGCTGCAATGTCTGATAATCAGAACATAGTAGCTGGAGATGGATTAACAGGTGGCGGTTCGGGCGCAACAGTAACATTAAACGTAGGCGCAGGTTCTGGTATTACAGTTAACGCTAACGATATCGAAGTTAACAATACAGTAATTAGAACTAACGGAGCAAATGCTTTTTCTGCAAACCAAAGCATGGGTGGATTTAAGTTAACTAACTTAGCTACTCCTACTTCAGGAACAGACGCAGCTAATAAAGCTTACGTTGATAGCGCTGCAGGAACTTTAGGAGAATGGCAAAATTCTGCTTTAGATTATATAGTAAACAATACTCTAGCTCCTCCTACAGAAGTATTAGGCGATAGATACATTCTATCTCATGATGGTGGAGTACCTCACGCTAATTATGATGGCGCTAGTGCTGGAGATATCGTAGAATTTAACGGTTCAGTTTGGGTAGCTACTACTCCTAGTATCGGATTCTTTATATCTTCTGATAATGACGCTGATAGATTATACTATTGGGGCGGAACAGCTTGGGAAGAGAAATTTTTCGAGAATACAACAGCTAGTACAGGTTTAACTAAGGTTGGTTCGGATATTAGATTAGACGCTTCTTCTGCTGGAGCCGGATTAGGTTTTTCTTCAGGAGTACTTAGTGCTAATGTTGATAACAGTACTATTGAAATTAACTCTGATACTTTAAGAGTTAAAGACTTAGGTATTACTACAGCTAAATTAGCTGATGACTCTGTAGATAAAGATAAAATTAACGCTAACGTAGCTGGTAATGGTTTAGGTCAGAACGTAGACGGTTCACTAGAAGTTAAAGTGTCAGCTTCAGGCGCTATTATAATTAGCTCTGACGCTCTACAAATTAACTTAGAAGCTAGTAACCCCTCTCTACAAATTTCTAGTAATGAACTAGGATTAAAATTTGACCCTGCAGGAGCCTTAAGTAAAGTAGCTGCTGGAGTTAAAGTAAACGTAGACGATAGTTCTATCGAGATTGCTTCTAACGCTCTTAGAGTTAAAGCTGCTGGTATAACTAACGCTATGTTAGCAGGTAGTATTGAAGATTCTAAATTGAATCAGATTACTACTGCTAATAAAGTAGCAGGTTCTGCGGTACAATTAAATTCTAATGCTTCTATTAGTAATGACTCAGGTTTAAAAGCTAATCATGTTCCTATGATTAAAATTCCTGGAATTGCTGGGGAAGCATTCGCCGCAAATACTACTTTCGCAGTAAGATTCGCTAAAGACGGAGAAACTGCTGGAAGACTTTATAAAGCAGATTTTGACGCTTCTACTGATGATAATTTTTACGTAATAGGAGTTATTCAACCTAGTTCAGCTTTAAGTGCTGGTGATCCTATTGACTATATTATTCAAGGTGAAGTAGCTTTACTAGCTAATGATTCAGTTTTTGCTGCTGCTGAAATTGGAGAACCCGTTCATTTATTAGCTTCTGGAGCTTTTGACGCTCTTGCAGCTATTACTTATACTGCTAACAAAGCTTCTGTAAAATTTGCAATGGTAAAAACAACATCAAGTATGTTGATTCAGTCAATGCAGTTCTATGGAATAAATTAAGTTTAAATTCAGGGAGCTTTATGCTCCCTATTTAACGAGGATTATAATGGCTAAATTTTTAAAACTAGTAAACGGTATACCTAGAATGGTTGAAGTAGGCGCTGGAGATCCAGCCTATGACGAATCATTATATTACAATTCAGGTCTAGCAGCAAATACTAATATAACTTTACCTAATAGTGGAAGTTTTAGTGACGCTTCAGCTAAAGATTTACTAGTTATACTTAACGCTACAGTAGTAGAAGTTACAAGAGACTTTGAAGTTGTAGGCGCAGGTCCTACTTATACTCAAATAAAATTTATTTACGATTTACCCAATGATTCGGTTGTTCGTTTCAAGAAAAATATTTAATAATGTCATTAAAAGAAGCTTCTAATACTCAATACTGGAATACTATTCCTAAGAAATGTAAAAATTGTATTAAAGCTATTTATACTAAAGAAGAAAATAAAACGTATTATCAATGTAGTATGTATGGAAAATTTAAAAAAGATTGCAATTTAAAAGTACAGGAAAGGAAACTACCTAAGCCTGAAGAAATTTAATTCTATTACTCCCAATGCTATAATATATATTTGGGTGATGGTGGAGATAGTCTAAAACCTATTAAAAGTAAAAATATTTTAACAAATGAAATAAAATTTTTACGATTCTATAGCTCAAGCTACTTCTGAAATATTTAACAAAAATGGAATAATTAGAACTCTAAAAGGCAAAAAGCTTATTTATAAAAATCATTTATGGTATTATTTAGATAATGATTTTAAAAAAATAGAAAAAAGAGTCTACACTAAAACAAAAAAATTAGAAGAATTGATATAAATACAAAAGAAATCGTGATATACAAATCAATGTCAGAAGCTGCTAGAGCAGGATTTGATAGAAAATCTATATATTATTGTTGCATTAAATCCCAAGAATTTCATAGAAATTTTTATTGGGAATATGAAATTTAATAAAAGGAGATAACAAATGCCTCAAATTCCATCAAGTCAAGGAAGCCCTCAAGCGTCGAATATCGCCGTGCAAGGTGCTCTACCTTTAATTGGTACGCCGTCTAGAGAAAACGGACAATCAGTTCTAAATTCTATAGATGCGTCATTAGCCAAACTATATGAAGATCGTAATGTACTACTAGCAGGTGGAGGTAACATAACCTTTACAGGCACTCAACTACAATTTACTGAAGATCTTTTTATACATATAAATTCACAAGTAGGTGGAGGTACTCCTACTGTAATTAATCTAGGAGCTGCTACTCTAGATCTATCTGCTAATAATCGTATGGCTTATGCAGTTATTGATAGAGATCTAGGTACAGGTACTATTACTGATGACTCAGCTACTCTCCCTGCTGTACTAGCAGCTAACGTAGAAGTATTTCTAATAGCTAAACGTATAGATAATGCAGACGCTACTAAAAGAGTTTACTTTCTAGATGGTAGCACTATAGGCGAAGGCGGTACTTCTAAATTATATGCTGGCGGTTCAGGTAGCTCTACTTTAATAGTTAAAGATGAGGGTACTAATGTAGATACAGCCGTAACAACTTTAAATTTTACTGGAGCTGGAGTTACAGTTACTAACCCTAGTGCTGGAGTAGTTGATATAAATATTTCAGGAGGCGGTTCTGGAGGCGGAGGAGGCGGAGGAAGTCCTGAAGATCTTCTTACAAGAGAAGAAGCTGGACAATTACCTACTCAAATCCCTAATACTATAATCGATCCTTTTAATAATGAAGTCGGTGATAATTCTAATAGAACCAATACTGAAGAAGTTCAATCTGCTCTTAGATTAGTAGTAGGTCAAACTACAGGCTATAAAGAATATGAATTTGAAACCTCTACGAATCCAATTGCTAATGTAGATGGAAGAATTAGAGCGGTTATTCCTGCTTACGCTCCAATAGCTGAAGCGATTTCAGGAAACTTAATTAAAATAAGCGGTAATGTAACTAATATCTTCAGTACTGCTAGTAAAATCATAATCGCTAAACAAATAGATCAATTAGGAAGAGATAATTATATACATTTAATTGATACCGATAATAAACCTGCGGTATTGGCTTTAAGTAACGTAACTTATAATAGCGGTACAGGTAATACTGAATTAACCGTAACTAATCCCAACTCTTTAGATTTAGACATGGGTATTTCAGCGGCTAATATTCCCGAACAATTAAGAGTATTTCCGTACAGTTTAACCGTAGAAGCTTCAGGCAATGGTTTAGCTAACTTAGAAGAACTTGAATTAGATGATGCTCATGCTATTGATACCGTAAGCATTCCTGGTGAAAATACTTTAAGACAAATTGGAAGTCTTTCTGGGAGTATTCAAAGAACCGATTATGCTAGATCTCCAAACGGTCAATATTTTGTAATAAGAGCACTAGAAAAAACATCAGGGAATTCACTTTTTCACTGGTTTTATTCTGTAGACAGAGGTCAAACATGGACAAAATTTCCAACAACAAAAAGCAACAACATCGATCAAGGAGATGAACTAGGAGATAATCTACACAACTTACATTCTGGTCAAATAGTTGTTTCTAATAATGGAAAAATGTTTAGCACTTATTCGTTTTTTAACACTGTGTATGAAATTAGAGGAGTGTACGCCGATTTAACAGCAATGACTCCTACACTAACAGACACAGCAGACCATGGAGCTGGAGCAGGAATAATTCATCAATACGGTGCGTTCGATAAAACGGCTCAAGTTGCAGCAGATTTAACTGATTTAAGTTTTATTGCCGTATTATCAAAACAAGCTAGCAGTGAAAATTTTAGAATAAGATGGTTTTCTAATGGAGGAGCTACTAATTTAGGAGCTTTAACTTCTGATGTTACTCATAACCCTTCTACAAGTATCGCTGGATTTTGGATATCCGGCACTAGTCCCAATAGAAGAACACATGTGGTTTATAGAAATAGTGCTACTAGTATTTTATATAACAGATATACAGAAGGAAACTATAGTACCGCTACGGTTTCTGGAACTACTGTACATTCAGGAAATAGGACCATAATAGGATTTGGATCTAATTCAGATTATGGATTAATTCTTTTTAGAGACTCTTCTAATCTTCCTTATTTTAGACATATTAATAATTCTTCAGAATCTATTTCATCAGAGTTTTCTTTAAGTAGTTTGGCAACAGACTTGTTTACAGGAACAGGAACAGAGGGGGATAAAACTCTTCATAAAGTTATAAACGGAAGGGTTAAATTCAGAACGAACACTCATGCCTTTATATGCTTAGATATGGTTCACCCAGACGGGGTGAGAAGACCTCATATATTTGAAGTGCAGGATATTACGAGTTATCAGGGAGAACACTTAACTCACACTTCTGTTGCGGCACCAACTGAAACATTCAGAACTAATTCTTCAGAGCAACAAAAAAGCATGACGTTTTTAGCTAATGCTAACAGGGTTAGATCAATCACCGTAAGATTAAATAGTAACGGGATTATCGGACCTGGATACGAAATGCAAATGAAACTTTATGCAGTAACTCCAAACAATAATACAGGATTGCCTACAGGAGCAGTATTATATGTTTCAAATAATAAAATAGACCCTAATCTTTTAACTAAAAGTTCAAGTGGACAAGATGTTACCTTTAATTTTGATAATGTTAGTTTAACAAACGGTTCTTATTATGCGTACGTTCTAGAAGGTACTCAGCCAATTGACGCTACAAACTTTGTAAAAGTATTTGGTGGCATTTCTTCTTATGCCGACGGTAGTGGTGGGAATTATAACGGTACATCATGGAGCGGATCTACATTTGATGCCTATTTTAGAATTAGTGGGGACTACAACAGAGAAATAGGAAATGCAGAATCTTCTTCAAATTCAGTTTCCGGAGTAACTTTAGACAACTCTGAATCTCAAATAGAGATTATTGATTCAAATCAAATTCAATTTATTACCAGAAAAGAATTAAGACCTCTTAATGCAGATTCTTGGAAACCGTCTACCGGACATCCTTATAGAAGAGTTATTAATTTAAGTAACACTTTAGGTACTCAATCTACATACACTAATTTAGTACAAGCTGCTTATAAAGATTTTGATCCTTATTTAATATACAATGTAAGTCACGGTGGGGATGATTCTAACCGAATCAATATGACTACAGGAGCTTTAGAGGCTTCAGGTGTTGAAGGTGAAGACCGCTCAGGATGGAATCACACACTTTCAGCAGGTTCTACTCCAACCAGAACGACAAATGCTTCTTTTTTATCAGGCTTTTGTACTGATTTTAACGGAAGTTCTCACTATAGAGCATATACTGATATGCATGGGTTTGACTTATATTCTTCCAGAGCTTTTGCTATAGAAGTCGAAGTACTTCCTGATGTCGTAACAGGCGGAGTTATGATTAGCCACTATGAAGTAGGGGGCGGTAATACGAGAGGGTGGGAGTTTAAATTCCTACCAGGCGGTGCTATTAGATTTTTAGCCGCAAACACTTCGGGCACAACATTAGCCGATGCGCAAACGAATACAGGATTTGCAACGGTTTCAACTTATCAGATTTATAGAGTTATTTATTTAGGAAATAATACAGCTCCAAAAATATATAAATCATCCTCCCCAACGGGAACTTTTACAGAAGCGACGTATGCGTCTACTACTGCCTTTGTTTCAGGAAATACAGCATCAGCAGCAGAACTTGTTGTTGGAGCAAGAGGGGGATCTTCTAAATCCGAGTTTTATGATGGAAAAATAGGCTATACCAAGTTTATTAATGGTTCTTCTACTTTTGTTTATAACGGATTTAAAAACCAAGCTCCTGTAACCCAAATCCAAAACTTAGGTTCGAGTGTAGTAGGTGAACAACAAATTGGACAAAACCGATCAACTCAAGATACTTTAGGTAACTATGACCGATTAGCTCAGTCTCGTCAAGACCGATCTTTAGTTGATACATTAGATCAATATTTTGTTTATAAAAAAACAGGTATGACTAATACAGGTAACAAACCTGCTTTAAAAGTGACTCTTAATCGAGTTTCAAATGATGACCAAAAACGACTTCCTGGTCTAATTATGAAATGGGAAAAATAACGGAGATTAAAAATATCAAGATTAATCAAACAAGACTAAACAGGAACTACTAAAATAGTTAAAATTGGAAGTAATGCGGCTGGATCTAGTTTCTATGATGGAAGACTAGGATATTTTAAATTTAATAACGGATCTTCTACATTTAATTATCCTGGTTGGTATTCTCAAGCTCCTGTTACGAATATTCAAAATCTTGGAACTAGCATTTTCGGAGAGCAACAAATTGGTAATAACTTAACTACTCAAAATGCTACTTCGGGTAACTATAACCGTCTTGTAACATCTCAATCTGACCGCTCTAAGGTAGATGCGTACGAGTTATATGCTACTGTGGCTAAATCCATGACAAATACAGGTAATGAAACTTCGGTAAAAGTAACTATGAATAGACAATCGAATAACAATGAATCATCTATTCCTGGTTTAATATTTAAATTCGAAAAAGAATAATCCAAAACAGCAATTGATGGTTCTAATATGGAAGGTTATAACGTAAGGTTTAATAAATAACTCTTGCTATAATAACTACTATAACGTATAATTATGAAAGATATTGTAGATAAAAAGTCTAGGTTACTGTTTTGCTATGACAACCTTTATAATATGTATAAAAGGAATTATATAAAAAGGTTTAAAGATTTAAAACTAGTAACTTTTAACTTAACTTTTGAACAAATAAACGGCATTAGAAAAAAACGGCAAAGAAGAATTACTGAGGAGTAAACAATGGAACAAATAGCTTTTATTAAACCTATTATAGCTTTAAGAGTATTACAGTTATATTACCATAACGCACACTTACTAGTTAAAGGACCTACCTTTCTAAGTGATCATAACTTACTAAGTGAGTTCTATAAAGGTATAGAACTAGAGTTTGATAGCCTATCAGAATATATGATAGCTACTTTAGGTACTAACAGTTATGATACTGTAGCTATAGCTAATATACTATCAGAAAAACTAGCTATGCTAGGTCCTGCTTATAATGATACTACTATGATGTACTCTGTAGCTCTACAACTAGAACAAGAACTACAAGCTACTCTAATAGAACTAAATAGCCAAGCTACTCTAGGTTTACAGAACCTAATAGGAGCTATAGCAGAAGCTAGTGACATTAGAAAATATAAGATTCAACAAAGAGTTAGTTAATGAGTAATAATACTTGGTTAATTTCTAAATACTTTACAGAAAAAGAAGTAAATCCAAATAATTACCCATTAACAGAAGAACTAAAGCAGAACTTACAGAAACTAATAATTAAAATGGACGTAGTAAGAGATACTTTAGGTAAACCTATAATAGTTACTAGTTGTTTAAGAGCTTTAGCTGATCAACAAAGAATTAACCCTACAGCTCCTAAATCAGCTCACCTAGAAGGTTTAGCAATAGATTTTGTAGTTAAAGGTATGACAGTAGACGAAGTGTTGGATATATTGCAACCTTCTTGTCATATTATGGGATTTGCTCTAGAAAATAACGGTTCAGTAAAAAGAATAAAAGAAAATGGAGGTAACGTAAGCCAACCTAGAAATTGGGTACACTTACAAGTTAAACCTCTAGCTAGGCCGCCTCAGTGGCGGATTTTTAACCCTTAGTAATTATAGTTTACGGCCTAAACGATTATAATTATTAAAATTGTACAATTGGAGGAATTAAATGAGCGCACTAAGTTTAAAGAAAAAGCTCGCTCGTAGAGAGAAATACGTACAGCAAGTAGCTGACGGTTTTGATTTCATTAACAAAATAAATCAAAGAGAAGAAATTCTAGAGGACTCTCCTGGAGCTTTAAAATTAATGAGAGGAATTCAAAGACGATTAGATTCAGATTTCGGTTTACAAGGATTAGCTAAAGAACCGCCTTTATCAGTAAAACTACAAGCAGACTTAGAAAGAATTGACTTTGGAGTAAGTGATTTTGGAATTCGAGCTACTTTAGCTGCTGGACTAATAGAAAAATTAGGTATTCAACCTAATGATAAGATTTTAGTATTACAAGGAGACTTAAAAGGAATGTACTTAAACGTAGTTTCTCTAGAGTCTGCTACAGAATTAAGATTAGAAGACGTAGCTAGTTTTGTACTAGAAACTAACGTACAACTAAGAGCTGACCTTTCGGCAGAAAAGAAAAGCTACTCTTAATATTACAATAAAATAAGAAAAGCCGACCACCAATGAAGGTAATCGGCTCGAAAGGCTTCAAACTACTAAATACTCCTCGGAAGTAGTTTGGGGCCTTTTTATTTATTAATTTCAATTACATTTGTAGCGCAATTAATTTCTTTTATAGAACCATAAATAGATTGACAGTTTTTTAATTTCATACCACAAAAGTTTTTAGAATAACTTTCGCATACAATATAACCTACATTCATAATAAAAAAAGACTTAGGCGGCTTATCAAGAAATTGGTAAGTCGCTTTTTTTATTTCTGCAGCGTTAAGGTAAATTAAACCTCCGCCGACACTCAACACAAATAACAATAATAACCTTTTTAACATTTATAACTCCCTTAAGTTATTTATTAGGAATAGTAGGTTGATACAAAGGGCAGAACTTATAATGCATATCACTATAAGTAGTTTCTCCTAATCCGCACTCACAAAGACCTATTCTATCACTTTTATAATCTCTTTCAGTACCTAGAAATGCTTCTCCTGGTCTAAACTCTTTATCTACTAGCTTTTCTATCATATCTTTAGTACTATAATAAGGTCCTATACTACAACTAGACTTAATAGTATCTACTTTGTATAGGTCTTCTTTAACTTTAGTAAGTATTATATAATTAACTCCTTTACGTAGTATAGTGTAGTACTTTAATACTTTCTTTTCACCTACAATCCAATTAGTTAAGTAAGTAGTAGCTTCAGTATTAGTCACCTATTCTCCATATAGTATTTTACCTAGTTCAGTAGTTCTAGCTAACTTTTATTTCAAGAATTTTTTTCATATTATTTCTTTTTAGCTTTTTTAGTCAAAGCTTTAAAGCTATCAGCTATATCTTTAATTTCTTTCATTCTTTTATCTCTATTAGCAGGGTTACCGTTCCAACTTAATTCCCAAACTATACTATAAAGTATTTGACCTAGAGTATATTCAGGGTTATCTAGAGTTATTAGTTCTCTCCAACCTCTATTAGTAGTAGTAACTTTATTATTCATATCTTCTTCGTAGATAGTAAACTTATTGTTAAGTTTTAAAGGTATATTAATAAGAGTATTAGGAGCTGAGAAACTAACTCCATAAGGAGTTCTGCTGCCTTTAGCAGCCTCAACAGCTTTAGAACCGTCAGAGTTCTTCCAACCAAAATACTTAGTCTTTTTTCGTTCAAACCCCATTCCGTGAAAGTCTGGTCGGTTAAAACCGCAAAAATTGTCACCGTACTTTTTCCACCTAGTTTGAATAGGGTTATAATAGACCTCTAAATACTCTATTTCTTCGGGCCCTACTTTATAAGGGGCTGGCTTAGTTTTTAAACCTTCAGTAACTAGTTCTTTAGTCCAATTACCTAATACAGCGTTAAACTGGTCTAAATTCGATTCTAATAGCTTAAATACAGATTTTAAGGTACAAGCTTTATCTAGCTCGCACGGCTCAAATAAAAGCTTTATAGCGCTTTTAGTAACGTCCTTATATAAGTAACGCTTAGACTTAGGACTCCAGTACTTTTCTTTTAGTTTTCCCTTTTCTGTTATTTTTAACACTTTTCTTTCCTTTTTTAGTAGTTTCTGTAGTTTTCTGTAGCTTTTTATTATTTTCTATTGGCGGCTCGTAATAAGCGTTCTCTAAGTCCCATTTTCTATTAGGAATTTGAGCGTAACCTACTTCTTTAATTTCTAACTCAATTATACCACAATCTTTACAGCATTCACACTTTTTTCTACAATCTTTTAAATTATCGTATATTTTATAAGGACCTGTGTCGCCTTCTCCAAATTCGTAATAAAAAGTAGTAGCACACATATAAGCTCTTACTTTCTTTTTTTTATTTTTCATATGGTTCCTTTAGTTTTCGTTTAATCTTACGTAAACACTGTCTAACTCGTTCTCTAGTAATATCTAATATATCAGCAGTAATACTAATATCTTTAGTTTCTGTATATAAATCGTAATATTTAATTAAACCTGAATAGGAACTAATCCTATTAGGGTTCTTATTCATTAGGTATAATAACTCGTTGTAGTGAGGGTAGCCGTTTTTATAGTCGAAGTAGTACCATTTTAGTTTATTAATTAGAATCTTCAAGTTCATAATCTTCTTTTTCTCCAGGTTCTAATAGTCTACCTTTTAGGTCCGACCAATGGCGTCGGTCATAAAAATATAAACTCAAACCTATACCGAATATAGTAGCTTCTATACTGAAACCTGGGTGATCTTGTTTTCTAGAAAGAAAACCGCTAAATACAAATCCTAAGTAGAACTTGTGGTGTAAAGTGAACTCTATATATTTGTTTTTACCTATACCGAAACTTAAATTTAAACCGTTAAAATCTCTAATTATTTTCATATAACCTCTATATAAAGAGATTAGTCTTCCGTGACTAGAATCTCTTCTACTTCTTCGCCTTCCTCTAGCTTAATAGTAGTTTCAAATACAATTTTATCATAAGTATCATCTTCGTCGTCTTCGTATATATCAGTAGCTACTGCCCAAATACACATATCAGTAATCCAGTCGTCTGTTATTTTCATATTAGTATTATAGCTCTAATCAGTTTTCTTGTCAATCTTTTTTTTACAATACTTTTTAGGTTTATCTCCAGGGTAGCCCATAATAACTTCCGTGTCTCCAGAGTGACCGTGAATTTCAATTAATTGTTCTAAATTTTTAAAAACCGACAAAGAACTAGTAAAAGTCTGCCACTCTATAATAACTTGTCCACTAGGAAACTTAGCTCCAACAGCAATGACTCCAGTACCACTGACTCCCGTACTATCTTTATGTCTTTTTAAATAAAAAGGTTCTACTTTTAACATATATTACCTACCACATATAGCATGATAACTTAATTCCCCTACTTTAGCGAAGTACTTTAAACAAGGAGAATTACGGTAGATCTGCTTACATCTACTTTTACAATAGTTTAAAGTATTATTATCGTGTTCTGTCCAAGCTGTATCAGTATTATTAACTACTGTAGTACTAGGACAGGTATTACTAGGAGTTACTTTAGTAGTAGTTGTGGTTGTAGTACAACTAATAGCTAGTAATAGTAATAATTTAGTCATTTAATAATACCTTTGTACTTTCAGGAAACTTATCCTGTAGTATCTGTTTAATTTGTTCAGCTATAATACGTACTTCTTTTTGAGCGTGAGGGTCTAGTCTTAGTTTTAAAAAATGTACAAAATTACGTAAGTTACCCGTCATATAAAATTTAGTCATTAAATTCTGAGGTAATACCGCTCTGGCTTGTTCCCTTGATAATCCATTTTTTAACAAGTCCTCATATAGTTGCAAGGACCGTTGACAATGAGCGTAAAAAGCGGCGTACATAGTTTTAGCTCTAGTTAGGTCTAAACTGCCTTCTGAAGCTTGTTTATTGTTTTTTGATTGTTCTCTAAAGTCGTCAATAGGCGGAATATAAAACTCGATATTTTCAGCAGTATATCTGCGACTAATTTCATTAAAAGACATAGTTCTGTGCCTATGTATTTGACTTCTAATATATAAAGGACACTCTATAATTACTGTGAGCACATTAGCTTCAAAAGGAGTCATGTGTTGATTATCAGCTAAATATTTAAGTAGTTTAAGATCTTTATCATCTAGCTTATCTTTTTGTTTACCAAAACTAATTCTAGCAGCATTAACTGGTCGAAGGTCGTCTCCCATGTGATCGATATATGTGACTTTAAGCATTAAAACCTCCACGCCCAACTAGGTCCGACATAACAATATTCATGTTTACCCATTTCATCCACCTTACAACCTATAGCTAGTCTATCAGGACTTCGGCAACTTGTTGTTAATAACAGTAGTATTATCATTACTATTATTATATGTATTATTAGTATCCTTTTCATCTTTAGTTTCCTTTAATAGTTTTCTAGTTCTTTTATAAATATTTGACTCTACTCCAAATTTATTAGCTAGGTTTCTTAGTTTCTTGTTCATATAATAGTTTACCTAATTCTGTAGTTTTAGCTAATTCTTCTCTTTTCCATTGTTTATACAGTTTTCTATACTACTCTGTGTATAATCCGAATATAGTATTTTCATTAAAGTTTGTTGTGTAACGAATACTATCAATTAAATGATCTTGTTTATCTTTTGAAATAACTCCTCCAAAGTACCTTTATTATCGATTACTTCGTTAAACTCGTAATCGTCTAAATCTCTTTCACTAGCGTCAGTACTAGGACTACTATCAAATCTATTAATTCTTACAGTAACTAGTTCCTTACCAAAAGCTGCTCGTAGTTGTTCTACTTCAGATTTATAACGTAGGTCACTTATAACAAATTTATCACTTATACCGTTAGCTCCACAAACATCATTAGCATAAGATTCGTAAGCTCTAGTACTTTTAATACTACTAATTACTGACTCTACCCAATAACTAGAGTTTACTGCTCGCTTTATTGAACCTTCTAGTATACATAAGGCTCTAGGAGTCCAATATAGTTTACCTTCTAGTTCAGCAAACTCTCCTTTAAGTATATCGTGAATAGCTGCTGTAAACTTATCTTTTGATTCAACTGGGTATTCTAATAAAGGTAGTTCTTTAAGATTTTGTTCGTATACGCTTGCGTAAGGTATTTTATAAGTATCGGCTACCATATTTTTAAGTTTGTCGGCAAAAGCCTCTCTTTTAAAACTATGTTCTTTAACTAGATAATTAGCTACAGTATCTTTTCCAGAACCTTTATAACCACTTACAGCAATTACTTTCATTGTTCACCTTTCAATACTGTATTGCCCTTATAATATAAGTAAGGGGCCATATAGTACATTATAACAGGTATTCCTAGTTTGTCAACTAGTTTTTCTAATTCTTCCCAACCTTCTTTAGTAGCGAATACAAAATCTCCATGATACCTAATAACTTTAAATTTGTCGTTAGATAACTTATCTATAATTAAGTCTCCATTAGGTTTACCGTTATTAATACTATAAGGTTGTAGTTCATTTTTAGTTACTATTAGTTCTTTTTTTGTGTCAGCATTATGAGCTTCATCTATTATAACAGTTTTAGCAGGTATACCTTTAAGGTTAAGTCTAAATAGTGTGTAAACTAGTGTAGCTTTACGTAATAGGTTTTCAAACTTAACTGCTAGTCCTTTACCTGGTTTTAAATAGAAATGTAGTAAATGCGGTTTATCCTTAAGTAATTCTCTAGTTCCGTTAAAGTATTCAAAGTAGACTTTTTTAGCAGCTGATTCATTAATACCTGTATGAGCGCCTCTAGTTACTATTAAGTTTTTACCGTAATTAGCTCTTAATAAAGTATCGGTATTCTTAACTCTTATATTAGAATATTTACTTTCTTCGTTAACTTCGTTAACTAAAGCGTAAAATACTGGTTTTTTAGTACCTACTAACACGTCATCAATACTAGCTATAGTTTTAGCGTTATCTTCGTCAGAGTTTTCCCACTGACCTACTAATACAAAATACCTATAACCCCACATAACTGCTAAGTCTGCGAAATCTTTAATAGCAGATTTATTGTCGTCATTAACCCTAATAAAGTTAGCCCCGAAGTCGTATATTTGACTATGATCTCCAGATTTATTAGGAGCTGTAACTCCTCTAACAAATCCTTCTCCGCCCCCTACTAATCTTTTTAGAATAGGAGCTGGCAACATTAGTAGAAAACTACCTACAATATAAGCAAAAAGTTTATGTAATATATACATATTAAATATCTCCATTTTCTTTCATTTTTTCTAATTCATATTCTGATACTGTCCGACGGTAGAACTCTAACTTAGCGCACTCCATTACTCCTATTAAACTATTAGCTACATAGTAACTTTGGTCGCTTTGTTCCCAACAAATCTTTAACATACTACTTATTATGTAATTTAGTTCCCCTTCGGTTCCTGGGGTTTTTTCTTTGAACTCGCTTAGTATTTTGTCGTATTTGTCTCTTAGGTTTCCTTTTATGTAAGGCATCGTTTGGCTCCTGTTTTGGTAACTCTGTACCGTATAATAAACTCCATAATTCTAAATTACCTTTTGGTAAATCTTTTTTAGCAATACTATAAATACTATTTTGAGTATAAATAGTAGGCGGTTTTTCTGTAATCTTTTTTATAGCTGACGTATAAATAAACTGTCCCGTAAAAAACTTAGGATTACCTATAGCGTATCCTGAAGCTCTATAACCGTATTCAGTTTTAATAAAAGTTACGTTTTTTAGTTTAAATTTTTTTTCTTTTTTCATTTAGTTTTCTTAATATAAACTCTTTGTCCCATCCATTCTTTACAAGGTAAATCATCCACATAACTAATTGGTTTACTTATTATTAAGTCTACGTATTCTTCTAACTGTAAAATTCTAACTACTTCTTTAGCTCAATCTCAACCGCCAGCGCTCCACACTACTATCTTTTTACCTTCAGATTTATACCTCTTTAATAGATTAATATGTTTTGATGAGGTATCAAGTTATAAATACATCTACTTTGTGGATCATTAAATTCTAAAGTATTACCTTCTTCCGATTTATCTCCTTATATAACTAGCGTATTATCACAATCACAATAAATTACTGGATCATCCTCTAATATAAACATTAGTCTTTATCCTCTAAAGCGAAAGGGGCTTCGTGTATAGTACTATTCCAGTAAATAACACAACCTTCTTTTTTAATATCTTTTCTATCAGGTACTAAATAACTTTGGTAAGTATCAGGTACTCCTAAGTATCTAGCACAAGTAGCCCTTACAGGGCAAACTTTAGTACCACATTTACTAATACCTTGACATAAACTATAATCTGGCATAATTACTTCCTAACTCCGTTACTAGTTCCATTTTCTGTATGCATTAAATCAAATAATTCAAATATAGTCATCTACTTACCCTCATTAATATATTTATATAATGACTCAAGCTGTTCTTTACTAAATTTATACTTAGGCATCATATTAGTACTACGTCTAGGCTTATAACCTTCAGGGTACTTACCTTCGTTTACTTTCAAGTTAATTAAAGCTTGACTACTAGGTTTAAGTTCAGGACCTACAGCACCTACTTTACTTGTATCACTATTATGACAATGAGTGCAAGTTTTATTATAAATAAACTTACCTTTTTCTAAAGTAGGAATTTCATTAGGTTTGGGTATATCGTGCGTATGATCTTTGTGTTCATTAATATTATATCTAATCAAACTTAAAATTACTATTAAAGTTACCACGAATAATACAAATCTAACTATTATAGCTATCATATTTATGATTTAACCTCTTTTTATTAAGTTGTATTACTATTATTAAAGCTCCTATAAAAGCTATGGCTGTAGGAGCAGTAGCTACAGGTAAACCTAGTTTAAATATAGCTAGAAGTAGTAACTCTTTAATAAAGTATTGTAAAGTGTAGTATATCATTAAAAATTGAAAAAGCAACATTAAACTAAAGATATATTTATTATTCAACATATAGTCCCTCCGTTAATTCTGTAACTAACATGAAATTAGCTAGGGGATTTAAATGTTTCCATTGTAAACTTAAAGTGCTTCCATTAAGAATTACTTCGAATCTATACTCATTACAAACTTTTACTATGGCTTTTTCATATTTATTATTACTATTTAAATAAATTATTTTATCACCTGGTTTAAAATTTAAAGGTTTCATAAATATAGCTCCTTAATATTATGGTAGCGGTGGTAGGAATCGAACCTACTTTCTTCAGATTATGAGCCTGACGACTTACTACTTGTCCTCACCGCAATATAAAGTATACTATAAGAATAACTACGTTGTCAAGTATAAAAATAAAAAAAGACTAGCAACTTTATAGTTACTAGTCTTATTATAAGTATAGTTAGTATTTCTAAGGGTTTAGGTTATTTCACATATTCCTGAAGTACAGTCTGTTTCTACAGCTTTAATAACTTCATTATTATATTTAAGTTTAGCTTCTTCTAAAGTTAAAGCTTTTAGTGGAGGTTCGTGTACAACTCCGTTATCATCTACATAACCTCTTGTATTCTCTCTATAAAAAGTAATACCTTTAATATAAGGTAAATACTCTAACCATAGTTTAGACATATCTTCAATAGGGTAGTCTTCAGGTATATTAATAGTTTTTGATACTGCGTTATCTACGTGTTTTTGTATAATTCTTTGTACTTCTATATGGTCTTTTACACTTAAGTCTCTAGCGCCTTTAAAATGTTCTACAGATCTATTTTGTTCTAAGAATTGTGCAAATAGAGGGTGGTAAACTAACTCCACTTTTCTAGAATCTCCATCCCAATAACGCCTTTCATAAGCAGGAGCAAACATAGGTTCGATACCACTAGAACAATTACCTGATAGAATGCTAACAGTCCCAGTGGGAGCTTGAGTAAGAATAGCACAATTTCTAATACCATGCTCAGCAATTAAAGACTTAATTTTAGAAGGCATTCGTTTAACAAATCCTGATTCAATATGTAAATCTGGTCTACAAGCAGGAAAGGCTCCTTTTTCTATAGCTAACATAATACTAGCTTCGTAAGCTACTTTAGAAATGAATCTGTAAAGTTTATCTATAAATTTATTACCTTCTTCACTACCATATTTATAATCTAATAAAGCTAAAGTGTCAGCTAACCCTGTAGTTCCTAAACCTATTCTTCTAAGTTTGTGGGATTTCTCTTTCATTTCAGGTAAAGGATAAGAGTTAACTGTTAGTACGTTATCTAAAAAACGAACAGCACTACGAACAGTGTCTCCTAAAAGCGCATAATTAACTTCCCCTTCAGTTATAAATCTAGGTAGTACAATATGCCCTAAACAACAACAATCAAAAGCACTAAGAGCTATTTCTCCGCAAGGATTTGTGGTAACTAGGTCTTCGATATAGTAAATATTAGACTCACTTAAAACTAATTCCCAATTTAAAAATCCAGGTTCTGCGGAATTATAAGCATTAGTAACAATTTTATTCCATAAATCTCTAGCTTTTATAATTCTTTTATATTTACCTTTCCAAGATAATTCCCAATCTAAATCTTTTTCTACTGCTTTAATAAATTCTTTTGTTCTTTTACTTCTCACACTAATATTAGCGTGAGTTAGTTGTCCTTTTTGTAGTTTAGCATCTAAAAATTCTTCTATGTCAGGATGATCTAAATCCAATGAAAACATTAAAGCTACTCTTCTTTGACCTCCAGCCTTTACAGGCTTGGCACAACCATCCATTAATTTCATTAATTCAACAGGACCAGGAGCTTCACCTTTTTGTTGGTTTATTATTGCTCCTCTAGGTCTTATATCAGAAAACTCATCACCGCAGCCGCCGCCAGTCATAGAAGTTATTATCATATTTTTAGCGGAATTTCCCCAACCTTCTTTTGAATCTTTATTAGGATCTAAAACAAAACAATTTAATAACTGTGGATTAGTTCTACCTGAATTATACCAAATTCTTCCACCTGGTACAAATAAATTTTTTATTAATATATCTTTAAATTTTTCTTCGTATATCTTTTGTTTATCTGGAATTTCAGCTATAGCCATTTGTCTAGAAACTCTAGAACAAGCTTCTGACCAAGTTTCTTCTGTTGTAAAAGCATATCTTTTTTTGAATATATCTAATGAAAGTCCTTGAGGCTCGTAAAGATTATCAGACATTATATCTCCTATCTAAGTTGTTATTTTGTTGGATATCTTGGTACTACTTGTAAGTATTGTTCTCCTACATCGTCCTGTTCTAGCATTATAATATAATTACTAGTATAAGCTACTAAATAACTTATAGTACCTATATTACAAGTATATTCTACATGTTCTATAGTCTCGTTATACTTATCTAGTATCTGATCTAGTTCGTGTTTAAGAGTTGTATTAAGGTATACAGCGTCTTCTATCCAGTATTCATTATTCAATCTAATATTTAGTACTTCTTCAGTTAAGTTACCATATCTCATTTTGATTTAAACTCCGTGTATTGTTCTAGTAAGTCTTTATGTAGTTCTATAAGTAGATCTATAAACTTTAATCGTTCAGACTTAACTCCTTCATTATAGCCCATTGCATAAGAAGTATTAGTAGGAGATAGGTCGTTTATAGGTTTTACCTTAGTTTTAAGGTGTTCCATCATATAACGTACTATAAACATAGCTTCGTCCATCCAAGCTTCTTGTCGCTCTTTTGATATGTGTTTCCACCTAAGCTTAGTACCAGTTTCCCTATAAGCATAATGTTCAAACATAGTTTTAGCTAGTTCTTCTATTGTAGTCATTAATTCTTATCCCAATAGTCTTGTATTTCTTTGTCGGTTTTATTAGTTTGGTCGCCACTAATTTTTTTTCTTTGTTCAGCTAATTGTACCATAGCTTTAGTCAAATCGTCAATCTCTTTATTCAATAATTTTCTTTCTTTTAGCATTTCATTAATTTCAGCTTCTAACAGGTCAGCTTCTTTTTGAGTATTAGCTAGAGCTATTCTAGCTTTTAAAGCTTTAGCTTCCTTATTTTTAAGGTTAATGTAGTACAGTAATAAACCTATAACTACTCCTAATACTATAGTAATATTAGCGTAAATATTTTTAAAAAAATCTTTAATTTTACTCATTGTTTTTAGTCCTTTTAACAGTTACACCTTGTTCATTAACTCTAAGTTCCTCAAAATATACTTTACCAGCTTTAATAGCATTTTTAATAAGTTTTTGTCGTTTACTAGTTTTACTGTTACCTGATTTAACTTCAATAAATACTACTTCAGCGTCATCAAAATTAAAATACAGATAATCAATAGGAGTACCTAAATGTCTTAGATTTTGACTATCATAAGGTAAACCTTGTAATATTGGAACTAGATTTTCTGTTATATTACCCAAACGTGTCTCAGATGATTTCTTCATTGATAAAATAGATCTACTTTTTTCTCTTTCTAAACCTAAATCTTCTTGTGTTTTAAATAAATCTTCTTGTAATTCTCTATTACCTTTAAGTAATTGTTCGTTGTCTACTCTAAGTTGCATTAAATGGTCTTGTTCATCTATATACTTACCTAATATTTCAGCTCTCTCTACTTTTATATTAGTCATTTCTTTTTTTAATGTATAGTTATTATAAATTAATAATAATATACCTAATAATAAAATTATTACTGCAGTTTCCATTATCTACTCCAAAATTTAGAAGCTACGTAACCTGCTCCTATAGTTAATATAACTCCACCTATTACAAATATTAAGTCTCTTTTACCTCTACCGTCCTCAGACTCTATTAACTTTCTAGTAGAATCTTCAGCTCTAATACGCCATAGTTCAGCTTTATCTCGTTCTTTATTTGTAATACTTTCTTGTAGTCTAATACTCTCATTAAGTAGATTAACTTGTTTATTAAGTAGTTCTAACTGTTGAGTAAAGAACTTATTTTCTTCATTCATTATTCTAACTTTTAGTTCTTTTTCAGGAGAAAAGAGAAAGCCACTACATGGAGCGGCTTCCCCTTTATTTAGAAAGGTAACATCCTTGATACACTCTGCTAAACTAATATTAACTATACTTATTAACATTATTAAACTAATTAACTTACTTAACATAATTTAGGTATATTCCAGTATTTAGGTACTTATGTATAAACTCTTGTTTCTTATAAATCATAGTGTGAATAACATCTTGTACCATTTTTCTATCTGCAGTACTAGTATAATCAAAGATTCTACTAAAGTCAACATCTAAAGGATAAGTAATTAAAGGGCAATCTGACCAAGTTACTCTAACTGATCCAAAAAGGGTTCTTACAGTTTCTATATTAGTTCCTGTAATCATTGAACTATCACATTTAGCTAGTACTACTTTATCAGCAGCATTAGCATTTACAGCATCTTGACCGTCTACCCAATATTCGTTCACTATTAAGTTTTTATAATCATTTACTGATAATTTCATTCTATCTGCACATTCTTTTTCAATATTTTCCATTCGTCTAGTCCAATATTCTACTCTACTATTTAATTCTCCAGGAATTTGACCACTTACGCTACCTCTAGCTCTGTGTGACATTAGAGTACCATGAGGTAATATTAATCTCTCGCCTAAACTTTGCGCCATAATAAAACCCATACTAGCTGCAAAGTTAGTAATAGTTTTAATTTCTTGAGGTAAAGCTTTTAAAGAAGTTATAAATTCTTGTCCAGATACTACATCTCCTCCTGGAGTATCAAGTACTAGATAAATAGTGTCTTGAAATTTATTAGCACTACTTAATTTAAATATCTTTTTTTGTACTTCTGTAACTGATTCTCCAGTAACAGCTCCTCTAAATACTACAGTATTACTTTTAGTCAAAGTAATTAAAGGTATTTCTTTACCTTCTACAGTTTTTTTACCTGGCTTATTTAAGCCTGGAAAGTCAAAAGCTAATAAACTAGTGATTACTAGTAATAAAGCTGTTAGTCTTATAAGTTTTTTCATATACTCCTCTTATTTGTTCTCAGCAGCTTTACTGCTAGAATCATTACCAAAATCACCTTTACTTCCGAAGCTAAATCTTCTACCAAAGTATAAGGCTGTTGTTGTATATAGGAACTCTTGTAGAGGTCCTACGCCACTTACTATACCTACTAGTGATAGTCCTGCTGCTATTAAATAAGCTGCTATAGCTATATTTAACATAGTTAGACTTACTGAAGGTTCCCCTGTTTTAGGATCTATCATATATTTCATATTATCTCCTCGTTATTTAGATAAATTTGTTTACAAGATATAAGAAAGTCTTGTAATTTTAAATCTTGCTTCATAAAATTTACGTAACTACATACTAATGAGCAATATTTTCTAATTTTGTTCCAATTAGTAACTCTAAAAGAATTGTTACAATGTTCACAATTTTTATAATTATTAATCACTTTATAAAACTCCTATATGAGGGTTAAAAGTGCAATTAGAATAATCAATTTTTTTTATACCTAATCTTTTCAACCAACCTAAAGACACTGCTATAGCATCATATAGATCATTAGGTGTTTGTCTGTTGTTTTTTGTTATATTTGATATAATTTCATTAGGGACATTTAAAACTTGTAAAACTTTTTGTTTAGTAGGCTCTTTATAGTCCCTTTTACCTTGAGAAGTATCAGGTTTGATACCTAGTTCACTTCTCCATTGTTGGGGGTAAATTGAAGTAACTTTTACTCCATTTTCTGCCGCCCCTACTTTAATAGCGCCGACCATTTCACTAACTACCATACAGCCCATAGCTTTTTTAGGATTTACACTATAATGTTCGTAAACTATATGGTCAACTTGTTCTACTACTTCAAAATAAGTCATAATAGCGTTAAACATATAGGAAAACTTCTCTTGGTGGTCCCAATTAGGGTCTAACCATAAAGCTCCTGCAGACTTAATATTAGCTTTCTTATTAATAAAGTCTACAGCTACTTTACAATAACCTGTACAACTAGAACTAATATCTAGAAATAACACGTTAGCAGCATCTACATTAACTTCGTTATCTGTTAGTAGTTTTTTAATTTCATCTAGATCTTCCATATTTACTTTTAAACTCCTGTATTAAGTCGTTAGCTAAATTTACATCTCCAGCTTTATAAGCTATTCTAATACGTTTATTTAACTCTCGTTTTATTTTATGTTGTTGTAATTCATTAAAATGACTAATTCTAGTATTTACCATTTTAGCTAACTCTATATCATTATTAATGTCTTTACCTTTTTTTACAGCCACTTTGTATAATATATCGGATAGTTCTTGTTTATCTTCAGGAGCTAGAGCAGCTAAACTAAGTAGTTCTTTTAGTTCTGATAATACCCTTTCATATTCTTCTTTAGTAGCGGTTTTAGTTAAAGTGTTAATTTTAGTTTTAATTTGTTTTATACCTATATCATAATACATTTGATTAGTTTGTTTTATAATCTGTTTAGTAGTAAAGTTAGGTAAGTTTTTACGTCTTTGTCTTCTTTCTATAAAATTATCATACCATAATAGAATATTAAAATAAATATTACCTAAAAAGCTAGTATAAAATAATTTTTTAATACTTTTCACCTTTTAATACTCCTTTTACATTAGGGTTGTGTTTTTGAGCTTTAGTTCTATTAGAGCAAGTAGTACATTTTCTAAAATACCAAGGATTACCTTGTTTAGTATATAATACTATTTCTAAATAACCTGTCCCACATTGTAAACATTTCCATTCATCTTTTAGTTTTTCTAAAATATCTTCTCTTTCTTCTAATTTATCTTCATAGTAATATTTATCTAATAGTTCTTTAACATTATTATAATCATCTAAGTCAATTCTTGCTAACTGTTTTCTTAAAGCTCCTATTTGTTTCTTTAACTTATCATTCTCTCTTTTTAATTTCTGTAGTAAGTCATGTTCTTTATCCGTATGAACTCTTCTTTTCATAATACCTCTTATAACTTTATTTACCTGTATGACCAAAACCTCCAGCACCTCTACTACTAGTACTTAAATCAGTTACTTCTTCATATTCTACTTCAGGGTAAGGCATTATTATAAGTTGTCCTATTCTATCTCCATATTGATATTCTAAGTGTTCTTTATTATCTTTGTAACTTAGTCTAAGTTTTATTTCACCTCTATAATCACTGTCAATTACTCCTATAGAATTAATTAAAGTATGACTAGTTTTGCTTATACTAGATCTAGGAAATACTAGTCCTACATATCCTTCAGGTATTTGTATAGCTAATCCTGTACCAAACTCTATGTATTCAAAGTCTAAGTTTTTATAACCATCTATACAGTATAAGTCATACCCTGCAGAACTTTCAGTACCTCTAGTTGGCGTAAAAGCGTTTTCTACTAGTTTTTTAAATTTAATTTTTAGTTTTGAGGAAGATTGCAGCATTATCGTCTCTATTTGGTTGTACCATTTCTTTCATAACTAGAATAGCTTGTTCTAGTTGTTTATATTCACTACCTTTTTTAGTACCTAATTTTATATGTAGGTTAATACCTATTTTTATTAAGTATTCTCCAGTTACAGCAATTAAATTTCCTATAACTATTGGAATATTAGCTATAAGGTTTTTCATTTTTTCCACCATCCCTTTATATCTTTTTTATCTTCTAATTCTTTACGTTCTTCTTTAAGTTTTTTAATTTCTTCATACATAAAAGCTACAGTTCTTTCGTACAACTTATTAGAGTCTTCTATACCAATAAACTCACTAGTAGCGGCTTTTATTTCATCGTTCTTATGTGCCATAGTATTTAAAAGTGCTACTTTAACTTGCATTTCACTCTCCGTCGCTATAATGTTCAATAATTTGTGCGCTACCCCATTTTTCTCTATTTTCGTTTTTATAATCGTCAATAGCTCCTGGCTCATTGGCAAATATTTTATCTGCCACTATAACAAATTCTCCGCTATTTTTAACGCTATTAATATGATTCTTTCTTACTACAATTTTACTAATTATTCCAAAAGCTAACTGTTGTCCATCAACTATAGCTTTTAGTTCTTTTACTTTTTTTGTTTCTATTTGTAATGAGGATACGTATTTTAGTTTTTTACCGCCTCTAGGTTTATTAGTTGCTTGGCCTCCAGGAAATTGAGCTGGTTCTACGTAAATTTGATTTAATACTACCATTCCAACATAATGTGGAGCAGTATCATATCTAGTATCATTAATTTTATCAGACAAAATCATCAAATGTTCAGTTATTACTTTTGCATTTTGTTGATGTACGTTTTTTAGTTTAGTAGTTCCGTCTTTTTGATCCATTCTAGCTGCTCTACAATTAACGCTACCTAACGAATCAATAAATATTAATGTATCATAAGGTAGTTTTCCTCTATTTACATCTGCTATAATTTTATCAGCAAACTCAAAAACATCTTCTATTGACTTACAAGAAAAATTCATAATAGCTTGTTTCTCGTCAAAACCCATTGCTGCGGCTCTTTCTTTTCTATATTTTTTTTCAATAATTATCATTACTGTAAATATTCCCTGTTGTTGAGCTTTTGCAGCAGCTTCTAGCATTAATGAGCTTTTTCCTGTATCAGAATCCCCGTAAATTTCAGTTATATCTCCTAACGCAAATCCTGGAAGTCCTAAACAACTTTGTAATTCTTCGTTAAGAATAACGTATTTTGGTTCTTTTTCTATTAATTCAGTTAATTGCAAACTATTTTTATAAGCTTCTAAATTAAATTTTGCCATTTCTATCCTTTATAAAACCTTCACAGATTTTAATATAACCGTCTTCTAATTCGTCATTTATACTTGGCCCATAACATAAGTGGTGCCAACCAAAAGTCTTATCTACACGATCTTTAGAACTATAAGGTTCTATATATTTAATCCATTTTTTTACTAATTTAGTTAGTTCTTTATCTAGTTTAGAGTTTATTTGTACTTTACGAACGTCTATTTCTTTATTCGGCGGCAAATAGAAATTATCTTTACTATATAAAGCCTTATTCATTGGATAAGCTTTATGTAATAACCACCAATATAACCTAGTATAAGGACAATTCTCTCTAGACTTTGCCTCAAACTTCTTAAGAGTTCCTATCTTGAATAACATTAATTACTCCTGCTAAAGTACGTTTAAGTCTAGGAGTAGCATTTTCTAAGTTCCTGATTAACTCATTAATATCTACTGCATCAGTTCTACCTGTACTACGTCTAATCCTATTACTAGCTCTTAAAGCTCCGTAAACGGACTGTAATCTATAACCTAGTCTTCTATAGTACTTATTATCAGATTCTACAAGGAACCTGACTAGTTGGTTCACAGTTACTGTTCTATGATTATTAGTTGAATCACCTATATAACCTTTAATACTATTATTACCTACAGTACTTACTACTGTACTTACGTTATTTACAAATGTATTTACTACTGACATACTTACTCCTTATAATTTATCTGCGTACATATCAAACAATGACCTTCTAAGCCTATGTTGTGGTGTAATACCTATAGCAGCTAGAGTCTTTTCACCTTCTTTTAGCACGTCTTTAACGGTTATACCTAGTTCAGTTACTTTCTCTTTATTAACTTCTACTTCTATAAATCTACCTACTTCTTTCATATTCTTATCATAAACAGTATAATATACATAATTCAAATTATCAAGAAAATAAATGAAACAAGACTTAAATATTCTAAAGTTTTCTTTCATACCTTCAAAGTCTAGAAAGTCCTTTATAGCCTTTTCAGTTATCTTTTTAGGGTCTAGTGGTAGATCAGCTTCTACTCGTTCCCATACAGATTCTTTTAGTCGTCTTTTTTTAGTTAGTTCTGGAGTTTCGTCGCTTTTTCTATACCTAGCAAAGAAATCTCTACGTTCATTTAGTGTGTAATACACATCCCATGAACTACGTTCTAAGCGTTTAATAGTACTTAGTTTAGCCATTAGAGCTTCAAAATCTTGAAGTTTAATGTCTGTGGCATCATATTTAAATTCTAACTCTAATGGTTCGTTATTAACATTTTCCATAATATTTTTAGTTTATACCTCATTATCATAAGTATAAACTGTTATTTTATTATTGTCAAGTATTATTTTCATTTTATTTACTTTCTGCCCAATTATCTGAAATTACGGGTTCAGCTTTTAAGGGTACGCTGATTTTAATAGTATTTTCCATAGTTTCTTTCATAATTTTACTGGCTATTTCGGATTGGTCTTCCCTTACTATACAAGTAACTTCATCGTGAACCATAAGTAAAATATCTGCGTCGATATTATTAGCTTTAAAAGCTTTTGTTAAAGCTATCATAGATCTATTTATTATAGTTGCAGCTAAGCCTTGAATTTTAAAATTTTTAGCATTATTTAGAAGATTTTTATACTCTCTTCTTACCTTTTCTAGACCTTTTTTAGCTGCCCATTTATAATCTAAAATCTCACTATCATTATACATTGCTGCAGTTAATCTAGCTTGTTTTAAATGTCTTACTCTACCAAATTCCGTTTTTACAAAACCATATTTTTTAGCTTCATAATTACATTGATTCATATATTTTTTTAAATTAGGGTAAGCTTCTAAATAATCATTAATAATTCTATGAGCTTCTTGCCAAGATACGTTCAGTATATCCTTCACTCTTGAAGCTTCAGCACCATAAACTACTGCTAAGCAAAAAGCCTTACTTTTTTGTCTAGCTTCTTTTTCATGTAAACCTAGATAATTAGGATCTTTTTTATTAGCGCTATAATCACTTAAATTAAAAACATCAATAGCAATACGACTATATAGGTCTTCTCCATTTCTAAACACATTTCTGAGAGACTCATCGCCTGAAACATGAGCAAAACATATCGGTTCCAGACTATTATAATCGGCATTAAGTATTTTATAACCTTCTGGAGCTATAAAACCTTTTCTAATTTGATTAGAATATTTTAAAACTATTTCAGATATGCCAGAATCTTCGTCTTTTATTCGAGGTAAATTTTGACAGTTACCTGTTATGAAGGTATCTGAACCTCTACGAGCTATAAACATAGAACTAGGAACAGAAACACACCAAACCTTTTCACTAGAGATCTCTGAATTTATTTCAGCATTTGCTGTTAAAGAGAAATTTCTTTTAGTTATTTGTAACTCATAATTATTATTATTAGCTATTGTTTTATAAATTCTTTTGTGTGCTCGCCAACCTTCCATAACACACAAGGCTTGTATTAAATCGACATTTAATTCTTCATTAGAACTATAGTTACATTTTCTAGTACTAAGATCATCCCATTCAAATATCTCTTTTAATACTGTCTTTCTTTCTTCTGAACCTAAAGTTACCCAATTATTAGGAAATATTTTTTCATAACCAATAATATTAATGATAGCGTCTTTACAACCACTAACTAAAATTTCATACATACCATTTTTAGATTTATCTTCTACTAAGAATTTAAAATTATTTAAAATCTCAAGTAACCTATTATATTTTCTTTTTTTATAAAATCTAAATCTTATTTTAGAAGAATCTTTTCTTATTTCTGAATCCGCTTGACACGCTACTACAAACCTTAACCAATTTAAATCATAACCTTGAGGAATTGTTAAAGTGTGTATTCCATGATAAATTCTAGCATCTTTTGGAAAATTTTTTGCAGGTTTTTCGCACATTTTATTGTTATTATGTCTATCAAAGTAGATAATTCTATGATTATCTGTCAGTCTCATATTAAGGTGTTGATTTTTAATAGTAATAATAGTTTTATTATTATTTTCTGATAAATAAATATTATCTGGTGTTTCAAAAATTATTTTATCACCATCAAAACTAGCTATTTCGGTATATTTATTTATTTCGTTATATTTTTTAAAACCTTTATTCGTAAGAATTTCTGTATCCAAACTCAAACAATTTGGATTCCTACTACTATATCTACCTGAAGTAGTACCAAATTGTAGCATACTCGCATAAATATAACCATCTATTTGTCTTTCTAAAATACCTTCTACATAAGTTGATAATAGTTTATTAAGTTTCTTATAATCTAATAATTTCTTTATAGCACTTTTACGTTTAGCTACTAATTCTAGGAAATCATCGTCAATTTTAGGTTTACCTGTTTCAGTTTTCTCTTGAGGATTTAACTTCCATACCTTACATATCAAGTATGCTAAGTGATCATTACTAGACAAATTAAACACGTACTTTCTATTCTGATCAGCTAACAGCATATTTCGTTGTACAGCCTGTAATATAGAATCTGCTAGTTTATAAGGACTATTACTTATTATACTATCGTAAAAGTCTGAGTGAATAGGAGTTAGTTCTTTTTGTTTCTCTATAGCTTTCTTAGCTAGAGTTACTTTACCTGTCTTAACACTTACTGGTAAAGGTATATTAAGATGTTCTGCTAGTTTTACTGGAAATAAACCACTAGTTTTGATAGGATAGTCCTTATCTAGTAACTCTTGTTCAAAATTAGCTACTAGAGGTTTAATTTCTTGCATTATTTCAGTTTCCAGTTTAAGTATTTCTTGAGTAATTTCAGTTTTTAGGTTATTAAAGTGATCTAAGTCTATTTTAAAACCTTTACGTTTCATATTAATAGTAACGTGCTTATATAAAGGCATTACCTCATCCACGTAAAATAGGTTTACTAGGTCTTCTTCTATAAGTCTTGACTCATATATATTAAATAACATTATGGTTAAAATAACGTCATGACAACAATATTCTGATAGGATTTCTGTGTCGGCCAAATGTATGTCTTTTTGAGTCTTGACGAATTTTCCGCCGTTAGCTAATACGTTTTCTTTTAGTTTATCTTGAGCTTTATCGGCCCAATCTCCTAGCTCTTTAGTAGCTATTTCTTTTAGAGCAAAGGGAGGTTCTTCTTCTAAAGTATGTTTTTGTAGGATAGTATCTGAATAAATATAGTCTGTTAAGTTTATACCTAAATTATTCTCTATAACTAGAATATCATATATAATGTTGTGACCAATAAGTCTAAATTTAGAACAGGTATCTTCAAGCCATTGACTTATAGTTATTTGTTGTTCTTTAGTCCAAGTTTCTGAACCATCTTTATTGCGCCACACAATATAGAAAGCCTTCTTTTCATTAAAGCATAAACCTATACCGTATAATAAGGCTATCTTCTCTATTTCAGAATTAGATTCTACATCTAATACTATATTTTGAGAATTTACTTGATTAGTGTATCTTACTAATTTATTAAAGTCTTCTATATTTGAAATGGTGTAAGTACTAAATTCTGGTTTAATCATACTTATATTATACTATACTTTTATTTAGTTTGTCAATAGCTTCTGCAAATATTTCTGTATCTAATCCTAATGAAATTCTAGCTCTAGTTTTATCTCCAAAATAAACTCCGTCTATAATATTAACTTTAGCTTTTTCAGTAGCTTTAATAAAATTTTTACCTTTCTTTAAAAAGGCGAACATACCATTAGGTTTAATATCATTAGGGTCTAATATCGACTTATCAATTTGTTTTAACTTATTAATATTGACTCCTAGTTTATTTTTACATTGATTATGAAAGTAGGTTTCAGCGTTAGGATTATTATAGAAGAATACTTCTATATCGTATAATATCTTTTGAGAGAAATCACTTGTACCCATTGTAGTAATTTCTAAGTATTCCGACATCTTAGTAGCTAGTTCCTCTGACTCACAAATTGCATAACCTATTCTTAAGCCTGATAATCCGAACTTTTTACTACAGGATACTAAATGTATATTACCTTTAACTTCTAGTTTATGATTAGGTAGATATTGTTGACAATAGTAAGCCCCATCAAATATGATAGGTTTATCTGAAGTATAACTTATATAATCTATATTACTATCAGGGTTATTAGGAGCTGTAATTAAGCTAAAGTCTGCGGTAGCTTCTTTATGTACCATCTTACAACCTTCTTTATTAATAAGTACAGGAAATGATAGCCAATAAGGTTTAGGTACGTATATGTTAGCCTTCTTATCGTCTCTTAAAGCATATATAGCGGCTGATAAGCCTTGTTTAGCCCCGTTAGTAATAACTACAGGCTTCTGGTATTTAAAGCTTAGAAATTGCTTTAATTCATCTGTACCTGCTGCTGGAGGGTATTTAGAGTTCCTAGGGTCAAATCTATAGTTTAGAGTTTCTCCAAATGTAGTTAAAGTCTTCTCTAAGGCTCTCTTAATTATATCAGGTTCGCCTATAGTTAAATTTATAGTACCTTCTGGTAAGGGATTTCTAGCTAATACTAGATCATTTTTTAGATATTTTACCATTACTGTATGCCGAGTTGTTTTTGCCGGATTTAATTTCATCTAAACTCTTTTTAATCTTAGTACTAGAAGAATTAGATATTTTAGCTTCTAGCATAAATAACTCTAAATGTCTATGTAATCTTTTAATTTCTTCTTCTCCTAAAATAGTACAATCAAAATGGTTATTGTTTGGTTCTAATTTAAATAGGTATTTTATAGCATTTTTCAATCTATCAAAAAATCCTAAGTGTTGATTTAAATATGATTCAATAATTATTTCTTTGTATTCTTTGTCTGAAGAAATTCTTAAAATATGCGACATATCGCAATCAATACATTCAAAGTATTCTGGTTTATTATTCTTTGGACTCATTTTTTACCTCTATTAATTTCTGTAGTTCTACTGGAGTATCGTCTACTATTAAGTTTTCGTCTACCTCTTCTTGTTTATATTCATTTATAACTATATTTGCTAATTTATTTTGACCTATTCTAGCTAATAACTTATTAGTTAGGTTGGTCATTGTTTTTTTATCTACGGGTTTACTTAAATGTGTATCTCTAACTTTTCTAAAGTTACCTCGTTTTTTAGGTTCTATAATTTTATCTGCTAAACCTAAAGTTATACATTCTTTAGCTGTCAAATATAAATCTCTTTGACAAACTTCTTTCCAAAATTCTTTTGGCATATGGCTATTTTCTGAATAGATTTTGTATAATACTTCCATTAATCTCTTTGACTCATCTGCTTGAATATGCACATCTGTATAATTGCCTTCTATTCCTTCCCAACCATTATGAACCATAACTGTTGAATGAGGGTACAAATACCTTTCATCGCAAGCCGCCATAACCCAAGTAGCTGCACTCATAATAGCTCCACCGCCAAAAAACTTAATTTGACAGGTAGAAGCTAGTATAAAATCATGTAGGTATAACATAGCATAAGGATCTCCACCATAAGAATTCATGTGTATTTCTATAGGTTTCTTAGGGTGATCTGCTATCATCTTACCCATAGCTCTTATAACGTGACTTACAGAATCTATAGTAAAATCTGAATGAGAACTATGACTAGAGTCAATAGGTACTCCAAAATAGATTTTTCTATTCTTCTCATCTACGCCATAAACTACAAAGCTTTCTAATTCTATTCTAGTTGACATTAATTATCCTAACTATTTTAGTAAAGAACTCATAGCATAAAATACTTTAGCAGTAAGTTCTGTATCAAATTTAGCTCCATGTAAATCATCTTTATTAAAAGGTATTTTTAAAACTTCAGCTAGTCTACTCAAACTAACTTTATCTGTTTTGATAATACCTACAGATTGTAGGAATAATCCTATTGTAGCTGTATCAAGTACTTTATAAGAGAATAAATTATTAAAACCATCAATACTATTGATATCAAATCTAGTCTTTATAAAGTTTATATCAAAATTAACATTATGACCACATATAACAGTATCTCTAGGTAAATCTAGAGCATAATCTACAAACTCACATAACATTTGTTGTTCTTGTTTATCTTTACCTGCTAGTAATAGAGTTTTAATTTTTTGTTTATTAACTACTAAAGCTCCTAAATTAACTTTAGTATTAGGACTAAAACCTTTAGAATGAAACTCTGATTGTATAGCTCCATTACTATAAAACTTACCTGAAATTTCTATAATAGAATTTATACTAGGATCTAGTCCTACAGTTTCTATATCTAAGAATAATATGTTCATTTTTTACTCCGTCTGTCCATACATTTTGAATAAGAATTTAAAGCTCTATCTTTAGCTAATTCTTTACCAATTTTATAATTAAAATTATCATCTGGTGAACAAAGAGCCGTACCTGAAAACATCTCTCCATCTCGAAGTATTACACAAATAGTATGACCAGTTTTACTACCATCTATATTTCTTGGATAAATGTAAAATTCTTTACTTCTGTCCACTATCTTCTCCTTTTTTGAGAAATTGCATAAGATATCTGTAAATTTTGAAAGTATTCCTCGCATCATATTTAGCATCGTGTTTTCTCCCTTCAAAAGTTAATCCTAACCTATTCATAGATTTGGATAATCCTGACTGTAATTTTAATTCGTTTACTAAACAATAAGTTTGAAATAACTTTTTAGCATCAAAAAAACTTCTACCAAATACGTAATCTTTTTTGTCTATACCAAGTTGTTTTAATAAAGTTTCTGTATCCCCACAACCCCAAGTTATAGGATTATGAAAACAATTATGTCTTTTCTTAAAATCTAATAAAACTTTATGGGCATTTTCTAGCTCTATTCCATTATCAACTTGATCTTGAGTTATACCCGTTAGGTTTATTATATATTCTGATAATTGTTCTTTAGGGTTTATATACATAGAGAGTTCTTCCTTGATCTCTCCTGTATATAAATCTGCCGCAATGATTCCTACTTGAATAATGCGGTTTGATGGTTGATTCATCTCTAAATCTAAAGTCATTATATTTCTATATTTTATCACTTGTATCTTTCTATTGAGATTCAAAAATCCTAAAGTCTGGATGTTTTTCTTCTTTTCTATCTTTATTTTCAAAAGCTACTAATTTTACTTTATCACCTTCTGTAGAAGCTTCAATTAAATTAATTAGTTTTTCTCTGTCAATACTAATAGATAAAAATCTATTACCATTCTTAGAAGACCTATCCCACACAGCTCCAATATTCTGCTTCAATCCGCCCGAACCTCCACCATTTCCGCCTCTATTATAATTTCTGCCTTCTGCTCCGCCACCTACAGTTCCTCTGCCAACTACTCCGCCTCCAGTTGAACTACCTTTATCAAAACCTGATCCAAAAGTGGATCTCTTAAAATTATCTGACATATTTACTCCTTTTGTAACATTTTTACAGATTTCTTAATATTATTAAACAAAACTTTTGCTTTGTCAACTTGAATAAATCTTTCTCCAAACCTAACATATTTATTAGGTACTATATTTATAGGGCTATTAGCTAAATCATCACTAGTTACACACAGATAGCTAGTTTGATCACTATTAAACATAATATACAAAGTAGGTTTATCTAGTTCAGTATATTTTAGTTTTCTTTCTGGAAAATTTACCGATTGATACGGAAAATCTGGACCAGACCAAACCTTTTTAATTTCTACTTCTGCGTAAAATTGATGTTTTCCATTTTTAAACACTAATAAATCTACTTTTCTCTTTTTCTCATTTTCTACAACTTCATAACATTTGCCTAGTGTAGCTAATAAGTTAGCTACCATTTCTTTTGCTATTCTGTCATTTTCTGCATAAAGCTTTGGATCAAAGGGTTTTTTTATCATTTTTCCTCTTCTCTATTTCTTGTCTAAGTAAACTACAAATTACTGCCTCTTTACTAATTTTAAGTGTTTCACTAATATTACTTACTAACTTAAAAGTTTTATCTGTAGAGTTTAAGTCTACTTTTTTTAGCTTACTTTTAGATAATAGTTTATTAAGTAAATGTTCTTCTATTATCATGTTTTTAACTTGCTCTATACTAATATTTAGTTTTTTTGATAGTTTTTCTAGATCTTTCATTTATCCATTCTCCATCTAATGAATACAGGATGTCTTAACGAACCTGCTTCCGTTTGTTCCATATATTTGATTTCAGCCACTTTACCCACAAACTTAGAGGGTGATGCGGCCATTTCTTTTCTATGGTCAATAGTAAACCCACTGCCACAACGAACGGTATGATTATTAAAATCAAACTCAATACCACCAGCCAAACCGACAAAATTACCTTCTGCTTCATAGAGCGACTTGACCGTAACATCTATAGTCTCCATAGGCTTTAATTTTAACATTTCACCTGATCTTAAAGTTACTCTCTTCCAGTGATATAAACCGTCAATACTTCTTATTATACTACCTTCAAAACCACTTTGCAAGTGTTTTTTATAAATATCTACTAAATCTTTAGCATTATCTACTTTTGTAGTCTCAATGTCAACTACTTTTTTATAATCAGCTACTTGATCATTTAAAGTCTCTCTAAGTAATTTTAATCTTTGTTCATATCTTAGTTTACAACTCTTATTATTCCAGTCCTTTAAAGGTATGCAGTCAAATACTGTAAATTTAAGGTCTTTAGGTATTTCAGCGTCTTCTGTAGTCAATACAGATACTAATTTCTCAAAGCTTAATTCATGACTATATAGTTCTCCATCTAATACTACGTCTTTCACGTTTTGTAAAGCCTTAAAATGGCTTATAAGCTGTTTATTGCCGAATATCTTGCCCGACCTACTCCAAAGGGTTATTTGGCCGCCTAAAGGCAAACATACGCACCTAAAACCGTCTAATTTAGGAGTAATATAAGTAGGATAAGATATATTTGTAACATTAGCTAATTTACTAGGAGCTAACATTACGTCAAAAGTAGGTATTAAGTTAGGCCACACTTTATTAACTGTACTTACTCCTACTCCTATAGCAGCTTTAAATAGTACGTCTTTGAATACCTGTTCTAGTTCTTCATTATCTACTGAGGCTAATACTCCTACAGTACGTTCTATAGCTTCGTTACCTGTATATACTCTATTTTCTAAATCTGCTAGTAATTGAATAAAGTGTTTCCAACTACTCAAGTCATTTAAAGGTCTGGCTTTGTTGTATTCAGGTATTTTCTTAATATAGAATAACTTATAAGGGTTAAGGTTAGCTTCTAACAAAGTTTGTAAATGGTAGTTATCTACTTCAGTTAATAGTATAGCTTCTTTATCTTTTATAGAATTAGTAGTTTTAAGCTTCGCTAAAGTCGCTAATGCTCTGTTCAGAGGATTCATTTATATATTCCTTAATTTGGTTAAGTTTTTTAATTACTATTTTAGTTTTACCTTCTAAGTCAGTTACTTTTAGTTTAGCTCGTTTGGGTAAGTATTCAATAAACTCGCCTACAATTCCTGTAGTAAATTTTACTTTGTCGCCTACTTGTAATATCATTTCGTCTGGTTTAAATATTTTTGTTTTCATTTAGTTTATCCTTTCTCCTAGTCAGTATCTTAATTTATGGAATGGTCAAATTTTTTCTATTTTCTTTTTATGATATAATATTTTTCATTCTTTCTATGTTCCTTTTCTAATAAAACGGGCTAGTATTTCTACTAGCCCTACGTATTGAACTAATCATCGGTGAGTGGAGAGACTCACTTAATTAAGTTCAAAATGAAGTATTTCCATTTCTTTTATTTTTTAAATATTCTCTTTCTTCAGGTTCTACTTGAGCTTGGTATTCTGCGTACTCATGTTCACTTAAATCTCTTACTGTACACTTAGCTCCATCCCAATATAAAGGTCTTTCTACTTCTGAACCCATTCTATTTTTAGCTAAGAACATTCTTATAACGTAGTCTTTATTTTCTACGCCCATAAATGGCCGCCAAACAGTTATTACATTACTAGCAGTTTCTTCCCAATCTCCTGATTCTTTGGCTACTCTTTTTGACCTTAAAGGAGTAGAACCGTCCCCTGCTGCTCTAGCTATTTGAGCTATAAATATCCAATGAGCATCTGTTTGGTCTGCAGCTTGAGTTGATAACAAAGCGTTGTGTCTAGCTGTAGCATAAGAATCACTATAAGGCCCTGAAATTCTACTAGCATAATCTACTACTACTAGTTTAATTTTATTACCTGTACGTTCTTGAACTTGAATTACTTTATCTCTCATTTGTTCTAAAGTCATTGTAGAACTAAAGTCAAAATAAGTTTTACTGTAAGTTTTTCTAATTATATCTCTAATTTCATTAATTTTTTTAGTATTTTTAGTGGCATAAAAAGCCATAATTTCATCTTGAGTATATTGTGTTAGTTTTTGAGCTAACTTTAAATATACTAAATTACGATGCATATCTAAACTTGCAAAGTAAGTATGTTGTCCTAATTTGTTAGCATTTTCCATAATATTTAAAGCTATCGTAGTTTTACCTGATCCTGATGCCCCAACTAGTAAACTAGTAGTTCCTACTGTTAATTTCATATAATCGTCAATTAAATTAATTCCAGTTCTTACTATATTACTTTCAAAGTTTTCTGCAAAGTTTGAGAACATATCAGAAACTTCGTCAATTTGAACTACAGTTTTATCTTGTCCATGACCATGATGTAAAGTACATTTACAATCACTTTTAATAGCATCGCAATATCTCTTTAAAGGTTCGTAGTCTGCTGCTGTACCTATTGCTCCTGGTATTAATTTAAAATCTTCTTTAAAAGCGCTATTTACAGCGTTCCAAAGCCTTTTTTTGTCGTGAACTTCAGCTTCAGGGTATAACTGGTTATTTAACCTAGCTATTCCTTTTAATATATTATAAACTACTTCTTTATGTGCGCCTTGATTTCTGTAAAAAGTAGCTAACCTTAAAAATAAATTATCCCTTTCTCCTCTACCTGGCACCATTATACCTTTAGATAAAGCGTAAATACATCTTGGAGTATTTTTAGGGCATTGTCTAAAATCTATAGTTTCTAAACCTCTAATTCCATCTATTACTTCTGCATCAGCTATTACAGCTACTTTATTTTCTACTTTAGAATACTTATCTAGTAGTTCTTTAGATGAATGAGGTTCTATAGTTATATTAATTATTCTAGAGTTCTGAGACATAATTTTAATTTGTCCCATACTTAAAGATTTTAATCTTGAAGGTCTAATATAGGTTTTATATAGCCCTGATTTTTGATTTTTTGTAAAAGGTATTCTAAATATTCTATTAGTATTATAAATACTTGTATCAAAAGTTTTTATATTACCTGCAAAGTTATTACAGAATTGTTTTAATTGTTTAGGAGTTATTTCTAAGTCTGTAGTTAGCTCTATATGAAAACCTTTATTACCTGAAAAGTAAACTGCTACAGATTTATCAATATCTACACCTTCTTGTTGTAGTTTTTCTAGTAAGTTACAAGCGTCGATTCTAGCTGTGTCAGGGTTTACTTCGCAATCTAAGTCAAAAGTAATCTTATTAGTAAAGACTTCCCCTTTATAACCAGCTATACTACCATTATTATTATTAAAATGGTCTAAAGCTTCCTTACTGTAAGTAAATAAGGATGCGTACCAATCTTTTTTAGTATCTAATTTTTGAATTAGATTACTTAATTGGTTAACTGCAACTATTTCTCCAGTATCATTTAAACCGTCTTTTAATTGAACGTATCTCTCCATTTGTAACTCCATTTTATTCTCCTGTAAAAGGAATATACTTTATTCTTCTTCTTCAGTTGTAAATACAAACCTTACGTCTGGTGCTTTAGGATGATTTTTTTTATCGTTTGAATACATTGCAAAATTTGTAATAGGCACAGCTTCACCATTAGGTAATAGAGCAAAAAGCTTTAAAGTTTTCTCTTCAGCTTTAGCACTAACATACTGTGTTCCATCTCTAGGGTTTTCTTTAAACCAACCTGCTCCAATTATGTTATATTTTTTAGCCATTTTCTAACTCCTTGTTAACTTGTTCTACTTCTTTATTGAGTTCTTCTTCATTCATTTTAAGTCTTCTATCATGTTCTTGTTTTATATGATACTGCATTAATACAAATCTGTCACTAATTAATCTTTGTCCTATTGCAAAAGCTAATTTTTCTTCTTCTTCTTTTAAGAAAACGGGTATTCCAGACGTAGGTAAGTCCATTATGGCAGCCATAACTCTATCTTTACCTCTTTTACTTAAACCTTTAAATAATTGAGCTAACCTAACTTTATTAGTAATGAAAGAATTACTAGCTCGTTTAGCCATTTCTTCAAAACTAGGTAGTTCTATTTTTTGTCCTGTTCTATCTTCTTCTTGAGCTATACTAGTAACTTCTGTAAGTACAGGTTCTTGTTTAGATTCTTCTACTTTATTTTCTTTACTCATATTTTATTCCTTATTCAAAATCTGGATCGTCTAGCAATCCTGGTTTACCTAAACTTTGAAATGTAGTATTAGTACTCTTAGCTGCTGCTGCTGCCATTCTAGCTAATAACCCTGTAGCGTTACCATTAGCTTTAGGTTTAGGTTGTTCTACTTTATTAGGTTTAAGTCCTTCAGCTTGAATAACTGGAATATCTTTTAATATAGATTCTGTACCTACATTTATAGACTCTTTAACTGGAGGTTCAAACTTAGTTAGCTTAGTTTTTATAGCGTTATCTTTAAGCCCCTTTGGCGCTGATTCAAAATCTGGAGTAAAAGCAGCTTTTTTAGCTCCTAACTTAGCCATAATATTACCTGTAGCTTTAGCAGATTCAGTTATTACAGCTCCGTCGTTTTCAATATCAGCTCCCTCATCAGAAATCATAAAGTTCTTAACTAACGCAAACTTAACGCTGGCTGTTATAGCTTTAGATGCAGATTTATCGCCACTATCTATTCCACTTCCGACTGAAGTAATAGTAAGCTGTTCACCCGACTCAGAATCAATAAAAGTGTGTTCTGTTTGTACAGTTACTAAAAATTCTGTAACATTATTACCATTTTTATCCATTCTATCTTTTTTCTCAGTTTCTACGTGTTTAGCGGAAGTTAACATAAACATTTTTTTATCTATCAATTCACGTTTTAAAGCTTCCATTACGTCTACTTCTCTCATATAGTAGTAGTTTTGACCTTTATTATAACCTTTTTTCGGCACAGAAGCTAAATTTTCTAGTATTTTTACTAGTTTAGCTGTAATTTTTGCTCTATTCTCCATATTAACTCTCCTTTCGTTTCTTTATATCTTGAATCTGTTTTATCACTTCATCAGGATTATTTACTATATTAGCAGCAAAACTATTAATAGTAAAGTGTAATCTAATAGTTTGTAACAAAAAATATATAACTGCTATAGACTCTAAAGGTATTTTAACCTCAAAAAACTTAAATATCAATATAGAAATTCCTAAAACAAACCCATGAAATATTATATTGAATAAAGTACCAAAAAATGCCATTATAACCTCTTATTTCTTTATTAGCCCTGAAGGATCATTTTTATGACACAAATTTTTGTAAACACAAATACTCCCGTACCAATTATCACACCTAGACGTATTCTTATAAACTATCTTATTCTTCATAGCTAGTATAATATTACTAATATCCTGAAATAGTGACTGTATCTGTTCAGGTGACTTCTCTTCTACTAATACCTGTACTATAGGCTTAGGTACTTTAGTTTCTATCCAGTCTCCATGACACCTATTTCCGGTACTATCTAGTGCATCACAGGTCTTATGCCTACCATTTCTATTACCATTACACTTATTGCAGTAAGCTACTATATCTTTAGGTATATTCTTACATAGTACTATATAACCTACTAAGTTAGTATTATAATAACTACCTTTCATACCAGCATATAAGGTTAATTGGTCTGAATAGTCTATATTATTCTGATCATAAGGCATACCAGCAGTCTTTAAGTCAAATATAATAGGTTTATCGTAACCGTCTATTTCTAGTACCATATCTATTACTCCTACTACTGAATCTCCAGTATTAGGGTCTGTTATATTTGTAAATTGCTGGGTAGCTATTACTTTCTTTATTTTAGGATAAAATTGCGTTTTAAACGCTTCTAATAGGATTCTACCCTTATGGTTCATTGATAACCATGAAAGTCTATTAAAATACTTAATTTGTTCGTTTGTAGGTCTTTTAAAGCTGTTTTTCTTAAGCTTTACAGTTTCTTTATATAAATTTACTAGTTTAGAAAAGTCTGCTGTTTCATTAGGTTGTAGTAAATTTAATTCTCTAGCCCAGCTTTCCATAGTTATAGAATCGTTAGTTTTGTCTAGTATTGCTTCATCAAAGTCATTGTAGCCGAAAATAATATCGTCGGCATCGTATATTTGCTTGGGTTTATTATTACTTATAGCTGTATGCCATCTATCGTAGAATTTCTCTATATAGTCATTATTACCTTTAAGTAAGTGTTCTACTGCTGTATCTATAGCTGAACCAAAGTATAAAGAAGCCCCTTCTGTAACTCCTTTAAGCTTTTTAACATAACTATTAAACCAATACATTGGACACATTATATAAGTACTGTTTTGACTGTAACTTGTTTTTGTACTCATAATCCCTTTTCTTTAAAGAAGCGTAAATATAGAAACTTATAAGATAACTTAATAGCTTCTGTGTGCCCTTTTTTCATTAAATATTTTGATAGATTAGCTAACTTCATTGCATCGTTTATAGTTAAACTATTATCTCCGTTAAGTAATCTAACTCTTAAGGCTTCAGCTTCTTCTAATAATTTTATATAGCTAGTTTTATCTAGCTTTTTGTGAATGTGTTCTTCTAAAGAAGCCACTTTATCATCTTTATCGTCTTTCATTATTAATTTCCTCTAATAAATCAGTTAAAGTAGCTATTGCAGATTTATGGAATACTACCTTATCTTTTAGAGACATTAATTCGTGAGCTGTTTTAATCTTTTCTTCTGTAGATATTGTACTGTTATTTTTTAGGTTGTCAAGTTTTTTCTGAATTTTAAGTAAAGAGCTATTACTACCGTTAATTTCTACCTTATGTTCAGATATTTTAGTATTTATAAGTTGTTGTAATTTATTAATCTCCATATAATTCCTTAGCTAACCTATTACGTTTAAATACTATAACGTAAGTTGTACTAATAACTGTCATAGGTACTGAATAATGTAAAGGTGTACCATGAGTAGCAACACTATAGTTATTATCATAGTCTGTACTTACATTAGGTAGTATTTGTACTACTTCCCAACCTCTTTCTAAACTCTCACTTATACGGTAGTCTATACTAGAAGCTTTTATATCAGTTAGCGTATAATATTCATACTCTAGTTCTTTCATAAATATAAACTTTCTAACATTTCGTTATTAAAACCTAAATTGTATTCTTTATTCAATAAAAATAATAGTTTATAATATAATTCTGTATATTTAGTTTCTTTTTTGAAGGCATTGGTGGAGCAGGAGGCGGCATGGGCGACATCAGCAGCAGTAAAGGCGGTATTGGCGATGGCGGCATAAGCGGCATAGGAGGTAGCATAGGCGGCATAGGCGGCGGCATAGGCGGAGTCCATGGTGGTTTCGGTGGTGGTGGCGGAGGTATAGGCAGTATAAGCGGCGGCATTGGCGGTATTGGCAGCGTTTTTTAAATCTTTTATTTTATCTTTAGTTGGATTTAAAATGTAATTTGCTAATAATTCCAAACAAATTTGCCTAGTTTTATAAACTTCAGGATATTTTTCTTTGTTGTAATATTGTTCTAAATTTAAAGCACATTGGTAAGCAAACTTTACTTTTAATAAATGCGGCAAACCTTTTATATTTAGAAGATTGGTAAGTTTAGTTTTATAGGTTAATTCTTTATTTTGAATAATTAAATTAATTTCAGTTTTCATTCTTATCCCTTGAATATAAAAGGTACATTATAGTTTACTTTACCTTTATTACGTTTCACAAATACTTGCCACTTTATATTATAATCTTGTACTAATTTACTTTTAACTTTATAAATAGCTTGTCGGCTAACTCCTAAGTCTTTACCTACTTGAGTTAAAGTTTTATTATCAAAGTATATTTTTTCTAATACATCAATTTGATGAAAAGTTAATCTATTTCTATTTTCTTCTAAAAACTTACGCATTATTGCGTATTCACTTAATTTATTCAAACTGCTATAAAAATAATATTTTACTGTAGCAGCATTACTTAAGTTCATAACTTCTGATATATATTTAAAGCTTTTATTTTCGTACATATACATTTTTACTATTTTTTCTTTTTTATTTGTTAAGACGTCCCAAGGTATTGAAATATCTGGTTCTGGTTCTGTAAATAACTCTTCTTCTAATGACTTAGGATCAGGTATATTACTTAAGTCCTTTCTATATACTAATGTTGGTTCTTTCTTCATTCGTCTTTCATCATTACTCATTTTCATTTCTTCCTTAAAATCTATAAGCTTCTCATAAGCTCTAATGTATTTAAGTATAAAGCAGTTTTAATATTAAGTCAAGCTTTATTTAAGATAAAGTAATTTATCCATTTCATTTATCTCAAATTCTATCCCATCTTGGTTTTTAAGTACTTTATCATTTGCGTCTATAATGAATAAACTGACATGAGCTATAGTATTAAACCCATATGGTTCACTACTTAAGGGACTTATTACATCTAATATATCTTCTTTTCTAATAAGAAAATAGTGTTCTATAGTTTCAGGCCAATGGTCATCTAGTTTACTCGTAGAAAAGTATTTTCTTTCTACTATCAACTCTTTACCATATTTACTTTGATAATATAACCAAGCCTTCTTAAGTCTTAGATAAGCTGTCTTATTTTCCTTGGTTAGTTTCATATTAAAATTCCTATAAAGTGTAAAAGATTAAAAGTATAAAGGATCAAATTTTTGTTCTCACCAGGCGGAACCCCACACTACGGCTGTGGAGAATGGGGTAGTCCCTATTGCAAAAAGCAGAACGCAAGCCCTGAGGGTCGCTGCACCAACCGCCCCCATGGAAAACACGAAGGGAACCACTATAAATACTAGAGGTCCATTCCCAAACGTTTCCGTGCATATCGTATAATCCCCATTTATTAGGTTTTTTAAGCCTACAGCTTGAGTTTTATGATTCGAGTTCTCATAAAACCAAACATAGTTAAATAATTCTTCTACGTCGTTGCCGAAGCAATACTCCGTCGTAGAACCAGCTCTGCAACAATACTCCCACTCTTCTTCTGAAGGTAAACGGTAAATGTAATCTTTTTGTTTTAGATTTAATTGCTGAATTAAATCTAAGCAAGCGTTATAACTAACTTGTTCTATTGGATTACTTGTGCCTTTAAAATAACTGGGATTGTTTTGCATAAAAAACTCCCAAAGCTTTTGCGTAAATTGAGTAGTTTGAATTTCAAAAGCTTTGTTAGGGATTTTAACAAAATCAAACTCATATAACTGTTTTAATAATTCTTCATTCATATATTTTTAATGCTTTCTTTACCTTATTTAGATAATTAAAATTAATAATTAAACCTTTTTTATTATACCTTATACTACCTGCATTATAAGCTAGTATAGCTAAGTCTATGTCTTTATACCTAGTTAACTGGTACTTTAAATATTTGGCGGCATAGTAAGCATTAGTATAAGGCTCTAATAATCCTAGTTTAGTGCCTTTATAGCCCATATCTTTAGCTGTAGGGTATTGTACCTGACATAAACCCATACTATTATGTCCATTTCCATCGTTGTAGTTAATAGCTTTAGGATTATGACTACTTTCTACCCAACATATAGCTTTAAGTACTTTACTGTCAACTCCTACTGTATTAGCAGCTTTAATTATAACGTCTGTTACAGCTAAAGCTTTAATAGATAGTAATGATAATAATATTATAGTTTTTGTCATAGGAAGTCAATCGTTAGTTTTACCTATAATACCTATAAGTAATGTTATTACTATTAAAGTTAACATAGTTTTCTCTCCCAATGGTTTTCTATTTTATCTATTATAAGAGTTTCTAATAGTTAGAATACTAGAAAATATTATTTTGTTGCGACATTTTTGAGTAGCTTTTTTTCTTATAATATTTATCATATTCTTTTTGTATTTTTTTCCAGGTTTATTACAATTTTTATAAGTTTGTAAGTTACAATATTTTAATTGAATTGACTTTTCTCCTAAAAATACATATAAACCTAATACGTTAGTAAAAGATTTTAAACCATAAGTATTAAATTCATTTGTTAAACTTTTATCTTTTTTTTCTATCTCTATATCTCTCTGTACTTTATATCTAGGATTTTTAATAGCTATATAAGTTACTAGAGTTTTAGCCACTTTTTCTTCAACAGTAACAGGAAGCTCATATAGCTCTTTAAATAAATCTAGGTTAATTTTAGAGAACATTTTACTTCCTTTTCTGCACTTCTACTTTAGTTTTAGCTCCCCAATCATACTGCACTTTACAGTTAGGTAATAAAGCCCATAATACAGGGTATTTAGGTTTTTTTAGCTCATTACCTTCAAAGTTCATACCATCAGTAAAGTAAATTAAACCGTCTATTTCTAAGTCTTTACACTTATCAAATACAGGTTTAAATGCAGTACCACCTCTACCTTTAAACTCAAACTTATGTTTAGGATCAAATTCTCCTATCCATTGAATTTTAGCATCACAAGCTATTAAAGTAATTTTAACGTCATCTCTATGTATTCTATCTACTTCCGCCATAAATTGATTTAAACACTCTGTATCAACTGAACCTGATTCGTCAATAGCTACTGCTAAGTGTAGTTTAGGATAAACTTTAGTTCCTGGAAAAATAATACCATAACGTCTATTTCTAGCTTTTCTTGAGGACTCAATAACTATTTCTGCTGTTTTAGCTACAAACCTTTGTAAGTCTTGTTTCCAGTTTTTAGGTTTATAATTAAGCCTATTAATAGCTTCAAGTATATCTCCAGGTAAATTACCTATACCGCCACTTTGTTCTACAGATTTATTAATTATAGACTTTACCTTTTCAGTAACATATTCTTCATCGGGATTACCTTCAGCCCATAAACTATGATCATCAATTATTATAACTCCTTGTCCACCGCTTTGATTACCATCTTTACTTTCTTCTTGCTTAAGAAATTCATAGTAATATTCCATATTTTGCCTATGTTCTATTCTAGGTATTTCTTTCTTTAAGTCTTCTACTAAACAAGGTCTACCTTCCATTGGTTTACCTGCATCTAGACTAGGATTAGGTATTTTATTACCATCTTTATCCATTATTTCAGTAGGATGACGCATTACATTACCTTCTTTATCAAACATTTGTAGTTTTTTAGGTAAATTAGGTAAATATTCATTAATAGCATAATCTGCGGCTCTGTTTAATCTATTAGCATCAAACATACTTTTAATTTTATCAATTAAAGGTTTATCTTTTTCTAACATATTAGGTTCAAGGAAATTAAACCTGTGAAAGTGATTCATCATTACATGATAACAATTGTGTACAAGAGTTTTATTTGCAAAAAAATTATGATTATCAGCTACAGTAATATCATACAATTGTGATCTTACAAACTTTTTATTTTTTACAGAAATTATCTTTTTTGCTGAAAATTCTAAAAAGTTTGTATTAAGTTTTTTAGAATTTAATTTATTATAATATTTTTCAGAAATTTTATATTTCATGCTATTATGAATATAAGGTGCTATTAAAGCAAATAATTTATTTGTAGCTTCTTTTTTTAATTTAATATTAAATAAATGTGGTTTTCCAGATCTTTGTTTAATTTCTGATCTTAAACCAAATTTATTTTTTAAAGTTTTTACAATAAGTTTTTGTTCTTCCAAAGAAAAACCTTCCGTATGAAAAAAAGAAGAACCATAATTATTCCAACTTCCATCATCCATAAACCAAAAAGCTAAAGCTACAGTATCTAAATTTTTCATTAAAAACTTAATATTTTTTTTGTTTTTAATATAAACTAATTCTCTTAGTTTTTTTGTTTGCTCATTAGTGCCATGATTGATCCTTAAATTAGAGTATTCATTTTTATAATCGCTCCAACTATTTACAATTTTTCCACCTAATATAGAATGTTTATATTCTATATAATCTTTATGAATTTTGCTTCCAGTAGAAGAAAATTGACCTGTAGAATTAATACAAGAATCTCCCAATAAACAACCGATAATTACACTTAATTGATCTTTATTGAATAAAGGTCTTTCTTTGTTTCTTTGTCTATCTATATCTATTTTTCTAATACTATATAAATTTTTAGCTTTTTCCGCTTCAATATACTCTATTTTTGGATTAAATATATCTCTAGTTACAGCTATTTTATGATCATTCGTACAAACTACTGAAGAGTATAAATAAGGACTTTTAGCATATTTCAAACTTACCCATCGTTTATTAGGATAATCTTTAATAGGTTTTTTAGAATAACCTATTACTGGTTTATATTCTAATTTTCCTTTTTTAGATAAAGATAGAACATTTACTTTAAGTTTATTTTCTACTATTTCTCCAATAGTAATATCTCCTTTATCTGTTTTTACTAATACGTTTTTAGCTACACATTCATGCTTTAAAACGTCTACTTGCTCTGTTAATGACATACTTTTCCAAAAGAAAGGGTTAACATACAGATTTACATTATCTGTAACATTAACTCCCAAAGTTGGTACATCAGTAGTATAAGTTCTAGTCATATTTAATATTAAATTAGCAAAAAAGGGTTCTTTTTTAATTAACTCTGTTATCGCTACTTCTATTAAATTTGCATGGTTACTCATAAATTAAGTCTTTCCTCTAGCCTTTTTAATAATTTCTATAATTTCTTTATCAGCTTGGAACATTTCTCTACAATTTTCTAAGATGTATAACTCATGAAGTATGTTAAAACATAACTCTCTTGGAATAGTTTTAACAAAACCGATAATATTTTCTTCTTCTTTTTTAGTTAATTTCTTGTTACTTTTTCTTGACTTAAGGTTATCCATTAAGTCATCACAAGTATATTTAAGTAAATCAATTCTACCACCTGTTTCAGAATTAGAATACTTTTCAAGTCTTTCTTTAAAGTCTGGAAAGTTTTTGATAATATCATTAGCTGAAATAGGTTTATCTTTATTTTTAAGTGAAGACATAAAAGCCACTGTAGCTTCATGTCCTATTAGACCATAACATAGTTCTTGTAATAAAGGTAGTGGAGTTTTAGCGGCGATTAGTCTGTTAACGCTGTCCCAACTACGTCTACTAGGTTTAACTTCTTCTAATGTAAATTCTTCTAGTTTACTTTGAAGTAATTCAGGTTGATCTACAATAAAGTTAATTACTTCTTTAGAAAAGTTAGTGTTTTTAGCATACTCTATCCACTCTTGTACTGATGGGGATAGTTTAATATGACAAAACCTATCCATTAAAGCTTTATCTGACACATCTGTTACTATATAATCTTCTGTATTTGGATTTTGGGCGGCGATAACATATACATTTTCAGGTAATGTAATAGTATGCATTTTTCTATCCAACACTAGTTGAAATACCGCTTGCAATACGTCTCTTCTAGCTCTGTTAAATTCATCTAGAAAAATAATACCATATTTCTTAGGGTTTTTATTAGCCCAATCAATTAGCTCTGTTAGCCATTTTGGAGTCATAAAAACTGTAGTTGTTTTATTGCCTGACTTATCTGTACCAAAATCAGGTAGACCTAATAAATCTCCTACATCTTGTGTACCTAGTCTTAGGTCAACAAATTTATGTCCACCTTCCTCTGCAAACTGCTTTACAGCTTGTGATTTACCTATTCCATGATGTCCAATTACCAATGGCGCAATATTTGACTGAAACAAATAAGGTAATGCCTCTTTGAATGTACTAATAAACATAATTTTCTCTCCTTTATTTAGTCTTATTTAAAAATTTAAATCTAAGTTAAGTAGTCTAGTTCGATTATCTATTTTCCTATTAATTTAATTAAAGTTTTACTTAATTTTTTAATTGTTGATTTTTTAAAAACTATTTTATTTTCAAAATTAAAGTGATTTAAACCTACATATTCTTGGTCATTAAAAATATAATGTTCTACCGATAGTTTATCATTGATTTTATATTTTTTCAAAACTTTTATTTGTTCTTGCTCCATTTTAGCCTTTCTTAAAAAATTATTATTTGTTCATAATTTATAGGTAATACTATAAAACCTTCTATAATCTGATTATTATAGATTATTCCATAAGTTTCATTTATATAATATTTTCTACATTTAGTTTTACCTATAACAAATAAAGGTTTAATTTCTGCAATAGGAGGTATTTCTGAATCTTTTAAAAACCTTCTTTTACTTAGATCTGTGTTATTAATATATTCTTCAAATTTAACTTTTTTCTTTTTTATGAAAAATTCTTTTATCGTTTTTAGCATTTTTAATCTCTTCATTTTTATTCCTTGATTTAAAATAATCTTCTTTTTCTTTACGTTTCATTTCCTGATAATACTTCATAACTTTTTCATCAGCTTTACCTCTTTTAAGAGTTTCTTCCACCTCTTTTATAGCCAGTGCCGCCATTTGTTTGCTAGGATATAATCCACAAATAGTACCTTTATTATCTACTAAAACGTACCATTTTCCTGTAGCTTTTAAATTATACTCCGGATATTCTGTACTCCACTCACCTCTTTCTTGAATAACTAATTCTAATTTACTCATATAACTCCTTTTATAAGTATAGATTTTTTACTAAATCTTTATTATCTACTCTAACGCATAACTGTTCTATTTTAGTTTCATAATATCTTGCTAACTCTTTTGTTTTTACTTTAACTAGATCATAAAGATAACCTTCTTGTTTACCTCTAATTGGTAATGTTACATCTATTACTTGTAAGTAACAATTTTTATCTGATCTATAAAACATATCTCCAACTTTATATTTAGGTTTTCTTTTTTTAATATTCATATTTCTAATCCTTCCTGTTCTAAAGTTAACATTAGATTATCTAATTGATCTTTTAATTTTATATATTCATCATGTTCAGCTTCAATCATTTGATATTCTATTTCTTCAAGTATATTAAATAATTCTATTTCTTTCATATATACCTTTCAATGTATTAACTGACTTTTAATATATTGTTCATATATCATTTTTAATTGTTCATCATCCATATTTAATAAGTCTTCTAAAGCTTTATTTTGTGCGTATTCTAATAAATCTTCTTTATCCCAAAATTCCATATTTTCTATCAATGTTTCAATCATATCATTTTTTTGTTTGTCTGTTAGTTTCATTGTTTGCCTTTGGTGCAAGTTTTATATTAAATATTGTTTTAGCTAATTTTCCTGTATATATAGCCGTAGCCTGACTAGTACCTTCCCAACATACATTATAAAAACAAGATTTACCTATTTCATAGGTATGAACAATTATACCGTAATTACTTTTTTCATGTAAGGTATTATTATTTTTTAAATTACCTACTACAATAAGATTTTTAATATTAGTGTAACAAGCAGGATATACGTCACAAGTTTTTGTTGTAAGGTTTTTACTATCATTTCCAGCACTTACTACAACTTTTATACCTAAATCACTAGCTTTTGATATAACAAAATATTCTTTAGTTATAAATTTCTTTCCAGATAATGATATATTAAGTAAATCTACTTTATTTATAATAGCTTTATCTACTGCTTTGTAAACTGTGCTAACGTCTTTTATATTATATTTATATATAACCAAACAATAATCTATTGTACCAAGATTTTCTACAATTGTCAAAGCTATATTTGTGCCATGTCCGTTAAAATCTCTACCAATCCCTTTTTTATTAGTTTCAAAGTCATAATGCCCTTTAGAGCAAAGTTTTATATTGCCTAATTTAGTTAAATCTAATCCAGTGTCAATTATCCCAATTTTTACTTGGGCGGCATAAACCAAATTTATGTTCAATATAAGTAATATTAATAATTTTAACATTATTTATCCTTTCTAACGTCTTTATCATCTTTATATAATAAAGTAGCTGTTTCTAAGTCAACTTTAGAACAAAACCTATTAACAAAACTAGCTGTTAAGTGTAAACATTCGTCATTTTCTTCTTTTCTAACAAATACTACGTCATTTAAGGTATTTATAACAAAATATATCTCTTTAGTTCCTACGTCTATTATATAGTCGTTCTTTTTAAATTTACACGCCATAAATTAATTCCAACTCTTCGTTTTTATAAGAATCTATAACTTTTTGAATTTCATTATTTAAAGTATCTTTTTCTTTTATTAAACTGTTTAATTCTTCTTGGTAAGAGTTAACTTTAGTTTTTAATTCATTTGTTTGATTATTATAAGCAACTATTTTAGCTTTAAAAAGATCACAAGCTTGTTGATGACTCGCAATCGCATCATCAATAGCTTTGAAATGATTTGTTCTAATACCTTCTTTTTTAAGGTTTTTTAATAATATTATATTACTGCTTTTATTATAATATTTCTCAGGGTTAAAATAAGTAATTTTAACTAATTTTTCAGGATTAAATATAATTTCAACAGTAGGACTAACAGAAATATAAAATTTAGATAGTTTTTCAACTTTAACTTTATCATTTGTTCTACTTTTTATAGAATTTAATTCCAAATTAGCAGTTTCTAAACTATTATAAACTTTAACTTTATAAAGATTAGATTTCTGTGGAGTCATAAACATTACTTTAGTACCATAACCTTTGTATAATAAAGTTTTGCCTTGACTCTTTTTAGTTATAACATAATAGTTATTAAAATCATAATAGTTCACTTCAAATTTAAAACTCATTGTATAGTCCTTTCTTCATACAGATAATCTAATTTTTCTGGATGTATTTCTAATTCTTTTTTAGCTTTAAACTTTTCTCGGTCAATATCTTGATAAAACTTATAAGTTTCAATGTAGCCTGTATTTTTATCTCTAATGTATAATACAAACTTTTTAGTCATGTTTAATCACATGAGTTACTACACCACCATTGTGTAATATAATCCTTTCCTATTTTCTTATAACTACTATATCCATAAAATCCGTATCCTGATGGATGTCTGTTACATTGTAATTGGATTAGCCTAGCTTTTTCTACATCAATAGGCATATCAGATACCACAGTAAAAATCCATTCTCCGTAACCTTTTGTTGGTTTAAATGTCATATCTAAATGTGATATACCGTAAAGATTCACAATATTTGGATCTAATTTTTCTAATTGGTTTACCATAACCTTCCTTTTAAAGGAGTTTATCACAACTAAAAACTATTGTCAACCACAAACTTTCTTTTTATTTTTAATTTTTCTTTTATTATTCAATAAACTAATTATCATATAAGTATTATTATAATATAAGTATATTATAGTATACTAATTAATATAATTATTTATTATAATTATATTAATTTATTATAATACTATCTAGTTACTACCTAAGTCTTTGTTAATTGATAGTTTAATATAATCTTTATCTAAATCAGTTAGGTTATATAACTTTTGTACTATTTCTAGTGTTATATCTGTTAACATATCTACGTCTATAACATTAATGTAATAACTAGAATTAACTAATTCTATTATAGCTTTTTTGTATTTCTCTATATCATTAACAGTCATAACCTTAGTTATAATGATATCCTCTTTTTTTATCTTTAAAACATCTAATAACTTATTAAGATATACTTCACTAACTTGATTAGGACTATTCAACATTCTACTTAAACTACTTTGGGCGACTCCCATTAGTTGAGCTACTTTTGACACATTACTGTGTTTATCAATTAGCCGTCTTAGTTCTTTTTTAAACTCTTTAACATTATCCATATTATTTCCTTTCTATATTCCCCAGAAACTATCATCATCATTATCATAGATACTAATAAAGGCATTATCCTCAACGTCTAAGTCTGTTAAGGTATCGTTATCCAACTCTTTATCGTCAATCATAATACCTTCTAATTCATCTAATGCCTTGCTTAAATGATAATACAAATGATCATACTTAGTAGTATTATCAGATTCACTTTTAGTCTTAATAATACTAGAAATTTCATATAGTTTACTTCTAATTTCTCTATTATTCATATTATTCTCCTTTTAAAGCTTTCAAATTCATAGTTAAACACCAAATATTAAAAGCGGCTAATATTACACTTGCTAAACTAAGATTTGTATTTCCTAAACTAAACATAACCATGGCAGTAAAGCTACAAAAGCCTATTGCTATACAATTACATACTATTAAAAACTTTAACATAAAAATGTCCTTTCTATTTATCACATTTATTTTCACAGCCTGAACAATTAGAACAAGATTTACTAGCTAGTTCTAGCTCTATATCATCCAATGCCCGTCTTAATTGTTCAAAAGGCGACTCTTCTATAGTACCGTCATGATAATTATCAAGAGCCTTTTGAAATCCCATATTAGCCACATATTCTAATGTTTGTTCATTTTCATCTACTTCTTTAGTTTCCTTTTTTGTTTTTTTCTTAACCATATATTATCCTCTCTATTTTAGAACTCTGAAACCTTTTCTATAGGTTATACTATTATTATTTTTATTTAACCACTCATTTAAGTAATTAGTTATTTTATTAGTTAAGTCTATCATTTCAGGAGTTAATGCTTTGTTTTGTAAAGTTTTTAACATTTCTAAACTATCTATAACCTTTTTATGATATAATGATTTATTTTTTATGTTTTGATGCAATTCTAGTAATTCAATTAATAATTCTGATCTATTCATATAATTTCCTTTCCTTATAATTCTGTTACACTATTAAGATATACAGTAACATAACTACCTGAAATTAGTTGCTGTATTTCTAACTCTACTACTAACTTATTAGAACTATTAAAACTAAATTTAAACTTATGCCTATAAGTACCTGTATTTACTAATTGTACTCCATTACTAGCTTGACCACTAATATTACCTACGAATACACTAGCATTACTCCCTGTTAATACAGCTAATGGAGTAATTACAACATTATCAAGTATATCTAAATCAACTAATGCGCCAATAGTTATAGTAGCTAAACTATTATTACTATTAGGATAAACTAATGAATTACTAATAGTAGCTATTTGATTATTGTAGTCGTTATATAATTCAACTATACCTCCATTAGGCATATAGTATCTACCTTCAAAGTCTTCACTAGATAATACTTCAATAGTCCTTTCAGTATCTTTTCCTTTGGTTTCGACTATATTGTCTTTACAACCTATTAATATGAATAATACTAATAATTTAAACATAATTACTTCCTTTCTTTATCATTAATTAAAAATATACCTAATGCTTGATAAAATAGTATTCCACTCATTACACTAATTAATACAACTATAACAAATATGCTAATAATTTTATCCCATTCCCATTCTAACATTGGCTACTCCTTTCTTTTATTTCATTTTTAATTGTGTTTTAGTTTCACAACTATATGTAATATTTTCAATTTTTATTAATTTTTTTAAATAATTATTCATTCTACTTCATTCCAAGTAGTATTATCATAATTCTTTGTTCCATGGTAAACTAATCCTACTTTATGATTATCAGTCAAAGCTAGGTTATCGTCTTTACTAGCGTCAATATAACCTTGCTCTATTAGTTGCTCTAAACTCTCAAATACTCTGCTATGGCGCTCATTTTCTGCCTTAATTAAATTGTCTTGTTTACCGCCATAACTGTATATGTAGTTAAAATTTACGGGCATAAGTCCCCTATTTTCAAAGTCTTTAAAAACCTTAACCATTTTAGTATAAGCATAAAATTGAGTACTAGGATTAAGTCTCATTATTTCTAACCATTTACTTAAATATACAGGACTATAGAAATCACCACTATCATGTATTCTAACCCTTAAAACTTTACGTCTTTTAATCTCACTATCAATTACTTGTACAAATGAGTCACTTAGAGTCAATTGTAACCTTTCCTCAAATGCCCTAGCTACATTACTAAATCTATATGTACCCATTGTAGCATAACAACCTTTCACGCATTTATCAGCCATAGGACAGGTAACTAGTCCAGTATTAGACTTATATGCTGGAATACCAAAGTTATAAGTTTTAATACCACTCATAGACTTAATCTTACTATTTTGAGTTAAGTAATTTTTCATTTTAAACTCCTTTACAATCTAATTATGACTATAACCTAATTTATCACAATAGGTATTATTACCTATCCTGCAATAAATCCCAATAATATTCTGCTTGACAGGCTTGATTTTCATACCATTTTTCATATAATTCTTGCTGATAATTCTCATAGATATATTCTAAATCTTCATCACTTATATCTTTATTTGTATCTACATAATAGGCGCAACCGATTTGTATATCGTTCTCATATTTACCGTAAATACTTTCAATTTCTATTTCTTGTCCTAATTTATTTTTAACTAGCATAAAACCTACCTTTCATTATTTAACTTTACTTATTTTGCCGTCGCCTAATTCTATTACTTCTAATTCCTTAGTTTGATCACATTCTATAGTAATACTTCCTACTCCCTCAACTTTAACTATTCCAGTAACTTCATCATAACCCAAGTATTTAAATACTGTATTTTTAGTTACAATAACTTTATCGCCTACTTTAAACTTAGTCATTGTGATAACCCTAATTTCTTTTTAGTTCTATTTAATTGAGCTAATTCTAAATTAGGATAACATTCTATATTAACTACAATATAGCCTAATCTTTTAAGTTTGTTTACTATAATGTTTAGTTCACAGTTTAAATATATGTTATATTCTTCTAGTCCTTTGTCATCTATTATAGTTACTAAGTTAAACATAATTAAGTCCTTTCATGTTATACTATAACCTATCTATAACCTTATTATAGCTTAATTTTTGATTATTGCAATAGTTATTTTAACCTATATAACTCTATTAGTTCATTAGCTCTAATCCTAGTTTTATCTATATCTAGGTTATTAGCTAATAGTTCTAGTTCAATAGACTTGCTAATTTGAGGTAAATCAGTCATTTTAAATTGTTTGTAATTACCTACCTCTTTAAATAGGTCATTTACTAGTTTATCTATTTTCTTTTTAGAAATTTTAACCATAAAATTACCTTTCTAGGTTATTTAAACCCATTAATAATTTCGATTACTTAGGCTAAGAGCTTGTAATTACTTGGGCGGCACAGTAATTTCAATAGCTTAACCCTCAATTTTCCCTGTTTTTAAACATTTACTTAACCAAGCTATGAAAATATTAGCGTCAACTTTACCACCTACATTATAAGTATTGACTCCACTAGCTCTAAACTCGGCTACACTAGGATAATTACTATCATATAGATTAGTACATTTCCAGTCATATACTGTAAAGGTGTTGCCTAAAGAGTCACTAAAAACCCATTCTCCACTAACTTTGTAGTCATCTCCATCAATTGGCTGGCCAAACAATTCAGCCATTTTATTGAAATCTAAATCAATATGTCCTCTCAAGTTAGTTCCATTTACATCAGCGTTATTATTTAACTTAAACATAAAACAATCCTTTCCAAAAAGCTAATATTAAATTTGCCTTTCCTAATGTAACTGTCAATTATAATCTACGTCAATAATGACTTATGTCAAAACGCTACCTATTTTAACAAAATTAATAACTTAAACTTGGGCGGCATAAATTAAGTCTTTACCATATACTTACTTTACAAATACTGTAATAACCTTATTAGTATCATTTAATTGCATACAAACTCCTATTTAGTTTAATAGTACCTATTGTATGTATTAAACCTATTCAAATAAGTACCTATTCTATACTATTCAAGTAACTGTTTATGATTACTAGAATTACTAGCAGTAATTGTAATAAGTGTAATGATTACTTGTAGTTGTAGTGGTATTTGTAGTAATAACAAGTACTTAGCTCATCCACATTTTTCATGCCTACCCTCCATTACCACTAATAATACCTGTAATTACAACAACTTACACCAATTACACTACAATTACTTGCGATATAACTTAGTATAACCCTTATAACTATTATTAGTTGTACTATAACGTGTACTAGTTATACTTATAGATAGGCTATAGCTAGTTATACTATAACCTACCCTAGGAGTACAATTATTTGTTAGTCCTTTTACACCAACGCAAGTAAACTCCTAAAGTCTCTGTTTTAAATAATTGACCTGTAAATTGCTGACAAGCTACAATAAACCTAGCTGTATCAATTACTCCATTAATTTTTATGTAATTAGAATTTGATACTTTATCTTCTTTCACTAGTTTGTAGAAATCTAATACCTGATCTTTAATAGTTCTATTACTCACTTTACTCATATACGTTCTCCTTAGTTATTAGTGGCGCATTTTTACGCCACTAGGTTTAATTTAAGTTTAGTTTAAGTCTAAAGTTATACCTTCCATATACTCTAATTCATTACTATTTGAGTGATTAATTACATATACTACGTTCTTACGCTTAATAACCCTATAGCCGAAAGGTTGTAAGGCTAAGTTAAAACACTTCCTAGTATGGGATGAAGACTCCCACCCATTAGCTAAGAGCGTGATTTTCTTAGTACTGTAGTCTACCGTTACTATATTAGTATAATACAGTCTATGTACAACCTTGTCTTTGTATGGCGTGATACTGTAACCTTTTGGCATAAATACCTCCTTATTTTTTAAGTTTAACCTTACTATCTAACTTGTCAACTAGTCCAGTAACTTGATTTAATTGTGATTCTATTAGTTTAGTTTGTTCTAATACTTGTAGAGTCTTTAAATCACTTATAAGTCTTATTAAATCACTTATAGCCTTATTAGTAATATTAGTTTTGCCTAGTCTTGCATCTACCACTAGTTGCGCTATTATTTGAGCTATTTTAAATTCTATAGTCATATATACCTCTATTCCTTGGCTTATAATTACTTAGTTCTATATAATACTGTATAACCTAAATCTAATAACTTCTCTACTGACTTCATATTCACTTTACCTACTAGTATAATTACTTTACTTGTCATACTCACCTTCCTTCTAATATAACTATAACCTACTAGTGTTATAGAGTCAACTATAATCGTAATAGTCAATAGTTACACAGTACCTAGTATAAGTACTTGTAATTACAGTACTTCCTTAATATAACTTAATTCTAGCTCATTTATAATATAACCTAGTCTATAACATAGGCTAGTTATATAATCAGTATGAATATAACTTGACTCAATGTTACTCATTCTAATTAAATCAATTATTGTATAACACTTAATATAGTCTATCATATAATCCCCTTGTTAGTAGTAACTATCTTATAATGATCTTATAACCAGCATTATAGAAGCTATCATAAGCTTGACTAGTAATGCTACTTACTATTACTACCTTAGTTACTTTGTTTATTTTAATTATGTTTGTCATACTTAGACTATAGCAAGTGATGTACCAAGTATAAGTATTTGTAATTACTGGAGTGGTAGTAGTAGTAATTGTATAACTTGTAGTCGTTATAGTATAACCTATTGATACTATTCAATGTTATATTATAGTCAGTGTATAGAAGTTCTATAGTAATAATAACATAGGTTATAAGTGACACTTGTAGTTATAGTATTACAAGAAGGGGTATACGGTGTAAAAAATGACACACCCCACACCCAGGGGTACTCAAGGTCTCTTTTTTAAATTTTAAAAAAATTAAAAACGGGGCTTGACGATAGTCAAGAAATAGATTACACTCTTCAACATGACTCAATATAATCCTGGTGATATCCTAGAACTAACACTACAACAACATACAGGACTACCTACTCTAGTACCAGAAGCTAATAAAGTACTAATAAAACAGCTATACTTCTAATAGCTTATTAGAGCCTCTACAATCAATTATAATACCCTTTCTACTACTAACTCTAGTCCTACTACTTACAATCGATCTAATAGCCTTCTAGGCTCTTTAAACTTACATTATAAGTACGGGGGATTAGCCGCCCCTTCTAAACTGCTAATAACTAGCATTTTCGGAAGTTAAATTGCTGTAAGTTATTGTAATTACGTAAGGGGTAGCCCTAATAACTAGCGTTTTTAGCTAGTTACTGGTTAAAATTTTAAAAAAATTAAAAAAATAGCTTTACAAGTCCTATAAAGTAAGCTACAATAAGCCCTATAGCTAATATTAAAACAATTATAGGGAGTTTGAAGTAGGGCCTTGCTACCGGACTTAGCTAATGCCTTAAAAAACGGATTAATAGTACCTTATAATTAAATAACTAAGGAGATTTATGAAAAATAAGAAAGAGCCTATATTTGATAATTTTAAAATAGAACTTGGGCCTGAAATTGATAGAAGTAGTTGGAATATTACATTAAATAGCGATTCAGATTTAGGTGTATTACCTTTTAAAGAAAGAATACAACAACAAATCAAACATCATAAAGATAGCCTAGAAAAAGCTGAAGAATGCTTAAAACAACTAGAAGCTGCTAAATATAAGGAAGGGGACGTACTTTTACATAAAACTAAAGGTAAGGTATTTGTAATTGAGGTTTATATAGATGAATATATTAAACCTGGAATTTTATATAAAGTTAGCTGTCCAGGGTTTGACAGGTTTCTAACTTACCAAGAAGAAGAATTATTACCTTTAAATGAACTTACACAAGGGTTATATGACTCTAATTAGAACTGTTAAGGACTTAAGGGGCCTCGGCACCGAAGTCCTTAAAAAGGAATTAGAGGCTTATATAGGAATTGAACTTTATAGTAAAACTGAAAGAAAAAGCTTTATTATTGACCAAATTATTTTTAATTTAGATTTAGCTCCAAATCAATCCTATTCTGATTACAGAGCTATTGGAACTATATTTGTTTCTCCTGTCTACTTAGATAGGTTTTATATAGAAAGAGTTACTACAGTTTCAGCTAATGTACTACATTTAGAGACTTTTGATACGTTTATAGAACAAAACCTTAAACCCATGCTAGATAACTTAGTACTTGACTTTAAAACTGAGTATGTTAAACTAGATACTGAAATGGCTAAAATACTATACAAAAAGGACTAATAATGGCTATTAATAAATACAAATACTTAGAAGAAGCTGTAGAACAACTTAAACCTATTATAGCTCCTTATGTAGGTAAAACAATGTTTTGTAGAAAATATAGAGTATTATTACAAATAGTAGAACCTAAATTAACGATATATTATAATAACCCTTATATACTTTATGCAGTTGATAATATTGATAATCTTGAAAATATTTTTGCAATAAGTAAGTTTTACAAAGATTTTGAAGGCTATTATAAGCCTAACATAGATTTTAAGTATATTCAACATACTGTTATAACTAATATATTAAATATAGACTTTAACGACCCATTAGCTAAAGCCTTATATTCAAGGATTTAATAATGAAAAATGAAGTATTCCAAATTATTCAGACTTGTATTCAACCTTATAGTAAACAACTAGTTTATAGTTTATACCACCGTAAGTTTGTTTCTTGCACTTTTACTACTGGTTATAACATACGTCCGCCAGCTACCGAAGAATCAGATTACAGCTATTTACTAACTATTACAGCTAGTTGTACTGATAATAACGCTATTTTAATACCTATACATCTAGATCTTATACTTAATAGTTTAACTCCTTTAGCAGAGGTACAAGCTAAGGTACAAACTGCCCTAGACCAACAATTTGCTATTATACCTGCAACAGAACTTAGTGAGACTCTATATGGCTTCGATAACGAATAATTACGTAATTTTATATAATAAAAGGACTAAGGAGTTTTTTGAGCAAGATTGTGATAGTCCTATTATTAAAGCTATTAAAAATATTGATAATTTAAGAGATTTTCTACACGGTTTAACTTTAGCTGAATTTAATAACTATAATATAGATAGCGTAACAGGGGATGCTTTTTATCAAATTTGGCACGATAAAGGAATTACAAGTATAAGTGTAGAAGACGTTAGAAATAATAACTGGGTAGTTTTACCTAACACAGAATTAACTAAGAGTTTATATGGCCTCTAACCTAAAATTTAAGGTCGGCGACATCATTTGTAATAAAAAATATCCAGGACTACTACTAGAAATAATAAATATTAACTGTTACCTAGACGGTTGTTATTATACAGTAAGGTTATTAAAAGAACTTTTTGAAGTACCTTTTAGACAAGAACAAGCAGAAACAGAGTATGAATTAGTTGCTAATGAAGAAGCTATAACCCTAAAGTTATTATATGATAAGTAATTATAAAGTAGGTAGTTACTTATTAGATAATAAGAAGGAACTATTTGTTATAACTAGTATTAATATTATAAACGATACTATTAGTACTGTAGGTATTACTAGGATTAAAGTGCCTACTTATAATACTACAGTTGTTAGTATAGAGGGTAGTATTGTAAGTTTAACTAGTAGAAACTATTTTCAAGTAGTACCAGAACAGGATGTAGAGTTAACGGAATTATTGTATAAATGAGGTCTTAATGGACTTTTCATGTTTACCACCATTAAGCCCAGGATGGGATCACCTCTGTTTTGAGCAGAAGGTTTACATTATACATATTTCAGCCCATAATAGGAGTTTATGAATAGAGTATCAAAATATATTAATACTACAAATAAAACGATTATAGAGCTAAATAACTATGTTTTACAAAGCTTTAGAGAAAAAGTTCAAGCTTTAAGTTTGAATTCTGACCCTTACCTTTTAAAAAACTACTTATCTCAACAAATTAAGGTTTTTAAACCTCAATCTAATTGTAAGGAATATTATTCTATTGAACAATTATTGAATGATTTCAAAGAGTTAACTCCAGAAGAGGAAGCTATAGCAACTTTATTATATGAATAAACCTCAATATTATACCTATGAAGGTACTTTATTTAAATTAATACATTTTAACAGTTTAAATTCTTGTTGCCTTATGTTAGGCTTAAATAAAAATAGCCTTAAAACCTACCCTATAGAGTATATAGAAACTTATTTTGAGCCTTTAACTAATTACGATGAAAGTATGATAGACTTACTTTATGGTAAAAAGGACGCTGCGGAAGCCGTGCATGATCTATGTCATCAAATTCTAACAAAACACTTAAAAATCTAGAAGGAAAGTGGTTCAAACCTATTTTTGGACAGTTAATATATAAGGGCGAAAATACTAAAATTTACATTTCTGACCCTTTTCTTATCAAACGCCTTATAAGAACTAATCCTTACCGAGGTGACGAGTTCTTAGTAAAAACGCTAAATCCCAATTACCCCGAAGTTATAATAGTATTAGATATGATGCTATTAGAACCTTATGAACCTACCGAATTAGAAAAACTACTCTATTCTTAATCTTATGCTAACTTTCCTTAAAATATTTTATAATACAGGTCTAGGTATATTTTACGCTGTAAATAAACTTATTTCTATTAAAAATTACTTTAAATTTCAAATACTTAGGTTATTTTATTATATATTAATAAAAACTAAGGGTAAAGCTTTTCCTGAATTTAAAACTGGAGAATATTGTTTTTATTTAGATAGAGATAAAAAAGAACTTATTCCTGTTGAAATATTAGATTTACGTTGGGAATATAATGAAAACTATGAAATCTACGTTAAAGGTAATTATAAAAATCTTATAGGTTACTATATAAAAGATTTAAAAATAACTAATAATAGTCAATTATGGGGTAAATTAGCCTACCCTTACGACTTATTAAAAATAAACGACGAAGAACTAATAGATATACTAAAAACTCTGTATAAAAGGGATTAATGTTTAAAAAAGGCGATTTCATTCACCCTATAGAAGAACAGGTAGAAGCTTTAATAACTACGGGCAAAAGTCAGTATATTCTACTTTTCGGGCCTAAAAATATATTTATAGTTCACAGTTTTAATAAATGGCACTTGATATTTCAGTATTTAGATGATAAAACGACTTATATTGAAGGTTTATATACTAAGTTCAAACTAGTAGAAGACCCAACTCAATTAGAACTACTACAGGCGTTATATGGACAAGATTACTAAAAGATACGGAGAATACCAAGGCACTATTTACGAAATCGTAGGTTACGGTTATTGTAGATTTTGTACTCCTGGTAATGAAAGTCTTTACGAAGGAAATGTTCTGTGTTTTCAACTAAAACCTCTTATTAGAACTAACCCTAAATCTATTACTACAACTACTACTTATCATGTAAGTGGTGATGCTGTTAGTCATACTGCTACTTATTATCCTAATAGTTCTTTCTACGTAGAAGAGACTTCAGTTACTGAAATAGAAGACCCTTCTACTATAGAGGCTCTTAACGTATTATATAACCTATAATAACTCTAATAACAAGTATAACCTTTTATGCATATACAACTAATGTATGAAATGATGGAAGCTGTGTACGATACCTACAAAGATGTAGAAAATACTAGCTTACTAAAGTTTCCTATAAATACTACTAATACTATAAAAGATTTTAATATAGACGATCATGCTATATGTTGTTATAGTATAGGTAATTACGTTATAGTAGGTTATAATGTAAATAAGTTAGTAGTTCGTAATATAGAGAAAGGTTATCTTGTTTGCATTTCTCCACGTTTTTTAAAAGTGGTTGAGGACAAAACAGAGCTTTTTAAAGCTATTTACGGTAAAAAGTAACTATTTTTAAAAATATTTGGGTTTACTTTGTATATACTTTTGAGGGTATAGTGAGAAGTCTTTTTTGATTATGCGTGGATATTAATTAATGTTAGTTTCTTTAAACAATTAATTATACCGTTAAATTAAAAAACAAGTGATTTTAGTTAGTTATATTAAACAAATCACTTAATAAACTAATTTAACTAAAGCTCTACAAAAGAGCTTTAGTAGTACAGTTACTAACTAGTTACTAATATTATAAAGTTACTAGTTAATAAAACAGTCATAATAATATGACTCAAAAAAATTACTTATAAGTACAATTACTTAATAGTAAATACTACAGTAATATAACATAAAGATTGAATTTAAGTTATAATTGTAATAATAAGTAAAAGCTTAGTTTTTGATTTTACATAAGTAGAGAATACAGCCTCTCACCCTTATATAGAGGGCTTTGAATTTCCGAACTGATAAGATTAATTATTAAGTTCCTATTACCTGAATTTTTTAATATGAACGGATATTAAAGGTTTTGACGGTAATACGGCCTCCGTTACTAGAGAATTCCCCGATTCTCTTTATAAGGTTAAGTTTTTCCTAATAAAAAACTATATATATATCGGGGGCTTTATTAGCCCCCTTATTATACCGAGGAGTAAATATGGTAAATAAGAAGGTAAAATATACCTGTAAAAATTGCAATTGGCAAACTTCTATAAGAGTTGAATGGGCTGATTTACGCCCAAAAAGATGTATGAACCGTAAATGCAATATTAGTTTTCTAAAAAACCCAGACTCCTTATTAATTGAGTTACCAGAAGAAATAAAGATAGCTCCTGAAAAGAAGACTAAAAAGTCTAAAAAACAAGAAGAGCTACAAAAAGAAGGTGAACCTAATGAGTAGTGGAGTTATTAATAAAGAAGAAGCTGCTAAGTTAGTGAATAATAAAATAACTAATAAATTAGTTGAAACAATTAAAACTATAGTAAATTTAGGGAATAGAAAGAAGAATGCAAGACGACGAAAAAAAGCCAGAAGATAAGACTGATAGACAAATTTCTATGAAAGAGAAGGCTAAAAGAGGCGGCCAAGTTTCTGTTATTAAAATGGAAGCTAAAAGAGCTTTAAAAGAATACAGCAACCCTGATTCTAAATGGGACCTTATACAAGAGTTATACCAAGAAATACAAGCTCTTTATATTAGTGTAAATCCAGACCAACCTATGCCGACTGTCCCAAAATTGAGACAACATTTAATAGATGAAATAAAATTAAGATATGAAGATGAACCAGAATTAAGAGATTTATTACTACAATGCCTTCCTAGCACTGACCGATATATTAGAGCTTGGTATAAAAAAGAAGGTTGGATGGATGCAGTTTGGGATAAAGTTAGAGTTAAAGGTTTATTTACAGAAAGTAAAAGATCTCAAGTTATAGAAGCTTTAAGAAAAAGAGCTATAGAAAAAGATACTGCAGCAGCTAAAATATGGTTACAACTTTCTGGAGATTTAGTAGAAAATAACCCTATAGCAGCTTCAGATAAAGCTCAAGATTTTTATAGAGAAATTAATAAAATTTTACATAGTAAAAAAGGTAACGAATAATTAATGCAAGTTCAATATAATACAGAAGGTAAACCTTTAAGAATAAATGAACTCGACATAGAAGGTTTAGCTAAATGGTTATATGAAAATAAAGTTAGAACGACTCAAGGTAAATTATATCAACCATTACATAAGGGACATTTAGAAGTTTTAAAAGATCCAGCTAGATTCAAAGTTTTAGCTTGCGGTAGAAGATGGGGGAAAACTTTATTAACTTCTTTAATGGCTTTAGCTGTTCTGTTTCAAATGAACAGAAGAGTTTGGATTATTGGCCCAGATTATTCTTTGTGTGAAAAGGTTTTTAGAGAACTTTATAGCATTTTAGTATTACAATTGAAGATTATAGTTCCTGGAAAAAAAGGACGTGCTCGGAACCAAAAAGGGGATTATTACTTAGAAACTCCTTGGGGAAGCATATTAGAAGCTAAATCAATGGAGAATCCTGACAGTTTAGCAGGAGAAGCGAACGACCTAATTATTATAGATGAAGCAGCTCTTACAACTAATTTAGAAAATATATGGGTGCAAATGCTAAATCCGACGTTAATGGATAAAGAAGGTTCAGCAATTTTTATTTCTACACCACGAGGTAAAAATAATTTTTATAAACTATTTTTATTTGGTGAAAAAGGTAAACGACAAAGAGAGGGTAAACTTAAAATAACCATAGATCCAGAAACAGGCATTAATAACGATATGACTGAATGGAGTAGTTTTCAGAGAACTAGTTACGATAACCCTTTGTTAGCAGCTACGCCAGAAAAATCTAAAAGTGAAATTGATGCTGCTTATAGACGCTCTATAATGTCTGGTAAAATAGTCATGTTTAAACAAGAATACTTAGCAGATTTTGAATCAGTTTCTGACAGTTGTTTTCCAGGTTTTAACGTAGAAGCTACTGAAAAAATACAATATCCTAATGTAATAGATTATAATTGGCACCCTGATGAAGGCCCAATTTACTCAGCTTGCGATCATAACTTTGCTAAACCAGCAAGTACTATATTCGCTCAAGTAAATCAATTTGGAGACGTAGTAATATTTGATGAATATTTTACACCACATACAACCTCCTACATGCAAGCCCAACAAATAGTAGACAAAGAAAGAGAACTTACAAGAAGAGCTATAAAAATTTGGGACGACGAAGCACAATTATTAAAAAATAGAAGACATATAAAATTTGAAGAAATAATAGCAGATATTTCAGGAGATCAAGTACAACTACATGGTAGAGCAGCTTGGGATGATTTTGAAGCAGTTTTAGGTAGAAGACCAAAAGGTTTAGCTCAAAATAGAGAAACAGGTTGTAATATGATAAGACTTTGGTTACAATTTCCAAAGTTTGATCAAAAAGGACAGCCAGTATTCGACAAAAACAACGAACAAGAAACTTACCCTAAATTATTTGTTTCTAGTAATTGTACTAATTTAATTTACGCTTTAAGTACTGCTAAGTTCAAAAAAGGAAACGGCGGCAACTTAAAAGAAGATTATGAAGAAACTCCAGAAGGTTACGAAGGTTTAATTGATGCTTTACGTTATTTAATAGTATACTTATTTCACAATAAGGGTAATTACGTAGAAGTTTACAAAGGATTTTAACATGAGTATAGTAAAAAAAGAAAGTAAGAAACTAAGACAAGCTACAGCTACTGGCGACGCTATATCTACTAGTTTATTAGACGCAGTGAATACTTCAGAGATTATAACATTATCTACTGTAGCTAGTAAGATAACTTTTCAGAGTTCAGGTACACTAGCATTTGATTATACTGTATCAGCTAACGGTATTAACTTTGTTGCTGGAGCATCTGTAGCTGCAAATACACTAGCATCGTATAACACACATAACGTAATAGCAGTAACTATTACAAGAACTGCAGGAGCTGGACGAGTATCAATATTAGCAGTATCGTAAATGAAACAAGTTATTATAAGAAAAAATAGAAGATTTATTATAAACGAGGAACAACTAAAGCCTCAAGCTAACAAACCTGACATTTGTAATGCTCTTTATGCGGCTATTTATAGAGAATTTTTAGGAGCGAGTGAAAACCCTAAATACAAAGATTTAACGCCCATAGATAGATTAAACAAATTAAATGAGTTTGCCTTAGATTGGCTTAAAAAAAGAGGGTTAGAATAATGTCAAATCACAAATTAGAGATTAAATACAAAACTTCTAATAAAAAGCAAGGACAAAATGCTGACGGAAAGCATAAAGCTTCCGATGGTAAAAAACGAGCACCTAGACAAGAAGATAATGGTATCGGATCAGCTTATGCAATTGCTGTAGGAGAAGCTTTAAATTTAGAAAAAGGTAGCAAACAAGGTTTTCTTGGAAAAGAAAAGAAAACTATTGACCCAAAACAGTTCGCAGGTAGTACATTAAAAAAGGAGAACAAATAAAATGGCAAAAGTAAAAGCAGAACACCAATTAAAACATAAAGGCATGAAAGCTCCAAAGCCTGATAGCGCACAATTAGGAGATGTTAAAGCAGCTCCAAAACATAAACCAAAAATGAATTACAAAGAACCAGCATTTAAACTTCAATCTGACGCTCAATCAATGGCTCCAGATCATAAGAAAAAATCTATGCCGCACGATTGTGCTCCAGAAGGAGTTTCTAGTGTTAATGGTGGAAATTCCTATCCAATGGAAAAGGATCATTCTTTAAAAAAATAACCTCATAATAAGATACACGATGGACAGTAGAGCTGTTCGACCTGTTCCTTGAGAGGAAAGGAGGAAAATTGAGTTTTAACCTAGGCGTGTCTAATCATCCAACGAGTAGATTAGGCGGATTAAGTTCTGTAGGGATTTATCTTTACGAAGATATTTACTATAGACAGTGGATCAGTGAGATCGCCTTGGCCTTTTATGAAGGTGAATATATCGGCCTTCGCTTTAAGTAATTAAAGAGTTATGATGCGACAAGACGAATTAAGATAAGTTCGTCGGTAACGAAAGTTACAAAAATAATATAAATAACCACAAAATGTTATCTGGTTAGACTTAGAGTAAGACAGTTTCGTAATCCTGAGAAAATTTAAAAACTGTTTACTGAGTCTCTAAAATGGGGTGAATTGCTGGAAACTCCTAAAACTCACATAGCTACAAAGTAAATCGAAAGATTAAGCTTGACATGCTAGAGAATATGTGAGATACTCCTTAAAAGGTGTAATGGATAATCAGCAGCTAAGCGTAGTAGGGTTTAAGTTACTGCGAAAGTTCAACGACTAGAAGGTGAGTCCCAACAATAAGTCCTTCCTGAGAGTGCCCGATCCTGACCGAGTAAAGTCGAAGGATAAGATATAGTCTACTCCTATTTGAAAAAAGAGGTATATGATTAACGTAAAAAAATTAAAAAGTTCCGAATTAGATTCCGCCATATATGGTATGATTCTAGGTGATGGATGTATACAAATGGCTAGTTCTGGAAAAGGAAATAGCAATTTAAAAATAGGACATTCAATAAAACAAGAAGAGTATTTAAAATGGAAACAAGAGATTGTAAATCAAATTGGAACGGTAAAAACTAGATTTTGGTATTATCAAAAACAAAACGCTTGTTATATAGAAACCAACACTAGAAACTACTTTACTAAATTAGAAAAAATATTTTATATTAACAGAAAAAAAACTATTAATAAAAAAATATTGAATAAATTAACAGATTTATCTTTAGCTATATGGTTTTTAGATAATGGTTATATGAGTTATAATAAATCTGGTTCTGTTTACGGAGAACTCTGTACAGATCAATTTAGTTTAGAAAAAGTACAATTAATAAAAGATTGGTTTAAAATTAAATTTAATATGGAAGTTGGTATTAGAACTTTACGATATTTAAGCGGCAAACAAAAAGATACTATAGCTTATAGAATAAAGTTTAACAAAGAAAACTGTATTAAATTAACAGAAATAATTAAACCTTATGTTAATCAAGTGAGTTGTATGCACTATAAATTATACGAGAATAAAATTGCTTCTCAGGCAGTAGAGAAATCTTCTGTGCAAAAATCTGTTATTGAAGCAACAGATACTACCACTTAATCTTACTAAAGAGATTATAGATGAAACCTCTATACTATATAGAGAAGATCCTATATATCAAGTAGTAGATGATAAGGGTAAGATATTAAAAAAAGATCAAGAATTATGGGAGCAAATCCAAAAGGATTCTCGCTACTTGACCTTTATGGACAAACTTGATAGATGGGTACGACTACTAGGTACCGTACTAGTTAAAGTTTCTTTTGTAGATCCGCAGACTGGACTACTAGTAGATAAAAATAAAGAAGGTACTGTACAACTGGATATGCTACATGGCGGCGTATACGATATAAGACATGGAGCTTCTCCCTACTATATTACAGAATTACTTATAGGTTTTGGCACTAAATTTGGAGGATTCAGAGAAAGATCTGGAACTCAAATTATAGGCGGATCACTTACAGGTAAATTACCTGATCCTAGTAGTATGGGGCAAGCCGACATAAAAACACGACAACGAATTGATTCTCCAGGACAATTAGGTTCAGTTAATAGAATTTATTGGAGTGCTCACTCACATTACGTTGAGGACGAAGATAGTAAGTATTACGAAACTAAAAATCCTTATGGAATAATTCCTGCTGTGCCGTTTTTTAATCAAGACCCAGCTCACTATTACTTTTTACCAATTAATGAACCTCTTATTTACGCTAATCATGCGACTAATATGAGGATTACAGATTTGAATCATATTGCTAAGTTTCAATCGTTTGGAGTACCTGTAGTAAGTGGTATCGAAAGACCTACTTCACTAAGACAAGGTAGACCTGTAGACGATTTTAACGTATTAAAAGGTGGTACAGCTCAATCTAGATTTGGTGGAATTAGTGGTTTTGGAGCTAACGGACAATTTAGAACCTTTGACCAAGGTTTAGGAGTAACAAGAGATGGAAACGCTGATGCTAATGCATTAGGTTTTTCTATTGGACCTGATACTGCTATAGCTGTTGGAGAAAAAGGGGATTTTAGATTTGAACACCCTTCTGCAGATATTACAGGCTTAATTAAGGTTATACATAGTATAACTGATATGGTTAGAATTAACCACGGATTAAGACCTAAATATGAAAATACATTACCTTCATCAGGTTTTGCATTATTAATGGAGAAGATTGGTGTTATAGAAAATAATATTAGAAGAGGTAAACTCTTTAAAGAAAGAGAAGAACAACTTTTCAATGTTATTAAGAATTTGTGGAATGTACATCATAATAAATCAGGAAGTAAAAGGTTTTCTGAAAAAGCTAAGTTAATTATAACTTACGTTAATCCTAAATTTCCAGTTGACCCTAAAACTGAAAAAGAAGATATTATGATGGAAAGTAAAATAGTAGAAACTGGAGACAGAGCTGCTATTAAAAGAATGTATCCACACATAAAAGAACCAGAAATAGATAAATTAATTATACAAGCAAGAAAAGATAAAGAAGAAAGATCCTTATTTGAAGCTGAACTTCAAGCCAAGGTTACTGAGATTATAGGACCTAAAGAAGATCCTAAAAATCCTGGAGCTAAACATAAATATTTAAGAAAATCTAAAGAAGCAGAAAGCGACAAAGAAACTTATATTTATGAAGACGAAGACGGAAAAGAAAAAGAAGTCAAAAGATTAGATAAGAGTAAGGAAAAACTAGGTAAGCCTAAGATCGATAATAAAGCAAAACACGCTGAAGAAAGTTCTAAGCAACCTGGTAAAAATGGTGATCCAAGAAGAAAAGAGGAGTAAATATGGTAAAACCAGAATCTCAAAAAATATATGAATTAACCTTATTCAGAAGAGATGGTGGTCATATTAACGTAACTCAAAGTAACAACTTTGAGGAAGTAAGTTCTTTATGGACAGAATTAACAGAAAGGTGGGCTATTGCAATAAAAGAGCAAAAGCCGTTTATTCTAAATAAACCTGTAGTCACAAGTTTTGACCCAGGTTTAATTTATGAAATAACGGTTAGACCCCTTGTAGAGACAAGCAGGGCTAATCTTAACAATCCCTATTATCAAGATATGTTAGATAAAGGTTTAGGTAACACTTTACAAAAAACTAACGGTCTTATAGATGGTGGATATAAGTACTAGATTAAACCCTTTATAACTAGTAGAGCTAGTTGGAGGAAATTTTATGGGATTAAGAAATTCCAATAGTAATGATTTGATAGGTAAACTTGGAGCTATGAAAGCTTCAAACAGTAACGGAGTTTCAACAGAAGCTTCTGTTAATACAGACGCAAGCCAGACTGATAAAGCTGGTAATAAGTCAACTTCTGCTGCCACAGGAGAGACAAATAGTGTTGAGACTAAAGGAACAGTTTCTAGTGAGAAAGAGTCTTCAGAAAATAGTTCCGTAGTTAAAGATCCTGATAGCTGGTCGAAAGAAAGTGCTCTTCTTGAAGTTAAAAAACTTCGAGAAGAAAACAAAGCTACTAGGCTCAAATACGAGGAATCTTTAGAACAACTCAAAGCTGATATGGAAGCCCGTATCAAAGCTAGAGAAGAAAAAGAGCGTGAATTAGTTGAGTATAAAAAGCAATTAGAGGAAATCAAAACTAAAGAAGAGGACAAGAAGCGAGATTTAACTGAAAAGTTATCGCATCGGGAAGCTCTTTTAGCTGAGATGAAAATCAAACAAGAAGCTTTAGAGAAAGCTTTTCAAAGCCAATTGCAAGAGAAAGAAATGATTCTTAAAAAGTACGAAGCTGAAATTTCTGCTCAAACTGAAGTATATAAACAAAGACTAGATTCAGAATTAAACGGGATACCCGAAAAATACAAAGAAATAGCTAGTCTTATTGTTAAAGGCGCTGGAGATCCAAGAGATGCTCTAGTAGCTCTAAGCGAAGCAAAAATCAAAGGCGTTTTTGAGGACAAAACAGTGGTTGTAAATCACTCTGTTCCAGGAGCTAATGATGGCGCTAGAGTTACACAAGATAAATTAAATGCTGTCGAAAGAGAACGAAGAGAAAAAATGAACTCAAGTAGTCTTATCGGAGAAGCATTGAAAAGCATTAGAAGTGGTAATCCAAACTCAGCCTTTAGATCAAACAAATAAAAGGAGTTAACATACAATGGCTCAAGTAATTTCATTATCCGATGCAGCGAAACTTTCTAACAACATGCTTGTTGAAGGTATTATCGCAGACATCATTTCAATAGATGATTGGTTCAAATACCTTCCTTTCGTAGTTTTCGAGGGGTTGGCTTACACGTTCACTAGAGAGGCTACTCTTGCTGCGGCAGATTTCGCTTCCCCAGGAACTAACTTAAATCAATCAAAATACCAAGCTGGAGCTTCTTTCCAGAATGTAAACGTAAATTTATCTGCTATCATTGCAGATATTATCATCGACGGTCAAATTGAAGATCAATTCAGCGAGACTAACGATCAATTACAAGTTCAAATTAGCTCAAAAGCTAAACAACTTGCACGTATTTACATGAATGCTATCATCAATGCTAAAAGATCTGCTTCTCTTACTCAGAGTAACAATGGTCCTATAGGTATTGCTGACAGATTTCACGGAATGGCTTCTATTTTAGATGCTGAATCAGGAAATGTTGATGATGTAAATCATCCATTTTACAATGCTGGTAATCCTACTCAAACAGAAGTACTAGTTGAAGACGACCCTTCTTCTCCTCGAAACGGGAAGAATGGTAGAGTTTTTACTCTAGAAGATCTGGATGCTCTAATCGATAGAGTAACTGTAGGTCGTCCTGATTTTATCATGATGCATTCACGAGATATCCGAACACTAAGAGTTTTGATGAGAAACACTGGTGGCGGTACAGATGCATACATGCTACAACAACAAGGTCTTGGTAACATGAAGCCTATGCTTTATTATCAAGATATTCCAGTTTTCAGAAATGATTTCATTTCTAAATCTGATCCAGTAAACAGTACTGTACATACTATCTCTTCTGTTACAGATGCTAATACTATCGTACTAAGTTCTGCTACTGCTGCTGATGCAGAACACCTTCTTCTTAGAGGGTCTGATGGCGTTAATTATAGATATGCTATTGCTTCAGGTGCCGGAACTGCTACTATTGACGTAGCTTCTGTTTCTGGTTCTTTCTTTGATCCGGAGCAAAATAAACAAGTAGCTCGACAAGCTCTTAACACTGCAGGATTATTTCTTGCTGGCGCTCAAGCTATCTCTGCTGAAAGAATTGATGGATCTTCCATCTATTGTGGATGTTGGGGAGAGTTTAAAGGGGTTGTAGGTTTTACTTCTGCTAACAACGCAGGATTGAAACTTGAGTACGTAGGTCCTCGTGAGAACGAAAACGCTTACCAATATCGTATGAAATGGTATTGTGGATTTGACTTATACAATCGTTTAGCTTTAGCGAGAATTAAAGAAGCATTACCACTTGGTGCGTAATAAATAAATAAAAAGGAGGCATTAATTTGCCTCCTTTTAACCCTTCAATAGAGCTAGAGTAGAGGAGTATTATGTCAGTTTGGACAACTAAATCTTTTGATAGAAATCGAGAGTATATAGTATTAAGACATACTTTAAGAGGCGTTAATTATATTATTAACGGTATAAAGTTTAGAGATGGTTTTGCAGTAGTAGCTAAAAATAGTAAAGATTATTATAATTTAAAAAAGATACCAGTATTAAAAGGAGCACAAGAATTTCCATTAATTCATCTAAGGAAACTACCTTTTATCACTAGAACTTTAGATATTAAAACTATTTATGGTAGAGATGTTTATAGATACTATTTACAAGAACTAGATAAAGAACTTAAAGTAGAGAAAGTAGAACGTATTAAACAAGAAATTGTAGAACATATACAAGAAAATAAGTTATGTTCTAGAAAAATAATTAAAGACGGAGAAGAGTATCTTTGTAGTTTGGAAGCTGAAGAAGTTAGTCCTAGCGGTTATTGTAAACGACATATACTATTAGACCCTAAATTACCAGAACTAGGTATACAAGTACCTTTAGTTATTCCTAAACACGAAAGAAAAAAGTTTGCCGACAAAGTATTAAATAAATTAAAAGACCTAAAAAACGAAACGCAGGAATAAATTGAATGGGTACTAAGTCTAATAGATCATCAGGAACTCAGTTTAATCCTAAAGGTATGACTCAAGGTAACACTTTAGTTGACCCTTTTACAGGGTTACCTATACACGTTATAACTGATAATGCTGGTATTAGACGTTTAGCTGTAGATGCTAATATTACTGCTCAAAATATTACAGTAGATGTTAATTTAGATTCTGATAACGATCAAGTAGCTGTAGAAGACCCAGATACAGGCGCACATATTAAAGTAGAACTTGATGGTTCTATTAATACTAATGTAAATATTAATGCTGCTAGTGGGGATAATATTGCCATAAAAGACACTGATGGCGATGAATTAGATATAAACCCTGACGGTAGTTTAAATGTAAAGCTCTTAAGAGCTAATACAGAAGCTATTACCGTTTTAAACTTACCGACTGCTGCTACCGAGGTAGCTTTTACATTTCCTAATAAAACTAAATTTTACAGAATTAGAGTTAGAAATGACGCTGACGAAGTTAGGTTAGGTTTAAATACAGGAGACATAGCAAGCGGAACGTATTGGACAATAAATCGAGGAACATACATAACTTCTGAAAAAGAAATAGATTTTGTAGACAACTACACAATTTATTTTGAAAGTAAGAATAAGAATAATGTTGATTTAGAAATTCAATATTGGTACGTAAACTAATATTGAATAAAACGGAGGAAAACTAAATGAAAATGAAATTAGTTTTTGATGTTACGGACGCTAATACAATCGCAGATAGTGATAGCGTTGGAGCATATTTACGATCAAGTGACGGCACTCTAATTGACCATGCTAGTATTAATAGCGTTGATAGATTAGCAGTAGACGCAACTCTAAAAGACGGAGCTGGTACAGCTCTAACTAGCACTTTAATAGGTGGAGCGCAAGCTCTTGATGTTAATATCGTTGAAGGTATTAATGTAGAAGTAGATCTTAGCCATCTAGACGATTCAGTAAGATTAGGGGATGGTACAAATTTCTTTACCTCTACTACAATTGGAGCTGATATCGGTTTAGACGTTAATATTATTAACAGCCTAACTGTTAATGATGCAGCTCTAGCTAACACAGCTATTGCTAATGCAGCTAACACCTTAGATGTAGCTAATACTGCAGAAAATGTTGTAGCTTCTCCCTTAGCTAATAGAAAGTACCTATTTATTTATAATAATGGTAATAAAACTGCTTATATCGGAGCTTCAGGAGTAAGCGCTGCTAACGGATTTCCTATGCCCCCTGGTTCTATGATAGAACTTAGAGCTGGTGACGCTTTGGATATTGAGTGGGTATCTAATAACACTAGTCAAAATATTAGAACTTTAGAATTAAGTTAATTAAATTAGGGGAGCTTTATGCTCCCCTTTTTATTTCCGAGGAAGTATGAAACCTAATAGTTTTACCGATAAAGACAAAGAAAAGATAATTTCTTTTTTAAATATGATAGCAGAAAAAGGTGAGTTTAAATTTAAAGTAGAAGATAGTATAAAATTCTACGGATTACTTTCTTATTTTCAAACTGAATTATTAAAAAAAGTAGACTCTCATATATTAGAAGTAAAAAATTATATAGAACCTAAACTTGAAGTTAAACCTATAACTAAGAAGAAATAAACTATGGCTTTTCTACCTTTAGATGGACCTTCTTTACAATCTGCTGTAAATGTTACAGATTCTGTAGTATTTAGAGTTAAAGTTGGTAGTTCAGAATTTGAAGAAAGAGACGTAGTTTCTATTCACCCTATAAATGGTAAAATATGGGTATTTTTCGGAGATAATATAACAGTACCTAGTGCTGCTGATGTTAAAAATAAAGGATTTCCTCAACCTAAAAATTCATTCAGAACTTATGAAGCTTCAGGTAGTCAAGAAATATATATAGTAGCTGATACAGGTACAGTTAATGTAAGATTTGCGGAGAGAGGCTAATGAGTAGAAGAGATCTTCATAATCCTGTAGCAGAAGAAATTCCTTACGATGATCAAAATATCCCTACAAATTTAGGAGATAATACTCAAAAAGCTATTGATAATTTATATAATAAAGTAGCTACTTCTGCCAGTCCAGGATTTACTTGGGGAAGATCAGGGACCGCCCCACCTAATACTTGGTTATTAAACGATTCAGTACCATCTAATACTTCAGGTAGAACGGTATTTTTAAATAATGCTGAAATACAAAATGTATTCGTAGCTAATCAAGATGCAACTTCAGGTATAATTTTAGGTGTTTATTCTCATGAAGGGAATGAAGTTAATTTAACTTTATTAGGAACGGTTACTACAATAGCTACTAGGAGTAATACTTTTACTGTAGCTTTTCCAATAGCTGTAAATAAACAAATAGGTATAAAAATTATGCCAGGTTCAGCTTCTTCTAAAAATATAGTAGTAGGTATTTTAATTAGAGGAAGTAACTAATGCCTAAAATATTAAAAAATATAACAATTTCTGATATATCTATAAAAGATACAGGAATAACTATAGCAGCAGGGAGTCAATATATAATTCAACCTCAAGATTTTTGGTTATGGTCTTCTTCTGAAGACGTTGTAACAGAAATTATAGCTGGTAATATTATAGTTAATGACGGCGAAGATGATTTTACTAATAAAAGAGCTGCAATAGCATTAATTCAAGAAAATAAAGTAGTACTCAACGAACATTATACGTTAGTTCAGGATGATGACGTATTGATAGGTAATGGGCAAATATTATTTTTAAATGATGAATTTGATACAACTGATAATGTTCCCGACTACTTAGACGAACAAATCGAAGATGACAATCCGACGGAGAGCTAAATATGGCTAAACATATATTTAAAGGTTCAGGTGCTCCAACATTTGCACCAAGACAAGTAGGACATCATTACGTTGATTTAGTTAGTGGTGATCAATATTTATCAAAAGGTACTGCTACACCAACAGACTGGGTACTATTGACTCCTAGCATCGACGATAAAGTTAAGATTAGCGCAGCAGATACTACTTCAGGTTACTTAAATAGTGAACTTACTGTAGATAATGGAATAAATTCTACTAATCCTTTAGAAAAAAGTATTGTTAATCCTGGAGCAGATGAAAAATTAAATATTAGACTAGATCAAACTAAATTAGCTATATTAGCTTCACAAGTTACAGATTTTAACGAAGCTGCTCAAGACGCTGTTGGTGGAATTTTAACTGATTCATCCTCTGTTGATTTCACTTATAATGATAGTACAAATACTATAACTGCTTCTGTTCTTTATGGAACCCCTACAACTTTAATTCCCGATGGTGGAAACATTGCAGGAACAGCTAATACTGCAGCAAGAAGTGATCACACGCACGATGTGCCAACCGCAGTAGCTTCTACAAATAACGTAGATCAAGCTAACGCTGAAGGTAGTTCTGCTAGTTTTGCTAGAGCGGATCATATTCATAATATTCCTACAGCCACTCCTACAGATATAGGCTCAGATAACTATGCAGGCTCGGCTACCACTACTGTTAAATCAGATCACGTACACAAAGGCGTACATTCCTTAGCTAAAACAACAGGAGATACTACTCAGCTTTTCGGAGACATAACCTTAGAAGAAGGTAGTGGAATAACTATTACTAGAAATAGTAATAAACTTACTTTCTCTACTCAAGCCTCAAGTGCAAAATCACAAGTAGCTTATGAAGATTTTCTATTTGATGCCTACGCAGGTGGTGGTAGTAATGATAATCCATATTCATTTCAAACTACTTCTAACGCAGGATCTTCTGATATAGAAACTACCGCTACTGGTAATGATTACATGGGAATGCACGTATTAAGTACTCTGGCTTCTGCTAGTTCTAGACCACTCTTAGAATCCTTCGGAGGATTTAATAAACTTATATTAGGCGGCTTAGATTTCAGTTATGAAATTCGAGTAAGAATGCCCACATTATCTGATGGAACCAATACTTATACTGTCAGATTTGGTTTGATGGATGGTATTGCTGCAGGTCAACCAGCTAATGGAGTTATTTTCTCTTATACTAACGGAACTAACTCTGGAAGATGGAGAGGAAGCACCATAGCTTCATCTACCGCTACTAATGTAGATAGTACTATAACTGTAACAGCTAATACCTGGTACAGAGTTAAAATAATTGTTAATGCCGCAGGTTCCAATGTAGATTTCTACATTGATGATGTACTTATCGGATCAGCGACTACAAATATTCCAACAGCAGCTTTAAGACTTGTAGCTAAAATAGAAAAGTCCGCAGGAACTACCGCAAGAACAGCGAATATTGATTATTTTGCTTGGAGTAGATCTAGATAATGAACTTAGCAGTCAAATTCTTTAAAAATCTATCAGAAAAGCCTGAGGGCATTCCTGACAGTTGGCCAGCAGAGACAGTTGAATTAGGTGATTCGGAAGTATTGCCAGATGATTCAGGTGATTGGATTCTAATGACTTCAGAAGAATTAGAAGATTATAAAAACACTATTCAGGAAGAGTATAATACATGGATAGTTTCTTATACAACTACTCAGCAACAATTGAAAACTCAAATGTATTTAGAATCAGTTATAGAAAAAGCTACTCTATTTGGCAACAAACTTATTGAAGAAGCTTCTAATCGAAATATACAACTAGGAATCACACAAGCAGGAAAAACTGAAGCAGTTATGAATTTTTGTCACAAATTAATTCATTGTTTATTAGTAGGGTCTTTATATGCCGCTTTATCAGAATTAGACGCTCTTATCGCAGATACTAGCCAAACAAAAACAGATTTAGCACCTTTTATAACAAACGACATTCTAAATGACTTTAAAAACAAGATACTAAAGTATTTAGGACTAATATAATGTATATAGGTTTTAGTTATAAAAAAAATAACCTTTTTTCTAGTATTATAGCAAAAACTACTAAATCTAACTATAGTCATTGTTTTATAATACTTAAACCTATAGGTACTGACTATCTTATAATAGAATCTAGTTTTGTAGGAGGAGTTAAGTTTAACTTACTTTCTAGCTATAAAGATACTAATAAATACGACTTAGCAATATATAGGCTACCTATTGAGGATGACAATGTAGATATTCTACTTCCTTATATAGGGAAGAATTATGGTTATACTCAGATTTTAGGGTTTTTACTAGCTAAGTTATTAAAATTAAAAGAAAATCCTTTTACTAAAAATATAATATGTTCTGAAATAGTACTATTAGCTTTACTAAATAGTAATTTATCAGTACTTTTTGAACAATTAGATCTTAATTATACATCACCTCAAGATATATTCGTTATAGCAGACAATAATTTTGAAAAGGTTAACATTTAATATGGCTAAATATAACCCAAATCCTAATAACAAAGTGGTCCCTTTCAAACTCATAAAAGGACAAGGCCCCCACAAATATGAACGGCTAATATGGTTAAATATACTGTTAGTAATAGGTTTATACATTATAGTATTGACTAAATAGGAATAATTATGGAAAAACCACAAAATAAACTTAAAAAGAAGAAAAAGTGTTGTTCTAAAGAATTAAACGAAAAGATAGAGCAAGCAGCAAAACTATTAGAAGAACTTAATAAAGATGCTCTACTTATATTGAATGATACAAAAAATTTAGAATTAACCAAAACCGACAATTAAACCTATAGACATTTTTATGGAAGATAAAGATTACTTACAAAGATTAGCTTCATTAGAAGCAAAAATGGAACTCATTAGAGAATTATTAAAAGAAATAAGAGATGACATAAAAAATCAACCAACTAGAGAAGAACTAAATGAAGTAGAAGATAGAGTAGATAGACTTGAAAAATCTCAAATAAGTCTAGTAATTAAAGTAGGAGTAACTTCAGGAATACTAGGAGCCTTAGCAGGTTACCTAGTCAAACTATTAGCCTAAAGGAGAATTATGGCAGTTATAAGTCCTATTGCAGGTACTAGAACAGAACCTGTAGACGGTTATACCTTTATTAAAGGTACTACTGCAGTATTTAAAGTTATTTTTACTAGTAATGGAGTACCTACAAAAGTAGATACTGGTACAGACCCTTTTATTAAAATATTTAAACCTGTATTTCTTAACCAAACTGGAATACCTAGTCCAGAAGTTATACATACAGCTATAGGTACATTAGTACCTGGACAAGAATTTGAATATCAATTTGAGTGGAGTATTCCAGCTAATACTACACCTTTAGACGATTATATCGTTAGTTATAATGGTATATTAGGCGGCGTTAGTTTAAACTTCGGAGACGAATATTTCGCCGTTTCTGAAGGACCTGGAATGATAGGTTTAAAAAGACCTGCATACGCTACTGTAAATGATATTAGGCAGATGAAATTTAATATAGACGATTACTTACCTCCTAGTACTAGAAACGATGTGACAGCTAGAAATAACTTAATTGAATACCACTTACAAAACGCTACAACCAAACTTAGAGAAGAATTGAATTTACATAAATCTAGAGGTATGAGTGAGAATTATAAATTATTCTGTGTTTACTACACTATTTGGAGTATACTTTTAAGTTCTAAAGGAGAAGATGGAAGTTCTGTAAGCGAATCTAATCTTCTAACCTATAAAAATGAATGGAATAATATTTTAGCACAATTAAAAAGGCAATCAGTTATGCAAGGAATTAATTTAGGGCGTTCATAAGTTCTTGAAATCATTGAGGATTTTATGAAATTAGTTTGGACAGAAGATAAAATAAATTATTTGCAGAATAATTATAGTAATTTACCTGCAGAAGAATTAGCAGCGAATTTAAATACTACTGTTAATTCTGTTTATCAGAAAGCTTACAAATTAGGGCTAAAAGGTAGAGAAAACGGAAGTTGGAATAAAGATAAAATTAAGTGTTTGAATGAACAAGAAATAAATTTTATTAAAGAAAACTATACCAATTATGGAGCTAAGTACTGTGCTAATAAACTAAATAAAGTAACCTCTAGTATACAAAAAATAGCTAATAAATTAGGACTTAAAGTTAATATTTCTATTTCTACTAGAAATAATTTAGAATTTATGGAAAAACTTAGAAATAATACTTCTAAAATTTTACAAAAATATAACGAACAAAATAAAAAAATTAAAACAGAAGAAGATAAACAAACAGTTTTAGAATTATATCAACAAGGAAAATCTGTAAAACAAATTGCTGAAATTTTTAAATGTTCAACAGGACCAATTAGTAAAATCTTAAAAAATACGCCAAAAAGAAAACCTGGAGAGTATGAAAATCATTTCTCTAAAAAACAAGGTTTCGGAGAAACTCATCACACTTGGAAAGGCGGTTATAAATCTATTTATGAAAGAGTAAGAGACTTAAATAGATACTGGGAATGGCGTGATGCGGTTCTAAATAGAGATAACAACTGTTGTATAAATTGTAAGTCTACAGATAAATTACACGCTCATCATATAGTTACTCTTAAAAACCTAATAGATACTTATTGTATTACTAACAATAAACTAGTTAAAGATTTGAATAAAGAAGATCTAACTAATGACTATTTTTATGATATAAACAATGGCTCTACTCTATGTGAACCTTGCCATAAAGATTATCATAAAAAATTTGGTAGATAATGTTTAAAATAGATATAAAAGAAGATATTAACGCTTTTTCCGATAGGCTTACTAAAGCTATAAAAAAAGATATTAAAGTTGATGTTATACAAAATGGTATGGATAAACAACTTGATAAGTCTTTAAGTCAATTAAAAACTCAGTTACTAGATTATATAAATAAAGAAGTTAAAGAACAAAGTCAAATAGAAAATAAAGGTGTTACAAAAGATGAAATAGATGTGCCTAAGTCTGATGAAGATTTAATGAAACATTTATTTGGTATAGATATCTCTAAAATTAATAAACAAAAAGATTATACTACTTCAGTACAATCTAACGTATTTATGATTAAAGATGGTAGAATTAGGTTAAGACTTCCAGAAGGACCTGACGGAAATATGGAACAGTCTTACCAAAGAGCTTTAAGTCATTTTAGGAATGCTGTGTTTGTAGACACAACTTCTCCTCAACCTAAATACTTTTTAAATACTCAATTTGATCCTACTCCTTTTGTAAAGATAGTATGTTCTAGAGATGCCGGAGTAACTGATAAAGGTAAAAAAACTTACGATTCTTATCTTAACTCTAACAAAAGAACTAGACATAATGATAGCGAGTTAGGTAGGTTTTCTGAATGGACGATGTTTAAAGATGGAGTTGATAAATTAATAAGAGAATCTACTAATATTACTGATATACTAGAGAGCGTAAAAAACGGCGAATACGAAAGAGCTATAGAGAATTTTAAAAGATTAAATAGAACAGGATCTTCTCTTCAAGTTGAACAAAAACTAGAAGATTTAAAAGATAATAAAAATTTAGCGCCTAATATAGAAGCTCATAGAAATTTAGTAACTTTAATTAAAAATTTAAAAATATCTAAAAGAATAGAAAAAGAACAAACAGTTTATAGCGTAGTTTCCTCTTTTAGCGAAGAAGGGGACGGCTTCGATAAGTTTTATGATGAGATTAAACAACGAATAAGTTTATGGGTTATAACTAATGACTCAGTTTGGTTTAAACATCTTATAAATGTTATCAAAGCTACTATAGAAAAAACACTTAAAGGTCTAAAATAATGAGTAGACGTATATTTAGAGACGTAGAAGAAGCTCTATCAAGAGAAGTAAGACGTATTACTTTTCATGAAAATAGAACTACAGATCATAAGGTATTAAAAGATACTTTTGATCCTTTTACAGGAGAAATAGTATCTCTACCTATAGAACCTAAGTTTTATGATAGTTCTGCTGACGCACATAATATACAATACCCACATTTCTTTATAAGATTACTTAAATCTAGAGAAGATAGAGAGTCTGGTAGAGTAGTACCTCAGTACGGCAAATGGATAGAAACTCCAGTTAAAACTTCTCCTAGAGCTTATGAAATAGTATTAGGAGGTTCTGACGGACTTATTAATGCTATAGGTAATAAGTTTGAAACTAGTAATTTTCAAATTAGAAAAGCTGTGGCAGGACATTATCTAAGAATTTTAAGTGGTAATAATAAAGGTACTTATATAATAGATTCAGTAGTTCCTAGTAGTGTAGGACCTCATTCTATTTTTGTAAGTAACACTTTAGTAGAAAATTTACCTACAAGTAGTTTTAATACTACTACAAGAGATTTACAGTTTACTCAAGCTGTAGACTTGAATACAATAGTAATAGGCGATAATTTTATCGACGCTAGTAACGCTAGTTTTCCTATTACTGCAATTAATATAAACACAAACACAATTACTTTGGGCGGTATGGGATCGCCCGATTTAAGTGCTGGAGGAGAGCTGAACCGACCTGGTGATGTTTTCCCAAACACAGATTTGAGCGTAGTTAGATATATTATTATGGACCCAAGTAAGCCTATAACGGCATTAACTGCTTGCGGCCCACAAGATGCATTTAGTTCTACCTCAAACGTAAGTCCACAAGTCCCATTAGATATATATTATCTTATTAGAATTGATTCTAAAGAGAGAGATACTCATATCGACATATTAAACAGAGTATGGGAAGAATTCAATCCTCCTCGTACTGGATTACCCATAATTAGAAGATCGGCGTTGAGCGCCGAAGAACTTCTAACTTCTGATGTATCATTGGGTGGCAGCTCAACGATAAACGTAGGTAGTAATGCTAACTACGAAGTAGGAGATTCTGTTTTTATATTTGACGATTTAATGCCTAGCAAAAGTGCTGATGGCAAGTTTCAAAGACCTTTTAAATCAAAGATAATAGATAAAATTTCTAATAATCAATTGGTATTAGACGACACAGTTCCCGATACATTTAAAATCGAGAACCGAGCTAAAATAGTAAGTAATGCAGACTTTGTATTATGGATGTTTCATTTTGTTGACCATGTAACTAAAGATATAGAAGGTGCTCAGTATTGGGTACATGAATTTACTTTTTGGGTACAAATATGGGTAGACAGATTAGAAGTACCATCAGTTTACGGAGTTATTACAGATATTGCTACTCCAATTGAAGATTTAGAAGGAAATGTAATTATAGAGGACTGTTAAAAAACGGAGAATAATAAATGGCACTATTAAACACAAATAGCGGTCCAGAAAGGGTTCAAGTATTTGATGTACCTATTGGTACAGTTCAAGTTCCTGGAGTTCCTACTTCTGTGACCGCATTCATAATTAGCACATCACAAACTGGTGCACCAGAGAATCTTCCTGTTAAAGTTACAGATTTAACAGCTTTTGAAGATTTATTTGGAGGCCCAGATGAAGTTGCTTACGAAGCGTATTACGCTATACAAGGTTTCTTTGATAACGGAGGAACTGGAAATACGGCTATAATCGTTAACGTAGGTGATAACGCTACTGCTTCAGACTTTATTGGTAATGCTTCTGCTGGAACAGGATTAAGAGCATTAGATGCTGAAGATATCCTAGGATTAGTTACTATTCCTGGATTACCTTTATCTATGGCTTACTTAGTTCACCCTGCATTAGTAGATTACACTGAAACAGTTAGAGCTGAATTTGGAGCAACACTTTCAACCTCTTACTCTTTACTAGCTATTCCAAGAGAAATTAAAAAAGCTAATAAAGACGTACTACAATTAGGACCTTTAACTATTAATAGTATATCATCTTTAGTTTTAACTTTAGATGGAACCCCGAATTTATCGGCTATTACACCTGGAATGATAGTTAGAGATAGTAGTAATGCTTTTATAGGCACTATTACAAATGTTAATGATGGAGCAGATCAAATTACTTTGACTTCTGTTGGAGCATTAGCACCTTTAGACCAAATTAATATTTATATGCCTTCTGCAGTTAACTATAAGGATTTGGTTATTAATCAACCTTCTAGAGTAGCTGCTTGGTATTTTAATAACCCTTTAGTACTTGATAGAAGTACTGGAGCAAATCCTGGAGATCTTATCGCAGTTGATTCTACAGGACACGTAGCTGGAGTTATGGCTAGAATTGACGCTAATATTTCTATTGGCGGCCCTTCTCATGCTCCTGCTGGAATTCAGTTTGCTGGTTTAGCTGGAATTAACGGTTTAGAATTGTCAATTTCTGAAAGAATTGATGCTGAATCTTTAAGATTAGCTTTTATTAATCGTATTACTTCGTTCCCTGGATCAGGTAATATTATTTTTGGAGGTTATTCTGCTGGTGGTAACTCTGTAACTGCAGACGAACAGTTAATTCAAGTAATGAGAGCATTACAATTCATTAAAGGTTCTTTAGAAAGAGGTTTACGAAGTTTCTTATGGGAGAATTTCTCTCCAGAAACTCAAGCTCAAGTACAAAGAGCTATTGAAGCTTTTTTGCGAAACAATATTCATTTATTTCCTGCTGGATTACCTGAAAATCAACAATTCAGAGTTATAAGTGTAGAACCTACCCAAAATGATTTGGACCAAGGTTTATTAAAAGTTAGAATTCAAGTTAAACCAAATAAAGCTGTTCGCTTTATTGAAGTAGCTCTTGAGTTCCCATTACCTACTGCGTAAAGGAGTAATATAATATGGCAAGAAGTTCAGTTGTAGATCCTTTAGAGAAATTTCGATTCGCAGTATCTTGGACAAGTAACGGAGACTCTGAAAGTACTTCTTTAGTACGTTTAGGTTTCCATGATATTCAGATGCCTAAAAGATCAACTACAAAAATCAATTACAGGGAAGGTATCGATCCAGATATTAGTCAATTATCTCCTGGTTTAAGTACTATGGAAGATGTTGTAATGAGTCGAGGTCTAATTATAGAAGACGCTAATAATGAATTCTATAAATGGATGAGCGCAGTACACAACCCTACTACAGGGCATATTTCTAGAGCTGCTTTAAGCGCTAGAAATCCTGACGCTGCTGCTGCAAATTACAGAAAAGATGTAACCATACAAATGTTGGATCGAGAGGGTAATACTGTTCGTCAATGGACACTTTATCAAGCTTGGCCCATGAATTTTACACCTGGTTCAGATTTGAATGCTGGAGAAGATGGAGAGAAATCTCTTGAACAACTTACTCTAGCTTACGAAGATTTTCGAGAAGAGAATCCTAGTTCTAGTCAACCAAAAGATTCTAGTTCATCTTATTTATAATAATTTAAGGGGAGCGTAAGCTCCCCTTTAATAAGGAAATTAATAAATGTCATCAAGAAGTTCACATAGCGATCCAATAGAAAAATTTAGATTTAGCGTAATTATAGTTACTTTAGATTTAAGTGCTACTGGTGCATTAGAAACTATTTCTGGATTATCAGGGCAAAATACTTTTGCAAAAAAGAATTTAGCAATAATGTCTAGAGCTGGTTTCAGTGAGGTAGTTTTACCTTC